CATATTTAATATATTCATAATCATATAATTTTCTTCTGCGTTTATTCTCTTCTTTGATTTTAGCAAACGCCTCACCTTTTGGAACTTTATAATGCGATAGTAAATAACTTGCCATATCTTGTTTTGAGTATTCTTTAAACTGACAAATAGGACAGAAAATATCTGGAACATCATAATATCCTTCAGGACATATTACATCATATAATGCATCATCGTCCAACGCATCTAACTCTTCCCTTGTATATTCTTTTCCTGTTTCATAATCTTTATAATGATTTTTAAGAATATATTCTATTTGTTTATCTCGTGGAACATCTAACATATGTTCGTTACACATTGTATGATCGTTCATACACACAAACATTTCGGCATCCCTATAAGACAAATCAAATCCACTTTCTGTGTTCCCACATATTTCACACACAAAACTACTTGAACTACTGTTTGTTACAAAGTCTTTTCTAAATTTCATATTGATTCCCTTTTCATTTTAAAATGTTCTGTATCTATTAAGCTACAACCGTAAAGAAAATTTGATACAAAATCGCTCGTATCAGATGTAGCAACACCAGCAATTATTCCCCAATCATCAATTTTTAAAATTGCATCTTGCGATAATATGTACTCTATTTCATCTATAGCATCTTCATACGATGTAATACTTTTTCGTAATTCGAGAAGTGCTTCTATAAAATCTTTATTATCTTTAAAAAAACTTTTTAGTTCACTTAAATCATAATCTTTATGTCTTGCTATGACATATGAACTCGAAGAACTGTTTGTTACAAAATCTCTTCTAATTTTCATTTCTTCCGTTCCACGCTCCTATTAATTCTTCTTTTGTTTGGTAATTACCAGAATATCCCACATGATATACAATGCGCCCACCATACAAAACATGAATTTTGTTAATATATTTCTTGACTTCCACAGATAGGACACACTCTCATTAGAACCATTTCTTGATAATCGGTCGAAAGACACTTACATGGATATAATTTCATAAAGATAAATTCCTTTTGCTTTTCATAGAGATTAATGATGGCTAAAACGCCTAATAGTACAGTCAAGATATGGCATGATTTCATGTTCGAGATCACCATCTGTATGGTCGCAATATTCTACTTCTGCCAAATATTCACAAGCATTTATTTTTTCTTCATATTCTTTGTATAATTCATCTACTTTTGTACTTACAGCTTCGTCAAATGCTTTTTTGTTTGCTTCGTTTTCAAGCCAATCATAAAAACTAAGACAATCAAATCCTAATTTACGTTCATATTCATATTGCAAATAGAACTCTGCATCATACTTTACTTCATCTTTAAATACTTCAAGTGCTTGTTCTTTTGTGATTCTATGGCTTTTAATATCATGTAGAACATCTTCATATCTTGGAAAATTAATCATAGACTCTTTTAACTGTGAATCAATATTTCCTTCACTCTCGAAACCGACAATAAAGCTACTTGATGAACTATTTGTAACATAATCCGTTCTTATTTTCATAAACAAACTATCCTTCCTTAATCACATTCACTGACTAATATAAAACAATCAGATTTTAATTTCTTAATAAGTTCACTGCGCGAATCATTGTAATCTATATCTTTAATTAATATTTTAAATCCTTTATTTAAGTATTCTACGCACTTATCATATTCATCTTTTTCACTATAATCCTGATAGTCTTCTAAGACTTCTTCTATCGTCTGATCTCTTAAACCATATCTTTCAACAAACCAATTATTTAATTCGCTAATGGTTGATATTACTTCACCATCAGTTGTTTCGTTATAATCATTGCTGCCAGAAAAGATTATGATTTCTGCCAATTCTTGAAACGCTTCAAGAAAAGGAAATTTAGTTATCGTATCATCATCAACCTTTGGAAATTCTTTATAAGCAATTATATAACTACTACTACTTGAATTAGTAACAAAGTCATTTCTAAATTTCATACTTCCCACCTAACTTTATATCGATAATTCCAAGCGCAAAACCGCAACAGGTACAGAATAAAACTATTAATGATAATGCTCCAACACACTCTAAAAAGTAAGGCATCGTTTATATCTCCATTTCTGTTTTAGTGGATAATCATTCAATTACTTGTTCATCATATTTCTTTTTCCAATGATAACAACCTCTCCAATGTGAATAGCACCATTGTTCTTTATCATCGCAGAATTGCATCTCATCTTCAAAATCACCATCAAACCATAAACAGTTTCCACAAAAACGCTGTTCAATACTCTTTTTATCTTTCATTTAATTACATCCTTAACTATAATTATTTTTTAATCATCATACCGATAAAGCATGTGATACCAATTAAAAATATCACCACGTTTTCCATAGATCACCAATCTTCTGTTATCATCTTTTCAATTTCTTCAACTGTTTCTTTAACTGTAATATAGTTTTCATCATCACCTATAAAGAAAACATCTGTGGCACAATTATTATTTGTTGATTCGCCATAATTTGTAATATTTTTGGTTTGTACCATAACAGGTTTACCATCATATCTATAATGAAGTTTAATCCACATCTTTACATTCACCTTCTTCTGAGTTATGAAATCTTTCTATACACATCACATAATGTCCATCACCATATGCAAATCGAAATTCTTTATCATTGCTAATTAAGTATTGCGCTGCTGCGCTTAATACTTCGTTCGTTACTTCAGACTTGTTTCTCCATAGATTCTTATTTCGTGGTTCAAGAGTTCCGGCGTATATTCCAAATACGCCACAACCTACATGATATTCAGCCATTATATTTCTCCCATTTCTTATTTAACTTATCCATAATTCGATAATATTCACCATCTGTAATTACATTATCGATCCACATTTTCATCATTGCATTAGCACAATCCTGATAGTCTATTGGTTTGATGTCTTGCTCATTTTCTTTATTTCTTTCCATAACATTCACTCCAATTACCACTTGAATTTCTTTTAATCAACTTTCCACAAATAATGCATGTTGAATAAGCATTGTGTGTAGAATCAAAACTCCAACCATCATTAGGAATATGCCACTTCAAAATATTATGAAAAAAAATTTTTAAACCAACCATTTCTTTCATAAAGCAAACCACTAATTAAAAACGATGCATTTATCAAGAACAAAAAGGCATATATCATTCTTCTTTAGATTCCTCCGTATCGCAGTATCTTACGTATCCATTCCAGAAGTTTTCAGCACCGCAACGTGCATAGCAGTAATCAACTCCATTAATTTTTCTTCCTATGTTTATGTTTTCACAAGCCATGTAATCAGGGTATTCATCATCTGCCGTGTATTCATAGATCATATTATTCAAACCTCTTTAATTCTTCTAAAAAAGGTGCAAGCGTTGAACATATCTCACCAGTGTTGTAACAGTTTTCATAAAACCAACATCTCGAAGTCCAATCCATTACACCGTTTATATGTATGAAACGAATTTCATCTGAATTTTTAGATGGTAAAATTATATATTTTGAACCAGTATTATCACTCGCCCAAACTTCACCTACTTTTGGAGTATTATCAAAGTCCTTTAACTTATTTATAAATTCATATGGTGATATTTCAGAAATAACTTTATAAGAAGATGAACCCCAAATCCTTTTACATTCATCAGCTTTCATATTAAAATATCTACATAGCGCATTATGATATTCATCTAATGCTTCTGCCTTAATGTCATCAGGATGATGCATATGATCTTGTCTAACTCGTATATCATTACCATCATACGTAACCAAGTCAAAGCCATCAGTTAAAAGGTCTTTAAACTCAACTTCAAGAAATGTTTTCCTATCTTCCATTATTTCACCTAAATTCATTCTTCAAATTCTGCTAATTTCATTAAATCAATTTCAAAGGTATTTTCCAAAACATCATAAATCTGTTCTAAAACATCTTCATTGGCGCATCCGGCTTTTTCAATCTGTTCATCCAAAGAATCATCTTTGCTTTTGTAATGTCCACCACCCTCATATTTCCATACTCTTTTACATGTGTGACCATTAAACTCAAAAGTTGTAACACATTCCATTTCTGAAACATCATATGTTAATTTCATAATTATTCACCTTCAAATTCATTTATCTTTTTAATGATGGAACTATAACTTTCTGAAACTACGTGTCTCTTACCATCTTTCATAGTTACAACACAGCATTTATAATCATCTTCACATTCCAAAACTGTTGATATATTATCAACGGCTAATAGTACATTTATTGGATAATTGCCCCTACATGCCGTTTCTCGCGTTTCAATAAACTTCATTGGTAACTCCTTTTTTTATAATATTCCCGAATATTCTTTGCACACGTTTCAACAGAGCAATCACCAAAGCAACTGCGATTTCTATCATTATTCATACTGCAAAACATACATTCATTTTCATACATAAGCCATGCTAATTCTTCTAATGTAAATAGTTTCGATATTTCTTTAGCAAATTCTTTTCTTGATTCATTCATAACTTATATATCATTCGCCGTATTTATCGTTGTATTCTTCAAGCATCCTTTTTACGAACTCTCTGTCTGTTGATTTCAACGAATTTATAAATTCAGAATATGCATTATCCCTGTTTTTCGTGTCATGCATAATTGTTACAATCTGTACCATGTTCTGTGTTGCCCTGATTACTTCACATACCGCTATAATCCATACCGCTACAGTCATAATTATTTCTCCTTCTCTTCTTTATTCATTTGACTAATGACAACATTCTTGTAACGTCTTTATCCGTATGTCCATCCCAATGCTTACCTATTTTTAATTCTTTACAATCGAACATATCCCAATACTCATTTTTATAATGATATGTATAACTTCCTTCTGGTGTATCAATTCCTACGATAAACCAACCACCACCAAAGCATAATTCACCATCTTCATGTGCATAAGATTTCCAAGCCTTGTCTTTATAAGTCATTACAAGTGTTGCAAACAGAATCATTCTTTGATAATAAAGATCGTTGAATGTATGGAAACCATCTGATAAATCGCCGGATTGTCTTTGATCTCTAAAAGTTTTTAATTCTTCCAAATATCCTAAAAGCCTTTTACCGCTTTCGATATAATCTTGCTTTTCTTTATTTTGCGATTCTTTTAATTCATCTTCATTTACAATATCTTTTGATGTTTTTAAAAACTCAGGTTTTATGAGGTAATCTCCACGAGCAAGAGGAGAATAATTTACAATAAATTCTCCATTAGGTTCTTCTGATATAACTTTTACTTCTACATAATATTTCACATCCATCATAAATTTCCTTTGATAACTTTAAATCAGGCGGTCTTACGCCGCCCGATATAAAAATGAGATTATTGTTTAGTTTACTTTCTTACTTATTGATAATAATGGAGAAGCATGGCACGACTCCAAACACGGAAGAGGCGTAGGAGTAGCTGCCGAAACCACCGCCCGCGTAGACATACCAAAAGGACGTAGAGTAGCCGAGAAGCGGCGAACGCAACCACCAGTAGTCAGTCAAGCCATTATAGTTCTTGCATCTATCCGCTTCGGTTTTTAAACCATCGAACAGGATATCATCATCACCGCTATGACCATCACATTCCTTCATATTCGCTTTAGAAAGTAGATTCAGTTTTCTTCTGTACACAAACTCTTTCCCATCATCATCTTCGATAATATGTTCCACAATGCTCATCTTTTCAACGAGTTCTTCCGGCATTGATGCTTCAAAATCATCAAGAAAACTTTCCATATCATCAATTGATGATTTTCCAACAATATCTTTTGCTACAAAATAAACTTTATCGTGATCGTTAAAATGCGCGATATGTTCAACAACAAATGTAATGTTCCTTTCACCAACAGGAATTATAATTGTATCCTTTAAAGCATATTCCGCACCAAGAATATCATCTATCTTTTTTTTGCTTGTGACATAATGATTATGAGTATATGCGAATTTTTCTGCCTTATATTCTACAAGTCCAAGTGTATTAACATCCTCAATGGCTACGTAAGCACCATCAGAAATCTTGATATATTTCTTTCCAGTGTTTTTATCCTTGTAAATTTTAATGCTATCCATTTTATCTCCCTTCTTTATTATCTTGTATTATCTATTATACTACACATTAATTGCATAGTCAATTATTATCTTGTGTTATTTATTTAGATTTTCAACAAACACTATTAATATAAAAGACATTATCATCTATTGTATTATTAATGGTTACTGGCGTTGAGCCATACCAAGGTTTATAGAATCTTTCCGATGTTTTCTTATTGCAAATTATACATCTTACATGATTATATTGTTGATAAATATAATTTAAATCTTCCGTACTACTTGTGCTATCTAAACAATATTTATTCCTTTTATCTTCTGATTTTGTAATCATAACTTATCATTTCCATAATTGATATTTTTTGCCGATCTTATCAATTTTATCACTTGGCATTGGCGCAAAACCAACACATGTAATTGTTCTGCCATCTGGCTCTTCTGGCTGTAATTCTGTCAAGCAATTATCTCTTATAATGAAATAGTCTTTTCCTTCAATCAATCCCATTTCATTTGCCATTGTAATTGATTTTTCCAACTGGTATTTATTCTTCGCCTCAAGAATACATTTTGTAAATGATCCATTAATCCAGTTATCAAATAAATCCAAGTCGAATTTTAATTCAGATTTAATACACCATTCGCCATCAGAATATACTTCTTTAAAATTATCTCTGATTTTGTTTGTAAGAAATGCCATACTTGCATGACTGACTTGCGCAGCTAATTTTCCAGATGACATATTTAAATCTTTTCTCGCTATTATTATTTGCTTATACATTAGGATTCCTTTTTAAAATAAATTCTCTATCTAACCATCGAATAAAAACAACATCTCGACAATAGTATATTCTCGGAGTAACTGACCAAATTAATCTTTCAACCATGTTTAAAACTTTTTCCAAATAATCACCTTCTTTCTGTTTTATACTAAGGAATATATGTAATATTAATAGGATTTATGAGCCACTTTATGATATCCTTATTTGCATCATCGCCATATTGCACTTCATTATATGTATTAGCACATGACCCAAGGATTTCATTTGCCTGTTCATTAGTTAATGGAACTCTTTCAAAAAATGATTTTCCGCTAACCCATTCATCTCTTTTTGTTGCGCTTTCAAATACTGCGATATCTGTTAAAATACTATTGTATCCTGCATAAAACATAGTATCCACTCCTTTTCTTTACTCGAATATACGTTCTAACTAAGAATATCAGAACATACATTCTATGTCAACAATAATATGATGAATATTCAATGAATTATTTTGTATTATTTATATGTAATTACCATGACCGCCGAAGCGGTCATGATAGTCATTTTCATTCTTGCACAAAAGGAACAAGAATCTTTTTAAGCGTTGTTACATTCTGCTCTGTAATACCATACTCTTCTGCAAGACCCATTAGTTTCTTTGTATCTTCTGTATTACGAATAGAATAGATAAGCCTGTTAGCTTCTTCCTTTCCAACCCTATCAACAATATAATCGTAGAAGCCACACAGATATAGTGTCCTTGCGTTTATATTTATATCATTTTTTACTTTAATATCTCGATTAAATAATCGTGAAATATGTCCAGCCCAATATTCAGGTGGTCTATCTTGAAATTCATTTTTAAAACTTTCCCTTGTAGGAAATTTAAAATATGAATCTCTGTAACTTAATAATAGATACGATCCACGATAAGCCGGATATTCATCCATATTATGAATTTTAACAAGCAGTTCATAAAGACGATCTGAAAGTTGTATTTCTCTACCCCTTACAATAGCTGTTTTCTTTTCGTGATTCATATCGCTGCATTTCAAATTAACTATATCTATTGCTTCTGGAAATCCTTCGTAAAACATTCTGATAATTGCTTCTTCATAATCAGCATATTCTTCTAAAGTGCTATTTCTAATATTTGCAATCAAATCTTCCATAGATTCTTTAGTAAATGCTTCACTGGTATCATTGAAAATTTTAATTGCATTTCTTCCTCTTATTCGTTTATCGTTGCAAGGATTTTTAATGATTTTATAATTATCAATATACCATTCAAAGAAATCACGCAAAATAGTCAATAGGAAATCATATGTTCGATATGACATTTTATAAGTCTTTTTAGTAAACACTTGGTTACTGAACGATTTTAGCATATCAGCTATTTCAAAACAGTCCATATCAACGAGCTGTTTCCCTATCTTTTTCTCATAGGCATATAACTCCTTCCTGTCAATTTGCCCTCTTGTTTTAGCAGTCGTAGATTCTGGCTTTGTTTTAAAATATTCATCAAGCAATTCCTTTGTGTTCATAATGACACCTCCACCCATAATAAATATGTATCACAAAAATTTGAAAGTGTCAATATCCTGCCTTATTTTGCATTATCTAAAATTGGAAATTGCGTTCTTATTGCTTCATAAATATCAAGCAGAATAGCTTCATCATCTATTCTTCCCATATAATATTTTAAATTATCTTTTGGGATAGTCGTAATCTGCTCTACCATGATCGTACTTGGCGCATATAGTCCAAACCTTTTGTAATCCCATATAGAAACGTGGCAAGGCAAATGCCTTTTGTTCATCTTGGTTGTCATTGGTATTACATTGACAACTGTACTATATTTATTATTCTTGTTATTAGATATTATAAGAACTGGTCTATGCCCATTCTGTATGCTACCATTGTTACTTGGTAAAGAAGCCATCCAAATATCACAACAACATATACTATGATTTTCCGAATCAATATAACTTACATTTTCACCATCATAGTTAATAAAGAAAGTCATTTTCGTATTCAATTTTTCCATAGATTTTGTTGTTGACATATTTAAGCCTCCAATCTAATATCAGAAATCTTGAATAGGTCTTGTTATGGTGTCCTTCCTTTTCTTAAACACTTCAAAATCATATCCATGTTTAATCAATACAAGTTTGCCAATCCTATTTAAATCATAACCAAAATAATTCTTCTTGCTTTTGTTAAGTTTCATTTTTAAGAATCTTCCAACCGCATTGATTATTTCAACTGTGCGATCATCTGATTTTTTTAAAAACTGAATCATTCCATTGTTTTTTAATTTTCCAACTCCTATAAATAATTTTTCCTTTTCATAATCGAGACCTATAAAATACTTAGTCCAATCAATATTGCTCACTTGTGATCTCCTCTTTAATCGTTATGGTGTACCACAGTTAAGTGATACACCATAATTATTATGCATTAGAAATCGTTGCAATCATGGTTTTCATCATCTTCCGTTTCCTCTACAAAAGAGTTATCGTTGATAAATGCAAACCATACCTTTTCAATTTCATTATTCCTTCTCTTGATATTGACGTTTTTAGCCGATCCACCTTTGCAAGCGTCTGCATACTCATCAGATACGAGAACTCCATTTCCGAAAAGCCTAACCATAAATTCAGCCATCTCAACATCCGTGATGTTATCAGTTATAGCATACTCAATAAAAGGAACAAGAGAAACCATGTGTGTTTCAGAAGTCATCTTCTTCCTAACAGCTTTTGCCTTCTTTGCATTCTCATAGTTTTCAAGTTCATTATAGATTGCATAGATTCTATCCAGAACCTTTTCAACCTCGGCTTTTTCGTCTTCCGTCATGATAGTTTCCTGCATAACCCCATTGAACTCGCTACTTTCAAAAGATACATCATCAATATCATTATTCAGCATCATCCAGATTTTCATAATGATAGGAAGATGTCTTCTCGCTGCAAGTGCCTTATCTGTGAGAATTTCCGCAAACAGTTCATGCTTACCAATCTCGGAAACTGTAACGATGTCAACGCAGTTAGCAATGTTTCTCTCTTTTGCAGAAAGCGGTTTTCCGTTATTCAGCTTCGCAAACAGCATCCGAACCTGTTCAGGTGTGATATTTTCATAGTAATAGATTGTCAGGTGATAATCCTTAATAGCATCCTGCAACTCTTCAGGAAGGTCTTTGAAGTATTTTCCATCAATCCATGCGGTCTGCTCTTCGCCGTTTGCATCCGTATATGTAACCTCTGCTTCAGGTGTACCGATCAAGAAATATTCATTCTCAATGTAGCCACGGATAGCATTGATTCTCTGTTTCCCATCAAGAAAATCATACACTCTTCCATCTACTTTTTTTCGTAAAATGGCGGTACAGGAAATCCTTCAATGAGAGAATGGATAAGATTACTTTTTCTTTTCTGCTCCCATACATACGATCTCTGAATGATATTATCAAAAGTGAATGTTCCGTTTCCAGCCATCTTAGCGATCTGCTTGCAACTCCATGTGATATTAGCTTTGTTAAGTGCCATCTTATTTCCCTCCTTAATCATGTTGGTAACATATAAGTTTGTGCTTTGTGTTTACTTGCTTATATGTTACCACGTTTCATTGTGTTCGTCATGTATTATTTTATATTATTTATTACTTAGTAAGAGAATCTACAATATTCATAATCTCGTTGATTGTTTCGATGTGCTTGCTTGCGTCTTTGATGTTTGCATTCTGCTGTCCTTCAGCATAAGCCATTGCAATAATATCTCTTAAATCAGATACCTCTACATTAATGACAGGCTTTTCAGAAACATCTTTATATTCCTTGTTACCAGTAACATAGTCATTAAAGAACTTGCCCATATCATCGTAATACTGATCTACTTTTTGTTTTGTAAGTCCGATGTAGTGGCTTGTAGTTTTTGTGTCACTATGGTTATAGATTGTCTGTAGTAATTCCATGCTGTCATAATCATTGGGATGAATCATTCTGGATATCATACCGAATGTCTTTCTTGTGGAATGTGTACCAACATTATATGTAATGCCTACTGCATCAGCAGCTTTCTTTAAGGCTTTTCTATAACCATCACTGGTTATTACGTTGCCTTTATGCGTTCCTGTCATCTGAAGAAAGATCGGATTATGATAATTATTTTCTGTAACATCAACGCCAGTCTTTTCTATATAAAGCGCGATTGCGTTTCTAACCGCGCTATTGATTTTTGGATTAGCCAATTTATCCGTCTTATCTTCTGTAATTTCAAGAATGTTATCTCTGATCTCACCGTTTGCCGGATTGTAAATATGCTCCCATGTAAGCGTAAGTGTATCTCCTACACGCCTTGCCATGTTGATTCCAACAACAAAGAGTAAATACTGTACCCACATATCATGTTCTTCAAAGTATGCGATCATCTTTTTGGCATCCTCAAGTTGAAACGGATACACTTCAGATTTACGCCCCTTCTTTTTATTTGATGTGCAAATACTATCATTCACTCTTAACTGGAATATATTCGTTCTTTCGCCTTCATTCCAGATTTTCAATGCTCTTGCTGCCATCTTATTTCCCTCCTATCTGTGTTATGTGTTTTGTATGATTATAAGATAGCACATCATTTACTGCTTGTCAATAAGTAATTCAATTATTTTTTTGTTTTATTTATTGACAATCATATTACAATGTGCTACGTTCATCGGCATCCGCTCGGTTGGCATAGTTTTCCCCCTAACAGGAGGATAATGTTCTACTACGTTCATTCGGACGCTTCGGAGTACATTAGTTACCGCTTGTAAGCCAAATATCTGCCCTTGGCTAATGACGGTATCCCACATCAGATAACCACCACTTGTTTATTTATTCTCGCCAGTCACGAGTTCAATGCCCTTTTTGTGTGTCAGTCGGCATCAGGACTACAGATTTTTTTAAGCAGAGTATTGCTGTGTACTGCCTCGTTATTCTATTATTGTTTTTAAAAACTTAGTATTTTTGCGCACAAAAAAATACATGTTTTGAAAAACTATTTTCTAAGACAACTATTGTTTTTCAAAACTATTTTTATTTGCACGACAAAAAGCCTTGAACTTACATCCAAGGCTTTCTATATTTTTTTGAATATTGTTTATCAAGTTCTAAATTACATTTTTCGCATAAGCCATTATGAGTGAGCCTTTCATATGGCTTTTTATAAAGATAAACACCACAACGATCACAATGCTCTCTTGATTCTTCTTCTTTTAAAAGTCTAAAGTCTAACCTTTCAAATCTTCCACCTGTAGCAATCACTTTATATCTATTTTCTATTCCAGAATAATCTAAATCATAAATGGAATTAAGAAAGTGCAAGTCCCAAGGTTTTATTTTGCAAAGTTTTGTTTTTAAAAACGGTATATTAGAAGTGTTTCTTGAAAACATTCTATTTTCCGTTAGGTCTATATTTGTTTTCAAAATCAATCCCTCTTGCCTAAATGGTCACAAAAATCAGAATCCTCACATTTACTGCATTTTCCGTCACAACCGTATTCAGATTCAAAATAAATCTTACACTTCGTACAATCATTTGATTTGCATTTTTCTTCTGTATAAGGACAAATATTCATATATTGTTCATCCCCTTAAAATGAAAAGACTTTAGACTTTCTTGATATAAATGATTTGATACTGCTGAAAAATGACTTCTTTTTGTTTGATTCATCTACGGTAAATCTATTACCATTATTATTAGCAATAAGACTATTGATCTGCTCTTTTAATTCCGCTATATCATCTGGTGTTTTTATGGTATGTTCAATTTTCCTATGGATTTCTCTATTTGTTTCATTAACCATCTTATCAAGTGTTAAATTACAATACTCATCCACCCAATCGCCAAGATAATAAAAGCGATCTATTACAACATTGTCTTTTGGACTCTGAAATGTTCCAAAAAGAATAGGGTCTTTTGCTATTCTTTCCTTTTCCACTTGACGTTCTGCTTCACCAGTATAGTCAGTGAATACAACATATAACTGATCGAATTTGTCTTTCACTTTCGCTATTACATCTACTATTTCATCAGGTATCTCGCGCTGATAATTTTCCAATTCGATAATTTTAACAACGTCAGATGCAACATTGTCTATGTAGTATTCAATGTCATCACGATATACAAATGTATCAATCCCCATCCGAACAATTTCAAGTTCTTTCTCTATGCATTCAAGATGGAAAATTAATTTTGCTGCACCTTTATATTGACCTGTGATCTTATACTTATTAAGAAGTTCCAAGCAGTTATCATAAATTGCCATCAACTGCTTATCTGTTGCTTTAGATTTTCTTTCTTTCACAACAGCAAAGTATTCTTGTGGTGTTAAATTTTCTTCCGGCAACGAGATATTATCAAAACTATTTTCTGCCATTATTTTTAACCTTTCTAATTAATATTCATGTATTATTTTGTTTTATTTATATAACGCCATATACCGTCTATTCATACGAATAAACTAAAAAATTCAATGTTTGCATCAATAGACATTTTGCATAATGGTATTAATGGAATCCGAACATTTTTCCGGCTTCGATTAAACCAAGAACGATAAGATTCTTTTGTGCAACCACAAACTTTCATAATTCTTACTTGACGATCTTTTGAGTGATGTTCAAGTACCTGTTTAGATGTTCCATAGAATTTTTCCAAGTTATTTAATACAATATCTTTGTCGGTATCATATTGCAGATTAAAGCCACGAATGAAAATATCCGCAGCATCAACAGGAAAATTATAATTATTATAGTCATTTGCAACCAAAAAATCTTCTTTTGTTATATTGCAATTTTCCTTCGTTGTGAAAAACGCAAAAATATTGTAATTAAGATATTTGGCTATCATGCAAAGGTCAATTAGAGGAATCTTCTTGTCAGGTCTATTAAACCAAGACATGACGGAATGCTTTGATCTATTTGTTATTTTTGGCAATGTCCTATATCTGTCAACCGCTAACCCTTTTGCTTTTCCGAGTGCTATAGCAATATTGAGATTGGACAATATTTCTTCTCTTGTTCTTTTATCATATAACTTCTGTATCTCAAGAATAACTTCAGCAGCATTCATATAATCACCTACTTTCAGATGCAAAATATACACTATTAATGATAGCATATATTTTACACCTATTCAACAATTATTTTGTTTTATTTATGCAATCTGCTTCTCAACAAACCCTATTTCATGATCCCCGATATTTACAGGAAGAATCATAACCTTGTATGTTTCATTCTCAAATACTATTGGAGATGTTCTTTTGTAACTTCCTTTAACAACCGCCTCATCATCAAACACGTTGCAAGTATTATATATATACGATGCGTTAAATCCTTGACTAAATTCTTCATTTTCCATTCCATATTCAGGATTAACGATCTGCAATAAATCAGACGTTTTATAATTTCCAACTTGTACTCCAGTAGCTACCATGCCATTTTTTGAATATATAATCATTGGAATTTTCTCGCGTCCTATTGCTTTTGCATATTCTTTTGCGATATTCTTCAATTCATTATGGTCTATTCTATACGAATAATCATAATCTCCGTTAAATAAATGTTCATAATCCCAAAACTTACCATCAATCAATCTTGATACAAGAGTCCAATCTTCTCCAGCGAATTTTACAACTTTATCATCAGCGGAAATTGCGACAGTGGTTTCTGTTTTTGTTTTTCCAATAATGCTTTTGATCTTCTTATAGATAGTTCCACTTATATTGAGTGGCTTTGCCGGATTAATGATTGTACCAGAAATGTTAGCTACTCCAACCATGTGTCCATTTAATGCTACAATTTTTCCTTTTGGCAAATCAAGACAAAAAGACTGAATAAGAGGATTCCCAATATTAGATGATTCTCTCATGCAATCGAGTTTTGAAAGATGATTTAATAGATGCATATCACCAAGTAGGCACATTGGATTATTTTTTGTATCTAAATACTCATACTGTTCATCCGAGTAATCATAGTATTTAACTTCATAACTTTTCTTTTTGCTACGGACTTCAAAACGTGCGTTGTTTGCAGTAATTGTTATGTAATCAGATATTCCAATTACCTTATTCAAGTCAGTGATGTGTACCCATGCGCAGCCAGATTCAAAAACATTGGCTCGTACTTTGATAGTTCCATAATCATTTGAATCAGATGCTTGTAATGTTATATAATTTCCGTCTGCCGTAATCTTGACGCATTCCAGAAAATAAAGCGATGATTTCTTTGGAACAAGTGCGCTGATTCTGCCTACGAGATTTTTAAATTCTGTACCATTAATTTCAAATTTCATTTTGATCTCCTTCAATTTGTATTATTTACTATATTTATATAATAACACCTTATTTGCATCCTTTACATGTATTATATTGCATTATTTATAAATTAGGTTTCATTCATATACTGGTATTTATTACCATACCTTATATACCCTGTACTTGCCATTAATATTCCCTTTGTTATCAATTTCACCGCTGATACAGTCAATGGTGCATTTCAGTTCCTTATACTTTGATTCGCCTTCTTTTAGAGCATCATCAAGATTACTATGCTTACTTAATATAGTTCTGTCGTTTCCAATGATTTTTGTGATGTAATAATCCATACATTTCCTCCCTATTATTTGTTTGTATTTGATTTACTATATATTATCATGTGTCTTATTCTATGTCAACAATTATTTTGTAGTATTTAATAGTTTCTTATTTTGCTGTTTTTAAAAACATGCAATTATTGTATCTTTTCTTACTGTGATTTTACAATAAAACACGTATTTTATTGGCAATTTCCCAAAGTTTTCAAAAACTACCATATATCACATAACTTACACAACTTTTAGCCGTTTTCAAAAACAAAACCACAAAACAAGGAGCGTCATGCGCCCCTTGATATATTCAACAGTATATTTCTTAAACGATCATTATCTTCTCTTGATTCTGGAATGTAATAATCCCAACAATCCCAATGGTAACTGTTGATTTTCATTCTCTTAATTTCCATAAACCACCAACCATCCGGCAATTCAATCTCCATAATAACGGTTTCCCTATTATCATCTTTGAATTTTTCTGCAAGGTAGCGTTTAAACTTTGAAAGACTCCAACCAGATTCATGATTAAAATTTCCATTGACAGATAAATAATAAACCTGTTTTATCATTTCGCGTAACGTCATTAACTCACCTCTATTATTAAAGATATTCATTCTTATGATATAGCGGAAATGTTGAACTGCTAAATTTATTATTCCACTTTTCACCTAATCGCTCGGCGTACTTTCTGCCACCTTCTAACAGTTCACTATTTCCACTTATATTATCAAATTGCATCCATTCACCTTCTGGATTATGTACTGCTAACATATCCGCAAAATTAACGGCATCATGTTCGCGCGAATAACCGTATTGATACATAACATGTACTATCTCAATTTCTTCACAAACGCATGTTACAATTCCGTCAATAGGAATTTTCCTGTTGTATATGTTGCTCATGATATTAAAAACAACTATGTCACCACTTTTTAAATTTTTACTATATCTCATATTTAATCCTCATAAATAGGGCGATCCTGTGACCGCCCTATCTTTCTCTGATTACGCTGCAAGCGCAAGCTGATAAGCTGTATCAATAAGTCCATTACCGTCAATAGTTTTCATAAACAGATTTTCCTGATAGTTCTTTGTCTGTTTATGGTCTGTTGTATGTGTTGCATAGTCACTGACTGCATTGATAAAGCGGAATGCGCTATACTCAGTTCCTACAAGGTCTGGCTTGTCATGATAAATTGTGAGGATATCATTGCGCTTCGTGTTCAGCTTGTCCTCATATTTCTGCTGACGTAAACGCTCTTTGAAGTCAATAACGTTTCCAGTTTTCAGCGCCTTGTTAAACAGGTTATTGAACTCGATCTCAAGAAGTTTTTCCGTCATATTTCTAACCTGTGCTTCAGTGACTTTCTTGAGCTTCAGTTCGCCAAATTCTTCCTCAAGCGCCTCCATATAGCGTTCCGCGCTTGAAAGTGTAAACCTTGCTTCTTCGAGCTTGCTCTGAATGTCTCCCTTATGTACACAAGACCAATGCCGACTCGCCTGATGAAGTGCAAGATTTAAAGTATTACTACACACTACGCGTATGGGAACGAGAGCCACACGAATAGCGCCTGTGCCATCATGACTATTGGTAAATACAAGATATGGATCAATATTTTCTTCAGCGAGCAAAGTGTTTTCCATTCTCGCAAGCATCCATACTCTTTTGCCAGATGCAAGACTTCCAGCGGTTTCATACCTTACCCCTTCACCAAGAAGAGCATCGGTAAAAGCGAACGCTTCACTGTTCTGAACAATGCGATAACGATCAGTTACAATGCCAAGCGCCGTGTTATCACTTGATCTCATATTCACTTTGTACCCCGGAAGCTCCCGACCAAATTCATCATAAATCGGTTTTGGAATAACATCCCAATCAAGTCCTGCAAGTTTAATAGCTTCTGCGCTTGATGCTGTCCCCTGAATAACTGTTCCGCATTCGTGCCACGGAAGAATACCGTTTCCACTAAACATTGTTTCTACATTTGCTGGCATATTATTTTCCTCCTTGTTATATGTATTCTGTTTACTGCCTAAGTACATGATATACTATACTTAAATCATTGTCAAGCGTTATTTTGTTTTATTTATTACAGCTATCAAAACTATATCGTCCATAATACAATTTTTCCGCTTCTTTTCTTGCCTTAATAGCATCTTCTAATTTATCGTAAGTTCCAAGACTATATCGTTTGTTCATATAACCTATTCGCGCAATCCACTTGCCGTTTCTTTCAGTAACACCAGAACATCCACTCTTATTATTTTTATGATTATGTATGTTCATGCAATTTTGTTGCGTTGTTTTTATTTCAAGGTTTTGTTTTCTGTTGTCTATTTTATTTTCTCTTCCTTTTGGATGGTTTTTATGATCGACAACTAACCCATCTGGTATTGGTTGCATTACAAGTCTATGTAAAAATACTCTCTTATTGCTGCCTCTTTCGGTTGATATTAAATGTCCCCATCTATTAAAATGCCAACAATAATTTTTGATTTTATCATAATCTTCTTTGTCAAACCAAAATTCTTCGCCCTTGTTTGTCCATCCAATACCGTATTCACCTGACAGATCGTATTTATTATACTGTTTGGCAATTCTTCCTAATTCATCTCTCGCATTATTCATTAATTCCTTTCCTTATTATTTTGTATTATTTATATGTTAGAACAATGGAATGCTTTCGCCTTTCATGTCGTCAAAGATAACCTTTCTGCATTCGTCATACTTTCCATCATCAATCAGTCCACACTCCGTATGGAAATTGCAATATTCCAACAGATCAACGATTGACTCCTGATGCATTCCTGCTTCATGCATACAGCACAGCACGATTAAATCCTGCGGATAAAAGCCCCATCCAATAACGCTGCTCAGCGCAAATTCTCCGTTCTCCCATCTGGTTAAAGCCTCGTCCCAATTCGCTCTTACTTCCTGCTCTGTCATTTCCGTTCTCCTTTCGTGTCTCTGATTTACTTGTTGATAACATTCTAACTCAAAACTTATATCTTGTCAACAATTATTTTGTATTATTTCTTCCATTCTTTATTGAACTCTTCGAGCATCTTTAAATCTTCCGCTGTCTTTTTCTTGATGCCATCTTTCGTGATCCAATGTGTACGCCAGAACTCGCGCTCTTCATCGTTAATGTTTGGAACAGTATCGAAAGTTTCCGCATCATCGACCTTCTTAATGATATAAATGTCATCAAACTCAATAACCTTTGTATCTAAAACATAATCAATAACAAAGCTGTTGTGATTGATAGATTTAATGTGACCGATAACGCCGCCTCCACTATACGGATATTCAGGATACTTCTTTGCCACGAACTGAACGCGCACTCTGTCACCGATCTTAAACGTCTTGTAATCTGTAGTAATCATCATGGGAATTTCTGGAATGTCGCTCATGATCTTCATTGATTTTTCCTCCTGTGGCTGTATGTGATTTACTATGGTTATACTATAGCATATAAACTTATATATTGCAAGCATTATTTTGCGTGATTTATTATTTTTTAATATTGGATTTTTCTGCGCAGCGATCGGCGATAATATAATGTTTTTCAAAATTGCATTTTTCTGTGTCGTTCATACAGATTTTTCTAATTTTCAAAAACTAAATGTGTTTGCGCCAAAAAGAAAAGGCGATCATTCGACCGCCTCTTCAACCAATTTGCTGGACTCAGCAAAATGGTAATTCTTCTTCATCATAGATTGGTTCGCGTTCTTCGTCTGGTTCTTCATCGTCTGCATCTTCCCATCCGATTTCCCAATATCGGCTCGGAAGTTTCCGCTTTTCACCAAATCCAAATAATGCTCTTACCCTATCCTCATCTGTCATGCACTCTTCACCACCTTTTCAATCTCAGCATATGCGCATTTCCCCTGCATCGGGCTACCATCTGCATACTTCATATGCGCATCGGTAAATTCAAACGTCACATTTTTAGCGCCAAATCTGACGATACGCACCACGCTATGACGATACCTGTTAATCTGTACAAGATCTCCCTTGTTCAGATTTTCCTTGCTGAAAGAAATACCGCCCTGATTTTCGATGCACTCATGATAGTATACGGATTTTCCGATTTCGCTTTCCATGATTTCATACCAACGATCAAGCTCGGCATCGACCTTTTCAACCGTCAATGCTTTAAGCTCCCATCCGTATTTATCCTTCGGGATTTCGCCGTTCTCGATTGCCTTCTTATATCCTTCGTATTCTGCGATGTTTCTTTTCAATCCGCGAATACTTGCTTCTGCCTCGTCAATTCTGCGCTGACAGAATGCTTTATCCTTCTGATCTTTTCCGCTTGCTGTCTGTCTTGCCTTGGCTGCACACTCCGCATAGTATTCGCTTTTACTGAACTCAGCAAATCCTCGCTCCCATGCATCAAACATTTTATTCCTTCTATTAGTAAAGGCGCGACCGCTTGATGTGCTGATGTTCGGCTGCGTAAAGAATGCAATATCGCCATGCATATCATTGATAGGCTTCTGAAGTGCAAAGCCTTTTTCATGTGCCTTGTCTGCCTTGTATTCCATGCGCTCCGCTCTGCGTTCTGCTTTTTCCATCTTGCGCTCCATCTGCTGTTCAAATGTAAGCGCTTCGCCTTCGCGTCCTGCATCCTCAAGACCTAACTCTTTAGCGACACATTCAGGTCTGTAAAGATTCGGGAACTTGCAACGGCTGATCCATGCGCCAGTGCCACGACTGAATAAGAAATTGCTCCTGATCTTTGCTTTCTGATCGTCTGACAGTGCCATATAATCTGCCTTGTCAAAATGAAGCTCAAGTTTTCCTGTCTCCATGTTCCTGATGTAATAGTTTGACATTGTGTGTACCTCCTTAGTTTGGTTTGCTTTGTGTATTTGCTTTACTATATATTAGCATAACTTAATAAATAATGCAAGCGTTTTCTCTAATTATTTTTAGATTTTTATAATTCAATTTTTCTGCGCGGATGATGCGGCAAATGTTAATTTTTGAAAATTGATTATTTTATTTGCAACAAACAAATATTTCCAATTTTCAAAAACTATTATGCGATACAAAAGAAAAACGCCAGATTGCTCTGGCACTTATCTTATTCAGCTTCTATCCTTTGGATCTCTATTAACGGAATTATATAAACGTCATCTGCGATCACTTCTTTTTCCGTAAAGTAAAGGCTGTTACAATGTAATATGCTCCCATCATAGTTTATAATTTTCAATGTTCTTGTCTCCTTCCAAAATAATTTGTGTTTTCGCATCAAGAATGATTGTTGAATGTGGGCTAACTGAATGCGTCCATAGTTCTACTTCTTCACGCCATTTCCCACTGACAGCAGAATATATCCTTCCATATTTTACAATGCCGACATTATCAATCTTCGACATCTTAACGCCATCATCCGTTTCCTCTCTGATTATTGCGTTCATTTATTCACCCCTTAAATCGCGACAGATAATTTTCCATGCGGATTGAACTTGCGCCCTTCCTGATAACCGTCATCCCTGACATCGCTGTAAACTGTATGTCTGCTCTGGTATTTATCCGTCACAAAATTAGAACACGCTTCATTGACTTCTTTAGGAACGATCATGACAAGACCCCATCCGCTCTCGTCCTGTTCTTTCTTGACCTTCTGCTCATCAAATACGACCTTAACACCTCTCGCAAATCCGATAGCATAGGAGTTTTTGATCCTGTTCTTTTCCGCTGAAGTGTAACGCTGCCACCCATCAAGATTTTTCAGATAAGACTTTCCGCAGCTTCTCGCCGTATCAACTGCATACTCAAAAATCTTTGCGCAGATATCAACATCGCCTTCCAGACCTACGAAAATAATCGTTCTTTTCTGCCCTCTGAAATTCTTATTTCCAGCTGACCGACAGCAATAATTTTCCGCTATGATATTGGCAAGACTGCCGATCCACCATTCGCCGCGCTTGGTGTATTCGTATTCTGTAATGATGCGCTTGACGTTCTTATTCTTCGCGTCAATCAGATCGACCTCAGCGATCTTGTGTTCTGCCATCAACTCTTTAGCTTTCAGGAGCGCCGCCTTTGCTTCATGTTCGTTGTTGCTTTCTGCCAGTGCAAGAAGTTTCTTGATCTTTTCCTTATAGTCTTTCATTGTGGATCTCCTTTCGATGCGTTTGTGTATGTGATTTATCATCTGTAAACACTCTACCACACAAAAATAGATATTGCAAGCGTTATTTTGAATTATTTTTAATTTTTTATAATAGGATTTTTCTGCGCGATGCGCCGCAAAATTTCCACGTTTTGAAAAACATCAATCCATTTATTTTAGTTTTTAAAAATTGAATTTTTCTGCATAGGATATGGCGGTCTTGCGCCGCCAGATGAAAGAACGATATAAGTATAGATGTGCGGTCTTACGCCGCACGATAAAACTATGAATAGTGTTTAGATTATCTGATCGGTTCAAAGATGGAGAAGCACGGAACAACCCCAAATAGTTTTTGAAAATTTATCTTTTTCGTGACATCACGAAAATGGTTTTCCAATATTAAAATTTTCTGCATAAAGAAATAGAGCGGATCAACCGCTCTATCTCCTGAACATGTGCGGATTTTCTGGAATTGACCGCGCCCATTCTAATAGCGCTTTCAGTTTTTCCGCTTTCAATTCTTCATATTTTTCTTTTGTTTCCTGTTCTGACTTCTTGAATGAATAACTAATGTTGGTTTTTCCTTTGGCATATGTAAAGCCATTTGGTAAACCAATATCATCATAGCGCATATTGAACGCGATATAGATATTATTGTTACCCCCGAAATGCGACTCACAGCATCCAATAGTGGTATAACCTTTTTGATTTAAAATCCTGACAACTTCCTGAATGTTTACATCAATCATTATTAATTGCCACGGTGGATAGAATTTGCATATGCATTCATGCACCTGATGAAAACAATTAGGGCATACATAATTTTCTATTACTCTTTTGGATCGTTCAATTTTCATAGCATCAACCCCTTTCATGCTATTGGATTATACTGATTATGCTCCGTAAAATTGTCCTCGTTAAGACTGAATTTAAGAGCATCGAATAATGGTTTCGTGTCAATACCATTTGTATGATAACCTTCTAAAATTCCATCAAAATATAACTGCGTTGGTGGGTATATCCCTTTATGAAGATTATTCATTACATAAACCATTGCTCTGATCTTTTTACCGTTATCCATAACAACAGGAACAATTCTTTTTACATAATATGTTGGATAACCTTCGTATCTGTCAAGACGTTTTTCATCATTTTTGTTATCAAGTTCCCAAACTACAACAGGAACGGAATCAGATTCTATTCCTGTCTCAATAATATCTGCATGATAATTAAATACGAGTTTCCATCCTTTTACTTTTCCATTTCCATAGATTTTTGTATTTGGACATCTATACGCCATCTGTTCTACATTCATATTGCTGCCATAACTTACATAATACATAAATTTCACCTCCTAAATATGCTAATATAGGATAGCACATTTATGCTATCCTGTCAATAATTATCTTGTTTTATTTATCGTGGATTTTATAAAACCCTTCTGATAATTCTTCGATCAAATAGCCTTTTTGTTTATATTTCCTGATAAGTTCATTCGCTTCTTCTTTAACAAATGCAATATACGGATTTGCGCCACTGGTAAATTAAAAATGTGTCCATGTTGTCATGTTATATCACCTTCTTCATTATTCGTATTTACGTATTCTATCAACTCACTGAACATTTCAAAATCTTCCCTTGCGATTTTGATGATTTTCCCAGAACTTTTGATTCTTACTTCTACTTTCTCGGCTTGTTCATGTTTCTCCCAACTATTTAAAATAGGTACAAGACCATTAGCAAGTGAAATCAAATATTGTTGACTGCTTTCTGTGCATCTGTCAAAGTCTTTCAGATCATTAATGATTTTTGTAACCTTTACAGGGAACGAATATGGCATTACTGTTTTTTCTTGCCATCCGTATTTCTCGATCATGTTTTCCGCATCCCTTATAAAATTAGTAACATCTAATTGATACTTAATCTTATTAAGCATATATACCTCCTATCATTCAAAAATCCATCCGGCTTTATAGAGAATTTCCAATGCGCGATCAACGCTCTCCCAAACTCTTATTGCCTCACCCTCTAAAACTGAAACAACACCATGATCTTTGGTTTTATATATAACAACTTCCTCGCCGTGAATGTTTGTCATTCTTTCAACCTCTTCAGACTGTGCGATAAACACTTTGTATTTTCCGAACTTATGACCAATGAAAGTATTATTAACACGCTCGACTGCGCCTTGGAAATCCGAATCAAAAGCCTCATAGAAATAATGCTGTCCGTTCTCGGTTTCAACGCCGATCCCCTGATACAGTTCCATCAGTCTTTCCATTCTTTCTTTTGTCATTGCTTTATCCTCCTATATTAAATCTTAACTACAATCTGTTTTCAATCAACCAACGGCGCAAGGCTCGTCAATCAACCGTTTTATTAGACTGTGCGTGTTGTGTATCTCGTTTACTTGTATAGAATATAACATACATCCAGATGCTTGTCAATACATAATTTAAAATATATTTTGGTTTATTTATTGTTTTTCAAAAATGGATTTATTGCTGCGCAAGATCACCTATTAATGTTTTTCAAAATTAAATAAATTTGCGCCATAAAAAATGGGAGTCATCAGACTCCCTTAATAACTATGATTTCATGCTTGCGCCCATTGTTGATACAGATATGATAATCTTTATCATACTTATGGACATACATAATATGTTCCTGTTTTGTGCGCTTAAATCCTTTTCTTTGGCGTACAATATTTAGAATTACACTCGGATCATATTTGACTTCATAGTTACTATGTTCAAAATCCCATCTTGCTTTTCTCCTTGCATTGCCCTTTTCAACCATTCTATTATGTTCATCAATGTCATCCGTGAAAATATTATGATACTGGTAAATAGTATAAACTGTTTTTTCTTCTATCATGTCACAGTAGAAATCATTCATGTATCTGTACTTTCTGGCTTTAATCACGCATATACCATTTCTGTAAGACCTGAATGCTTCATTTCTTCCAGTCTTTTTAAAGATTACAATTCCTTCCCCATTCTTATTAATCAAGTCTATGTGAGAATCATATTCACTTGAGGAATAATTGTTCTTTTTTAAATTAAACATTGCGCCATCAGCAATGAATCCGGCAACAACATCGGTAAACAGCTTATCAATATCTTTTTTGGTGTATAACATAGTTTTGCCCTCCTTTATTTCGTTACCCTATTAACGCAGCCTGTCCATACCTGTTCAGTAGTTCCATTGCATTTTGCTTTACAATTAAAGCAAATGCTATTGAGTTTCTTTGCTTTTGGCTTTAATCTTTCTACGATCTGCTCTGCTGCCTGAAGCGTGTCATAATAACCGCCGTACCAAGGGCATGTTCTCGGATTATACATAATGTAATACTTTCCATTTGTTTCTCTTGTGATCTCGGCAGCTACACGTTTTCTATTCCCATCAATAATATATCTACTAACTAACATGACTTTCTCCTTTTAATTGTGTATATCGTTTACGTGCTGTAATTATATTACCATCATGTCGGTTATTTGTCAATAATTAATCCAAAATAATATTTGTTTTTTGAAACGCCTTTTCGGATTGGCGCATACTTTTGTTTTTGAAAATCACGAAAATATGTTTTCCGGCAACTAAAATAATCAGTTTTGAAAAACGATTATAGAATATATTTGTTTTCCAAAATTCAATATTTTGTTTATTGTTTTTAAAAACACGATTTTCTTGTATGCGTATGGTTTTTCAAAACGATGATTTCTTGCGTATGTTGTTTTTGAAAATTATTAATTATTGTGAACAAAAAAAGAAGCGGATTCCTCCGCTTTATCTTATACTTATTGCACCTTTTCTCAGTAAATCATAATAGCACCATCTGTTTCTTTTGCCTTCATCCATCTCGTGAAATGCCATTAGCTGATCCTCAAATTCCTTTTTGAATTTGTCAATGTATTCTCTTTGCTTTGTGATGCATTCACCAAAATAGTTATATCCGGCGTTTAAATCTGAAACCATAACACGAGTCATAGTTTCCAGCATTGCCTGTTTATCCATGTACCACAATTCAAACCAATCAACTTTATTCATAATTTCCTCCTTATCTTGCATTATTTATTCCACGCGATCATGAAGCGGAATAGGATAATGACCGTAAACTTCTCTAAATCTGCTATCACAACACCAGACAAAATCGCCTCCAAACATATACCATTTTCCATCAGTCAGGGAACTATACGGCTTGAAGCGTAATGATATTGTAAATCCATAATCCCTTGCTTCAAATACCACAAGATTTTCAGGTGGATTGTCTAAATCAATTACAACATTACCATCATCACAAAGTACGTATACTTCTTTATATCTATTGCTGATCCCGTTATTGCTGCAATTTCCATAAGATTTATTAGTGAAAATCTCACAAGATAATGCTCTAACTTTATTCATGGCTATGCCTCCTTAAATATGTATATCATTTACTATGTATATGGTAGCACCTTTGCGCGGTATTGTCAATTTTATTTTGTATTATTTATTAATCATTGATCCAGTATTCTTTTGAAAAGAATAAGTATCCAATAAACATAACCATAAATAATAAAAAAGTAATATCTCCATCCGTAAGCGGTACGGAAAACGCAGAAATAAGAAGTAAAGCAATAGCAATTATTTTTTGTTTTAAAAAATTATGTTCGCCGTAATCCATTGGATATACATAAACCCTGTCACCGTCTGTGCCTTCTAAAGTTTCTATGCATTCTGCATGATAGTATTCTGCTAAATCATACGCATCATCGAAATTTTCCAATATATCAATCACTTTCTTATCATATCCTACAACTGCATAAACATCGTTCAAATTTTCCATAGTAACACCTCTTAACCAAAGAATACAGGAATACCAGAATAAGACATATTAACCTTATTCCATTTCTGAACTGTCATATTTCTTCCTTTTGGTTTATATATTCTTGTTGTCTCGTCTACCCAAACAGAGAAACACCCGACTTCATCGGATGTATCTCTGATAACATTTGTGTGATTTTTCCGTAAAATATCCATTACCTGTTTCTTAGTCCTGCACTTTTCAATTTCATTTTTTACGGCATCTGTCATATTTTCCACTCCTTTACATTCCCTGTCTTGCCAGAATGCGACCTTCCCAATAATAAGCACCATCATTATAGTTGTTTGCTGCTGTCTGCTTTTTCATTGCGATTCTTCCAACAGGATCATTATTCAGATACAGAAAACCATCAACAACTTTAGCTTTCAGATTTTCCACAAATCCATGTGTCCGGCGGTACTGTTCAACCATCTTGACTACATCCATTAACTCGCCCTTCAATCCGATCCACTGTGAAAAATGTACCTGTGGAAAGATTTCTTCATTACAGAAATCAATGGTTCTTTTTCTATTCCATGCCATGACTTTTCCCTCCGTGTTTGTGTGTACTTCATTTACTGAATATATGATAGCATTGATTCTTGTGGTTGTCAACTATTATTTTGTATTATTTATATTTTTCAGAAACTCGGCGCGGATAATTTCAGTTTTGAAAAACAAACTCTTCGATTGTGGTTTTTGAAAACATAAATAATTTGTTTATTGTTTTTAAAAATCGTAATTTTCCGCTTTCAGATTCTCCGCATTTTCAAAAACAATTTTCCGCACAAGATGGAAAACAGGACGATTTCTCGCCCTGTTCTCCTACACACAACACACACAACGAATTGAGATAGTAGTCAATTTTCAATGACAAGCTCGGCAATGATCCCATTCCGCAAGTCGGAAAGCTCATGCTTCACTCGTCTTTTTGCTATTTCCAGTTCATCCGCATCGAAATATGCGATTGTTTGTTGCGGATTTTCTGGATCATACAACCTGTATGAGTTCATTTCTTTAACGAAATATGCTTTATAAATCTTTTTCATATTAGACCTCCTCACCGTTTTCCATTGCTTCGATCATTTGAAACGCCGTTCCTAAATCGCTTGCAACAAAACGATCATTATATCTATCCTGATTCTTGTAATGCACATCCACTGTATAAATGCAATCATCCTGATAGATACCATATGATCTTTCCGCACCATCATAAAATAGATGATTAACTTTTTCTCCGTATTTTACGATGCCGACTTTTCCAATATCTAACATGGTATGCTCCTTCTGATAATTAATCTATCTTAACATGTAAAATTTCCGCTGCTTTATATACAGGCTTCAAATCATCGTAGCAACTGCCCCAAACAAGGTTGATTCCGGCTTGTTTGCATAGTTCTTTACAATCAACATAACTCCATGAATCACTGTTTCTTAATTTCTCTGCGATTTGTTCTGCTGTTCTCATTGGTTTACTCCTTTCAGATTTTCCAATGTATACGCCAGATATAGGGAAATATCCAAAACCCTATATCCCTTACTTAAATATAGTAAACATTTACTATTGCCGTAAGTTTTCCGCTATCTTCGTCATAGATGTATATGATTACAATAACAGGCGTATCATTATTCATTGGCAAGCCCTCCATCATTGCATTGTGCTTTGTGTTTGTGGAACTGCCAAGGATATTTTTTAAATATGTGGTCACGAATCGAACGTGATCGCCGGACTTCCGAACGACTGAATCAATAACCATCAGCCACATCGATTATTTAAATACTGAAACGAAATGAACAATCACAATATAATTTGCCGTAATATTCGACTGTTACACTTGCCGTACCGTCATCCCATACTTTGTCAATGGATATCAATTTGACTTTTCGGGCAAATGCTGTTGATCTGTATTTGTTACCGATAATTAATTGACTTGCTTTCATGGTGTACTCCTTATTTATGTACGTGTTTTACTTGTTAAATACACTATACACCATATAGTTAATGCTGTCAACATTTATTTTGTATTATTTTTAAATTTCTGGCGATCCTGATATATATATTATTTTTTAAAACAGGATTTTTCTGCTATGCAGATTTCTTTAATTTTCAAAAACCAACACAAATAATTCCATTTTTCAAAAACGATATTCGTTTTATTATGATTTTTCAAAATCAATATTTTCTGTATGGCTGTCGCAATTTTTCCTAATTTTTGAAAACCATTTTTCATGTGGATGCGCAAAAGAAAAGAGCGCATTTTGCGCTCCGTTCTCTGATTCATTTATTCGGAAATTCCAGACATTCGGGATTGATCTTGTGATATCTTGCCTGACCGATAATATGATTCTTTAACGCTCCATATGTGGCATGTTCGTTTCCTTTAATTGCCGGAAATTCCGCATAAAGTCCTACACCATCAATATTAACTTTCATGTATTCAACTTCCATATCACCATAAAAACGACTTATGCCACTGTCATAAATAACAATATACTTCATGATTTTTTCCTCCTTGTATTGTGTTTAAATGTTTCATGGAAAGTGTCAATGCTGCGATTGACACTGACCATCGAACATTTAATTTGCGATTACTTTTTTGTCACATTGCGCGATTGTAAAAAATGATGCCTGACGAGGATATAATCTTCCTTTGCTGACTTCTTCGCCTGTTTCCTCATCTATCTGCGCTTTTCCTTTTTTGTATGTCCAGATCGTGAATTTAATCTGTGATTTCTCACCTTTTCTGACCTGGTACCCGATCTTTTTCCAATATTCATAAGTATGAATCTCTTCCGGCTCTTCGAGTCTTCTGAGTTCATCATTGATTTCAATTTCAACAAATCTTCCAGTACCGCCGATGATCCCCTGCTCCATTAATTCACATCTTTTTATAAAGATAATCATTTCATTAGTCATGGCGTTTTCCTCCTGATATGCTTGTGTGTTGTGTATATCATTTACTATGTGTGTAGTATAGCACCAGATTTTCCGCATGTCAATAGATAATACAAAATATTTTCCATTTTATTTTTCCATCCGCGCCACGATCACGGCGCACAATAAATTCCAGTTTTGAAAAACCACGACATCACGACATACAGAAAAATATAATTTTCCAAAACAATAAGACCAAACATGTTAGTTTTTAAAAACAAGATTTTTCCGCTATCGTTTTTGAAAATACAGATTTTCTGTTATGGTTTTTGAAAACGGAGATTTTCGGAACGGCAAAAAGAAAAAGCGGATTTCTCCGCTTCTCATTTATTCTGTCAAAAATTTTGATGCCTTGATCTTATCTATTGCCGTTAAAAGTCCGACTTCCTGACCTTGTAAATAATCGCTATCTTCATAGTTTGGATTTGAACGGATACAACCAATCTGTATTCTTAATACTGATTCCAGAATTTCCGAATATTCCTTGCTTGTTTTAGCCATCATCATTCCTCCTGATTTTTATCATTCTTGATAGCATCTTCAAACATATTGTTGAATACTCGATACTGATATCCGAGTTGCTGTAATTCGGTTGCATACTTCGTGATCTTTTCTATTTGACTTGCATATCCTGCGCCGTATTCGCTGGCAGTCCAGACGGTCATCGCCTGAAGTTCGCGGATTGCTTTTTCTTTTGCCTCCTGAAAGTTATGTGCTGCTCTTTCCACTTGGTCATCTAAAAATTTTTTATAGTTTTCATAAGAATCATAATAAGTATTCATAATGCACCTCCATGAAACAATGTGTATTTGCTTTACTACTCTAATTATAATCAGATTTTCCATATTGTCAATAATTATTTTGTATTATTTTAAATATTATTTTTCCGGCATGATCCATAACGGATTATTATAGTTTTCCAAAAACAGGAAAATCTGCAATCTGATAGCAGAAAAGTTGAATTTTCCAAAACTATCAATGCATGAATATTGTTTTTCAAAACTGCAAAAAACAGAAAAATCAAGTTTTCAAAAACCATAATCAAAACAAGATTGTTTTTCAAAACAAGGATTTTCTGATTATAGTTTTCCAAAATCGAGAATTTCTGCAAATACTCCATCGTTTTGCAAAACGTGGATTTTCTGCGATTTTCCGCAAAAATAAAAGGGATGACTCTGCATCCCTTTAGGCGTTGGCTAACATTGTTAGCTGTCTTGTATATTTAACAAGTTTCTTTCGTGCGATTACTTTTTGCTTTGGTGTTAAAAATCCTGTTCTATTGAGGAACTCGCAAAAACTTGTAAGCAACGGGGCATCAATGCCGTTAAATCCTGCGCCGTTTCTGTGATTCGCTGCGCCTTCTGCTATTTCATCGGCAGTCTGGCAAGCGTATAATTGCCTTAATGCACCATATAAAACTCTGTCGTTTGTCTGTACGAGATTCTTGATCTCGTCTTGTGTCCATATTCTACTCATCGCCGTTCCCTCCTGCGTTATTTTGTATTATTTTTAAGTGTGGTACAATCCTGCTTTTTGGTGCTGGTTTGCGATCTCGATAATCTCTGTCGGATAGTTCCCATCGGTATAATATTTCTTAATCTGGTTTGGTCTTGCAATTAGCTTGGTGATTAACGTATGATCTTTCGCGCCGTATATAATGATTATTGCGTTTGTAGTAATCACATGAAGTTTATCACCGACTATAAATTCTTGATATGGTGTACCCTGTCCAATATCTCGGATAACACGTTCGCGCCTTCTGCGATACTGTCTATAATGTCTACTTGTCATGATCGCCACCTCCTTAAAGAAAATGGTGTATATCATTTACTTGTTATTCATTATAGACGGTCATCTTTTATTTGTCAATATTTATTTTGTAATATTTATAATTCGTTTAGATTCAGATCATCCGGCTATCCAGTCTCTATATTTTTTAAAACGCCAAAAAATTGTATCCATCCTCGGCTCTGGCAGCACAACAGGAAAATCGAATTTTTAAAAACCATAAACAAAAATTTTGAGTTTTCAAAAACCACAAACCACGATTCAGAAAATCGGCATTTTTAAAAACGACTGCAATTTTTATATGTTTTTAAAAACTATCATCCAGTAGCAGAAAAATCTTGTTTTCAAAAACGTAAAACAGGAAAATAGGATTTTGCAAAACAAAACCATAGCATAAAACGATGGTTTTCAAAAACAGAAAACAAAATTCCCACGTTTTGAAAAACAATCATCCATCGCGCTACAAAAAAAAGAAGGGATGCTTTGCGCATCCCCTTTTATGATCCGATTTAGAAAAATCTTGAATTGCTCTCGGTGACTTCGATTGTCACGGCTTCTTGATTAAGCGCTACTTTTGCCATGCTTGCTGCTCTCTCGACCTGTTCAGTGTTCGCGCCGTAGATAACACATACAAGTGTTGGCTCGATAACGATTGTACCGTCATCATGTGTATAAACACCGGTGCCTTCAGTGATTGTCGCGCCTCCTGTAGTCTCTGCGAAAATATTCGCTGCTACCTTAAAAGCTTCAAGTGTTGTGATCTCCTGTCTTTTGGTGCCCTTGTCAAGAAGTCCGATGCAAATAGTAGTTTTAATCATGGTGAATACCTCCCTATAAAATGTGCTTTTGTGTGTATATTGGTTACTTGCTATGATGCTATAATACACTACAGAAAATCATTTGTCAATAGGTAATACAAAATAATTTTAAAAATATTTTCCGCAACTATCCAGAACCAAAACCAGAACACGATCATCCGGCGCATCCCCGGACTCATGCAGATTTCTCATGTTTTGAAAAACTAAAAAAACCGAACGCAAAAATCATAGTTTTCCAAAACGTCGATTTTTTGACGGCACGAACGACAGGACCGAAGGCACAAAAAAAAGACGTTTATTTTCGTTGCGATATATAGAAGGAACTCGAACGAATAGAATGATCTTGAACGCGAAAAAAGGAACTGCTGCCGGATATCGGCAAACGCGAACGAAGAGCCAAAAGGAAAAGAATATCATGCATCATTGGCAAGTATTGAACGCCAACAGACGCCAACGAACGCGAACACACAACGACAGATATTCATAGTTACGGAAAAGCGGAAAAGTGAACGACAGGAAACAACGACAGGAACGAAGAGCCAAAAGGAACGAAGACAGGAACGACAAACGCGAAAAACACGAAGAGCCACCAACGACAGGAACGATAAAAGAAAAGCGGAAAAGCACCAACGAACGAAGGATATTTTTGATCTGCTATAGATCTCTACTTTGATATAAAAGTGTACCATGGTTGAATGTGGATATGTATGTGGATAAGTTACGGTTTAGTGTGGATAAACTATTGTTTAGTGTGGATAAACTTTTGTTTTAAAAACAACAAACTGTTGCTTTAAAAACAGTCGTTTTTCAAAACGCCGAAAAACTGCTGATTTTTATTATTATTGATATTCAGTCTTAATAATGACAGTCTGATCTTGAAAAATACCGTTATTTTCGCAGCATTGGCAATTCTGAAAAATGCACTTTTTCAGACTTGCAACAGGAACGAATACACCAACGAAGAGCCACAAAAAAAGCACGTTTTTAAAAACCAAATAGTACAAATAAGGGGACTACTTTTAAGTTATACAGAATCGCTTTCATTAGCTAAAGTCAATATCGTACCCCTCATCACTCACACAAATTCAAATTCAATAAAAATTTTCACACTACCCATTCTAAAAAATCTAAGCATACAATAAAAGCCTATTAACGATAACTCTCCGATAAAAATAGAAAGTATACAATTTAAGCCAAAAACGAAGAATAATTATTAGGGCGCAAAAATCAAATTATAACATTAAGTTAAAATGCAATATAAGTACATTTTCAAAATACAATCTATCGGCATAAACTTATGATCCACGAAAGGGCATAAATCTCAGCAAAAAAGTTACATTTTTAAAAACTATAATAAATTACGAAAGCATACAATTAAAGCCCAATACATATCATTGGCGATTAATCGCTGAATAATTATGCCAGATAACCAAGTGTAAATATACACTGATTTTTCATAGAATAAAAAGGCAGTATAAATGTATAGAAAATTGCAGTAAATTTATATTAAGTCATGCAAAATAATTATTGACATGTATATTCGGTATGTGATAAACTGTCATAGTAGAACATATATTCTACTGTTGGTTTTCAATCATGCTGAATACTTATTCTCAGCCGGATTTTACAAGTATATATATTTACGTGTTATACATTAATATATTCTATATAATCGTATAGTAAATATATATGCTTGTTAAAGAGTACAAGTATATATATATGAACGAGATAGACATTAATATATTATATACATTTATATAAGTGAATATATATATACTTGTATATATATTATAGAGTGTACATTTTGGTCACACCTACGTTTATCAATGGAATTAAAAGTACAATCATTAAAAGTGCCATCTGCGATCATCCTTAATAATCAGTTCGGGAAAAAGCGAGTGATGTTCACGCTTGCTATCCAAACATTAATCAAACAAGGAACGGTACAAACGAGTTTCAAAGAGTTTGATGCCATATGTGGTTATAAACCGAACAGGCATAAAAACAAAATCAATGACGAGGTTAAGAGTTTTCTAATCAATTTAAACGGAACGTATATAAAAGACCTTACTATAGAATCTGGCTTAATATACTTTACTACTCTCCCTCTTTTTAATAATCCATTGACTTATGCAATAATATATAGCAATGAGTTTAATTCTGTCATAAATAACTCTAAAACAATTACAAAAGCATCTGCGCTTTTGCTCTTGTCTTACATCAGAATGAATATTTACAATTCGTCATATTTTGACAGAATGGAGAACATTGCAGAAAAGATACCTGTGTTGGATTATCGGTCTTTAAGAAGAAGCATGAGACTATTAGAAGAACTTGACATTATTTCAATAAGCCAAACAGCAAGGCACAAAGACTGCAATAACAAGTGGCATTCAGGATTCACAATATTTGTCGATAAGCACAGATATATTAAAGGCATGGATGACAGTACATATATTTATGAAGTAGAAATGATGAGAGTAAAGCAAGCTATAAGAAATTATCAAATCAGAAATAGTATGTCGAATAAATAATACAACATAATTATTTGGAGGTGGTTGAAATAAATACGCCAATGAACGAACAGGAAACTATCATTCGATGGTATAGGGATGAATCAAATGCATCCATTTATACAAGCGATACAACCATGATGAGAAAGTACGACAAATATGTTGAATCCGGCGATTGGGAATTTGAAGGTGTGGGAAGATGCGGTGGTGACGTTGTATCGAAAACATACGTTGCGCCGAAACAACTTGTATTTGGTCGGAGCAAAAAGAAAAAGATGACAGATGATAATAAAGCGAAGGTTGCTAAAGCATTGGCAGATGCAAGGGAAAGAAAGCAATCAGAATCAAATCTATGATGAATTTCGTTGTTAGTAAACAAGAAAAATCTATATATCTACGATTAGACAGGGAAATACACGGCTAATGCATATACGTTTATTTTCTTACATTAAATAATAGATTTTTGGGAGGTAACAGCTATAGAACAAAAACGATGCCATAAGTTTGTTTATAAATTACATTCAAGAGACATAAGGAAATCAAATTATAAATATGAACTTCCTTTAGATGTTGCCATGCGCGATTATCCAGAGTGTATCATATCTTTAAACGACAGCCAGATTTTGCGCTTCATTGATGAGTTTAATAACGCATTGGATTCTGACGATAAAGCAAAAGAAATCAAACGGAAAATGAAACAGGTAAAAAAGAGAAAGCGTTCACCCGAAACAAAAGCATTAATTCGCAATTTATATCAAACGCTCTACGATATCCAATATCAAAAAGATTATCTCTGTGTGGTTATGGATAGTAATAAAGATTATGATCTCCTGAACTCAAAAGGTTTCACTGTAAACGGTGTTGAATATAAAAGACTTCTTGGAACAAACGGGGGAATTAAAAATTCAACTATCGTCTATGTAAGTAAAAGACTTCATGACCAGCTTCAGGAAAGAATTGATAATGGACGAAATAAAGAGCAGCTTTTAGTTCCTGCAAAATTAGAGGCATATCAGGCTCTTGTGTGTTCTGGCTCTGTAGCACTTCCAGAACCGAAAGGAATTATTGTAGTTAATGACTGTATTACACATTTTACGGACAATGTAATTCTTATAGATGATGCCAATGAAGGAAAACCAACATTAACACATGTTGAAAATTATGAAATCGAACACAACGATTCTGATGGCTATGGCTTGATGTCACCAGAATATTCAAAGAAGATAAATCTTTTCTTAAACGATATTGAAGATGAAACCTTATCTGGATTTACTTGTCGCTATGCGTGGACAAAAGGAATGGTTTATACTTTTGACTTTGTAGAGTTCGCGGAAAAGGTCGCAGGAACTTATATTATCAAGGACGCATGGGGCGATGATCGCGATGTCAGAGAAGCAGATGTGATACTTACAACGTCAATGCTAAAACTATGGGATGGTTATAAAAATTGGGAGGATTTCTACAAAAACTGTCAGAATAACCACTATGAGTTTTCTGCGACAAAGACAACTCCTATGGAATTAGAACACATCCACAATACAAATTATCAATTTTTACAGAGCTATGAATTTGATGATGCTGAACTATATGAACTTTGCAAACCGACAATCGACAGCATTAAAGATATATTCGGCATGGATTATAGGAAAGCAATCGTGTTTCTTTGCGGAATGGGATTAAACAGCAAAAATGTGTTTGCTGGTTTTGGCTCTGAGAACTTTGATTATGTTTCTCGCGCATTGATGATTGAACCTCAAATGATAAACGATCCGTTTGTTCATAAGCGTATCATGACCATGATTAGCAAGCGGATTAACGATGCCAAAAAAGGCGTAATATCTATTGAAGCAAATTATGCTATGATTTCTGGTGATCCTTATGCACTATGTCAGAGCATGTATGGCTTGGAAGTGACAGGGTTATTAAAATCAGGAGAACTATATCATAAATACTGGATTGATAAAGGTTCTAAAGAATTGTCGTGTTTTCGTGCGCCTATGACATGCCATAATAATATACGCAAGTTAAAACTGAATGCAGACGAAAATGTAAAGCATTGGTATCAGTACATCACTACTGCTATTATTCTGAACGCATGGGATACAACTTGTGACGCCATGAACGGACAAGACAAAGATGGCGATACTAATATGGATACAGATAATCCGATTATTCTTCGCAGGACGAAAAACTCTCCAACTATAGTATGTGTGCAACATAAGGCTGATAAGGTAATTCCAGATGATAAATCCATTATAGCTTCTAACAAGTTAGCTTTTAATGATGACATAGGGACAGTTACTAATCGTGTAACAACAATGATTGAAAGACAGGCAAATGCCGAATTAACAGACGAAGCATATAACGAATTAAGCGATAGGATTATGTGTGGTCAGCATTATCAGCAATGTACAATCGACAGGGCAAAAGGAATTATTGCAAAGCCGATGCCAGATGAATGGTATAGCCGCAGACCAAATGTTGTTAAAGATGGTGATGACAAAGAAACCATAGAGCGGAAACATTTTAATATGAGCATTGTAGCTGATCGAAAACCATACTTTATGATTTACGTCTATCCACATTTAAAAAAGGAATACGATATTTTTGTTAAGAATGTAGATTTTAAATCATATTCGTTATTCTCTAAAGGAATTGATGAATTATTGGTTTCAAATTCATTAACCAAAGACGAAAAAGAATTTTTGAATTATTATTATATGCTCTTGCCAGTTGGATATAACCCATGTGTTGTAAATAGGATTAGTTGGATTTTTGAAAATGAGTTCAGCGGTTATTTGAGAAAGATAAATAATTCAAGTTTATTTGATTATAACATAATGAAATCAGAGACGACATATTCAAAAGCAAACTATAATCAAATTATGAATATGTATAACACATATATAATGAAACTTGATAAACTTCGTAAACGTGCGCGTTTAGAAAGATTTGACGATATTACAGCAGAGAAACAAAAAATAGCTGATGTTTTTCGTGCTGAATGTGAAGTGATATGTACCAATGAGGAAGAATTGTGTAATATAGTTCTTGATATATGTTATGGGAAAAACTCAACAAAACAGTTTGCTTGGGATATATGTGGTGAACAAATTATTAAAAACTTATTGAAACACAAAAACAACAAAATCTGTTTCCCTAAATTTTGTGATGAACATCCAGATTTTCAATATGAAGGAATTGGATTTTCTATGATAGAGACAGAGGTGGTAATAGTTGAATAATAAGCATAAAGTTTATCTTCATCTGTTTCCAAATGGAAAAAGGTATTATGGATATACGTGCAAAGATTTAAATACGAGATTTGGGAAAAATGGAATTGGTTACAGTTATCAACCTCTTATATGGAATGCTATCCAAAAATATGGATGGCAAAATATTGAACATATTTTAATAGGTGAGTTTAATACAGAAAAAGAAGCTAAGTCTGTTGAGACAAAAATGATACGCAGATATTTCACAAATAACCCTCTGTATGGTTATAACGTTGCAGAATGTGATTCTGATGTTTTTGTTCAGAAATATTTTTTAGACACAGAATTGATGAATAATAACAGTTATGTAAATATATATAACAAGGGGTTGCTAAATTATTCAAGATGTAGGAACGATGTCTTTAATTGCGATGATACTAAACGCTATTTTGATGAAAATGATTTGATTTTGAATGTATATCATAGATTTAACACAACACGATATTCTGGTTTAATCTTTGTCGATATTGACAGTGACGATACTGTGCAGATTACAGAAGAGGCGTTTAATACATTGTCAGCAACAAAATCATTCATCTTTTATCTAAAAGCCTTATATGGTGTAAATGATGATTTTGATTTTGATTTTGATGATATATCCGAATTGAGAATTGGTTATGGATTAAAATTTGTATATTCGATATTTGATGGAGAATTTCGTGTTCATCCAGATATTAATAGTAAGACGGATTATGTTAAAATTTGTAAGGTTAAAGCCATATTAAATAAACAGAAAAATATTTTAAAAGATAATATAGATGATTTTAGGATTACAGAAAATTTCAGAAACAAAGATGACAGTGATATTTTGAGGATGTTAAAGAACGATATTATTACTATGAAAAATTTAAATTCAGTAAAGGAGTAATTCTTAAATGATTATACTTAACGAAAGTGAATATGCGAATGAGCGGTTAAGAAAAAATGATATTGGTGACAATCCATACATTACTGTTATTATTCTTGCTAAATACTATTATAGTATCGGCATAAAAAAGAAAGAAATACGCACAATGTTACACGATTTTTTAAAATCTACTTATCCAAGATATACTGCAAGCATGGGTGAATGGAGTGACACAATAGAAAAAATTGTTGCAACTATAAATAAATATCCACTATTTGAATCAGATGGTGTATGGGTAACAAAATGTGAATTAAAAACGATATCTGAATTAAAAAACACGATTCTCGAAAAACTTGCTTTTACTATGTTGTGTCTTGCAAAATATCAAAATCAAAAGTTTGCAAAAAATAATAATTGGGTTAATTTTGAAATTAAGGATATATTTGATATGGCTGGTGTTAAATGTGCTAATAAATTAAGGGCAAAGCGCATCGGTGATCTTATACGAAAAGGCATGGTAAAATTTGCGAATAGAATTGATAACCTCAATTTACAAGTTTTGTTTATAGATGACGATGATGAAAAGACATTACATATATCAGATTTTAGAGAACTTGGAAATGAATATCTTTTATATCAAGGTGGTGACTTTATAAGGTGTGCAGAATGTGGCAGACTTGTAAAAGATAATAAATTTCATAACAAGAAATATTGCGATTGCTGTGCTACATACACACCAATTAAAACAAAAGTAGTTACGTGTGTTGACTGTGGTAATGCATTTATAGTTAGTTCAACAAATAATAAAACCGTTCGTTGTCAAAAATGTCAGTCTGAATATAGAAAAGCAAAAGACAGAGAAAGAAAACAACGTTCAAGAAATAATTCAAAATAATTCCGCACAGCAATTTTACTCAATAATTTTCTATATTGCTTCAAAGTGGCTATTTTTGCGTGTTTTTTAACGTGTACTTTAACACTTTTATAATTCCGTGATATGAAGGGAATATATGATTGCCCTTTCACTTTCTTTATCTCTCTCTTTTCTTGTTTGCGTACTCGGTGTAGGATTCGCTCTGTATCGGGTGCGCTTTCAGAAAAGTTTTGAATAAATAGTTATAACAATATATGAGTCAGGAGGAAAGAAATGATTACGTTAAAGAAATCATTCGAGTATCAGAATTACTTATCAGAATTGCTCAGTAGTGCATTATCAGTATTATCTTATCGAGACAATATTACAACTACGACACAGAAACATCTTCGTAAAAAATCTTATTCAGAAGCAACAGATGAAGTAATTGTTGTAAAGAAACAAGTTGAACATCCATATGGAATCAATGATCTTGTTAGCTTTATAGATATTCTTGTCAACGAGATTGATTATCTAACACATGCAATAAATAAGGCAAAATCATACGAAGATAAATCTTATGATGCCATGATTGCTATGAATAATAAAAAGAGAAATATACTAAGGACTTATGAAACAATGGCAGGATTGAAAGCATCAGAGTCTACTATAAAAGGCGAATCTGATAAGTTTAATGCAGACGGTGAACAAGTCCAGTACAAATATGATATAGAGCAAGTAACAACCATTGATTTCGATAGGAATTTAATCAAGGGTAAGATTTCACGGCTTAGACATGAATTAGATGAAACATCAGATGCCATTGATGAAATGCAACTACATTCAAAAGTTGACTATGAGCCAATCTTTGAAATCGGTGAAAGTTTCGAGGATGTTGTTGAATCATATGCTAAAAATTTAAATTCATAAATAGATATAACAAGAAATTTCCATTTATGGAATTATAACATTTCAATATTTGGAGTAATGCATAGTGTCTTTATTGAGAACTGAATTTTGTAATTCAATCGTTTCAGACGCAGATGAAATATAAGGCTGCGTGGGCGGTATCCCTTATGCCATGTAAATCTGTTTTACATTTAAAAAATTTATGTTTGATGAACAACAAGCCCGATAATTTTCATAGATTTGGATTGGGAAAATATCAGATAGGTTATATGCAAAACACATCGATAAGCGTTTCGCGCTTTCCGTTATACGTCCTACTCACTTTCAGAATCCATTCTTACAATATTCGATAATTCAACCAGCGATACAGTCTTTTATTATTCTTATTTATTGGATAATTCTATATTTGAGTGCTTAGAAGATAATTGATAGAACGTAACAAACTACTACGTATTATCAATGATAATTGGTTGGATTATATTTATTCAGTTTTCTATAAAGACGCTATGCATTTATTCATGGGTAGGTATGCATAGTTGGCGATTGCACCAGACTGTAAATCTGGCACATTGGAAACATCGTAGGTTCGACTCCTACTCTACCCATTTATCAGATTGGCGAGATGGCTGAGTTTGGTTTAAAGCGTCTGTCTTGAAAACAGAAAACCGTGTTGAGCGGTTCGTGGGTTCAAATCCTACTCTCGCCGTTTTAAAAATTACGAAATAATAGGCGGTAATTGTATGGCAAAAAAGAAATATAAACGTGATGGCATATACTTCTTAGGTCAATCGTCAATAGAAGTAACTGGATCGCAGTACCTTGTCAGATTTGGTGATTGTCAAATACTTCTTGAATGTGGACTCTACCAGTCAAGTAGCAATGACTATTTAGACAGCTATAGGATTAATAGTGAAAAATTTAAGTTTAATCCAAAAGATATTGACTTCGTATTTGTATGCCATGCTCACATAGACCACACTGGTTTAATTCCTCGGCTTGTCAAAGAAGGGTTCAGTGGGAAAATAATAGTCACAAGTAATACAGCAAAAATAATGAAGTCACTTCTTTTAAATAGTTCATATATCTTGAATGAAGAAGCACGACTATTATCTAAGAAATACCATAGAGTATACAATCCGCTTTATACAGAAAATGATGTAATAGAAACAATGAAACTTGTGTATGAATACGATGATTATAATACGATAATAAATCTTAATGATACAGTTGGCTTTCAATGGTTAAAAAATTCGCATTGTATAGGCGCAGCGCAATTACAGCTAATACTGAAAGGAAAATTAAAAACCAAAAAGATATTATATACTTCAGACTTAGGTTCATTAAAAACTGATAATCATTACGTTCCAAATACAGAAATACCAGACGCTTTTTCAGATGTTACAATTTGTGAATCTACATATGGGAGTGATAAGCGATTATCAAAGAAAAGTAGACAATTTGATTTAGAACATTTAAGGGTGGCAATCAATACAGTTATCGAGCGAAAAGGAAGTGTTATCCTTCCTTGTTTTAGTTTTAGTAGAACACAGGAACTACTGACTAATCTATATATTCTGTTCCATAATGATGATGCATTTAATACTGAAATTATTGTTGATTCAAAACTTAGTTGCGAAATAAGTGATTTATATTCGTGCATTTTAGACGGAGAAAATTTAAATTTATGGAACAAAGTTCGCAAATGGAAACATGTAAAATTTGTTTCAGATAAGGCATTGTCTCAGTCTTACATCGCTGATAACAAACCAAAGATTGTTATATCATCTTCTGGCTTTTGTACAAACGGAAGAGTTGTTAATTATTTGAAAAAGCATCTTAAAAATACCAATAGCATGATTATTTTTTCAGGATATGTCGGTGATAATCCGTCATATCTTTCATATAGAATTAAAAATTATAACAACCGTTCTACTATAAGTATTAACAAAGAGCGCATTCCGAACAAAGCAGACTGCATTTCTTTGTCAACATTTAGCAGTCATGCAGATCATAATGACCTTGTTAAATACGGGAGTTCATTAAATACAACTAAACTCATACTTGTGCATGGTTCTGAATCTTCTAAATGTTGCTTGGCAGAAAATCTTAGAGAACAAATATCTAAAAATAACAAGACATATAAGGTCGTTTGCGCCAATAAAGAAATGGTTGTTTATATATAGGAGAAGAGATAATGGAAAATATGAAAGAGACAGTAACTTATTGTTTAGGTGATTTAGATGAGTTATATGATAGAGAGTGTAGGACAATTTATATAAATAACATTATCGATGAATCAACATCCGAATCTATAACTTATATGATTATGAAATATAACCGTGATGACAAAGGTAAATCTATAGAAGATAGAAAACCAATATTTATTTATATCAACTCACTTGGCGGTTCTGTGAGTGATGGATTTGCAATCATTGATGCTGTTGTCGCAAGTAAAACTCCTGTATACACCGTTAATATTGGCACAAGTTATTCTATGGGATTTTTAATATTTCTTTCAGGTACTAAACGATACGCCACTATAAATTCCACGTTCCTTTGTCATGAAGGAAGTAGTTCTGTTTATGATACTATGAGCAAAGCAAAAGACAGAATGGAATTTGAAAACAATCAAATGGAAAAACATATTATGGATTATGTTCTTTCAAGAACTCATATTTCAGAGTCTTTATATCAGGAACAATATAGAAAAGAATGGTATATGTATCCTGAAGAAGCAAAGAAACTTGGTGTAGTCACAGATATAGTTGGGATAGATTGTGATATAGACGATATTATTTAAAAGGACGGGAGATAATGGCTAACAATTATAAACATACACGAACAGTATCAGACGTAATAAAAGTAAAAGGGTATGTCTTAAACGCAGATGATGAAACATATATAGAATATGAAAATGGTAATGAAGAATTAACAGTGAGTGTGTTAGATTTGTTTAATCAGTTTTTAAACGAAGAAGTAAGCGTTACTATATCAACCAAAGATGAAACTGATTTAGACGAGTAAGAGGTAATACATGTCAAATGTCGGTTTAGAAAAACAATCAAATGAAAATGAGGAACAGTTCATATGGCGTTTAGGACAAGCTAAAGATTCTGGACTACTTGGATTAAGTTGGAATGAAATTGCAGATATTATAAATAAACAATTTAGAGAAGACGAAAGTGAATACAGAAGTGAAGCAGCATACAGAAAATCATATCAGCAAGCAAAAAGATTTTATGATTCTGGTGTTTTTAATAAATACACGGATGACTCATATTTAAAAGAATTGCGTGACGCAAAGTTTGAACTAAGAAAAGAAAAACAAAAAATGTTTGACGAACGTACAGAGTTGAACAGAAAACTACGCGAACAGGCAAGAGCAGAATCATTTTTAGATTTAGTTGCTAATAAGATTTCAAATGTTGTTCCGCTTGATCTTGGTTATGAACACAATGTGTTTTCAGAATCCGATAACGACTTGATTTGCCATATCACCGATTTACATGCCGGAATGTTTATTGATAATTGGTATAACAGATTTAATATGGATATTCTAAAGCAAAGATTGATTAACTATCTTAATCAATTATTCATAATAAAAGAACGACATAATTCTGAGAATTGTTATGTTGTTATCGGTGAAATCATTTCTGGATTAATTCACGAAACACTAAGAATAGAAAATAATGAGAATGTAATAGAACAATTCATTATGGTTTCTTCGATGTTATCTGAAATGATTTTAGAAATATCAGGCACTTTCAATAATGTATATGTTTACATAACTCCGGGGAATCATTCTCGTGTCATAGCAAACAAAGATCACTCATTGCGTGGTGAAAATTTTGATATACTACTGCCCTACTACCTTAAAGCAAGATTGCAAAACTGTGACAATGTTTATATATGCGATAACTTAACAGACTGCGATATTGCTATGTTTGAGGTACGTGGTAATAAAGTTATGAGTTCACATGGAGACAAAGATAATGTCGCAGATGTGGTTCAAAAGTTCACGATGATATTTAACATTAAGCCAGATATCGTATTGATGGGTCATAGACATACAAATGCATTAACTACAGTATACGATACAAAGGTAATTCAATCTGGATGTGTGTGTGGTTCAGATAATTATTGTATAGACAAACGCCTAAAGAATAGACCTGAACAAACTATTTCTGTTGTAGACGAAAACGGATTAGTTTGTATTTACGATGTAAAAGTTGATTGCTAATTTTGTCTATTCTTTAATTATGCGGATTAAGGAGCAATCTGCCGATGAACTGGCATCGTTAAAACTATGCATATACTTTACGAAATAGTTGATTTCGCAAGAAAGTGGAATGCTTTCAAATTGGTGGCAAGCACCTTAACGAAACCAGTATTTTAAACAAGGAAGAAAGTGAGATGAAAAAAAATGAGATAGTTAAAGAAATTTCAAAAAGGTTAGGTTTGCCAAAAATTGAATGCGAGGCAGTGATTGAAACATTTGGCGATGTTGTTAAAGATGCTCTCGTAAAAGGCGAAAAGGTAAGTATTCGGGGATTTGTAAGTTTTGAAGTTACAGAATTTAAGGGAAGAGATGGTTACAATCCCATGACTGGAAAGAAAGAATACTATGATCCTGTGAAAAAAGTAAAATGCAAAATTGGTAAACCAATCAAAGAAGCAATAAATATGGGGTAATTTATATGAATAAAATTACTTTTAGAAACCACAAAGAGTTAGCTAACTTTATGTATGCAAATGCGTGTTACGGTATTACTGTGTACGCAGTATTATTCTATAAAGATGCTAAGAAACTATTAAAAAAATTAATAAGTTTTGATAGAACAAATATCTTAGACATAGAAATAAACGATTCAACGTATGACGGTTACGATAAAGAATATTATGTCATAATAGATGGTGAAATGAATGTAAGTTGTGAAAAAGCGTTTCATAAAAAGAATAAATATCATGGAGAAGGATATTACAATTTTGGTAATGATGGTATTTTAACATTAATTGACGGTGACGCTAATTCACTCATTGTTAAATCAGCAGAAGGTTCAATTTGTTTTGAATATGAAATAAATAAACATAATGATGACGTAATAGAATGTATAGAAAAGTTAATTAATTATTTTTTAGAAGAGTAAACTACTCTTCTTTATTTTTGCCCTTTAGTTCAGTTGGTAGTAACGCTTGCCTGTTAAGCAAGAAGTCGTTGGTTCGAGTCCGACAGGGGCAGTTTTATAGCTGGCGGTATAGGTTGGAATCTTGCTAACCCTCATAAGGTTGGATAAATCAGTTCGATTCTGGTGCGTAGCAATATTATATGTTTATGCAGAGCGAAATATGCTCTGCTTTTTTAGTGGAGGAAAATAAATGAATAGTAAAAACATGGGCGTTCTCGTAAACATTATCGGTGCTGTTGAATCTGGTGGTCAGATTTATGGCAATCGCAGATACGATGCGTATGCAGGACAGTTTGAAAATACAAGCAAAGAATATACAGTAACACTTGGATGGGCGCAAAACTATGGTTCTGAAGCTAAGAAGTTAATTCAACTGATTTATGATGCGAATCCAAGTGAATTTGAGCAAATTGATTCAAATGGTTCAATCAAGTCTATGCTTTCTAAGGATTGGGTTGCGATTCGTTGGAATCCTACTTCTTCTCAGAAGAATACCCTTATCAGATTAATAACAACTGATACTGGAAAGAAATGTCAAGATGAATTATTTGCCGAACTGATGAAGAAGTTTATTTCTGATTGTGAATCAAATTATACAAAAGATATCAGAGCAATCATGATGTATTGCGAAATCAGACATTTAGGTGGTAAGAATCCGGCTGAAAGAATCTTTAATCGTTGTAAAGGTGATTATAGTTTAGATGCAATAATGGCTTCTTTAAAGAAAGACCAAAACGATAAATCATCTAATAACCAAGTAGGCGATTCTTTATTCTGGTCACGCCATCAAAAATGTAAAGAATTTATTGAAAAGTATGTAGATTCATCTGATGTAAGTCAAGATAAGGCGGTAGATAGTATGGGAATTACAGCAGAAAAAATTATTGAAAGAGCAAAACATTATATAGGGTATAGAGAGAAAAATCATGCGAGTGCTGATATGGAATCATTTACTGCCGATGCAGGAAGTGGAAATTATCAAAAATTTCAACCGTTAGCAGGAGCAGGGAACGGGGATCAATGGTGTCAGTATTTTGTGGATGGTGTTGCCGTAGAGGTAACAGGTAGCATTGCTAACGCAAAGGAGTTTTTATGCCAAACTAATTCTGGAAATTATATGACTGGATACACTCCTGATGGCTCATCTTACTTTAAAAACGCCGGAAGGTGGTATACTACACCAGAGAAAGGCGATGTCATTTATTTCTATTCATCCTCTATGGGAAGAATATGCCATGTAGGATACGTTGAAAGTGTAGATAAATCATCTAAGATCGTACATACTATAGAAGGTAATACAAATTCAGATGGATTTACAACTAATGGTGGTTGCGTTGCGAGACACTCTTATAGTTATGCACAAGTCGGAAATGGAAATCGGGTAGCCGGATTTGGTAGACCAAGATATGACTATGTAGAGGAAATCTATTTAAAGAAAGGAATGAACGGCAATGACGTAAAGACATTGCAAGAAAATCTCCTTCTTGTGGGATTTGCTGACTGTGGATATTATAGCAATCCTTCTAAGTTTTGTGATGGTTCATTCGGTGATATAACAGAAAAGTCTGTGTTAGCTTTACAGAAATCTTGTGGACTTGAAGAGGATGGCATTTACGGAAATGAATCTGACAAGGCTTTAAATGAATTGCTAAAAGATGCTAAAAACTCTAAATTATCCTTAAATGTATCTGGTTTCCTTAAAATAGCTAAAGAGACAACCGATTATGTAAAAGGATGGAATTATGGAAATGCTGCATTCTTACCGTCTGTATATAAATATGAACATTTAGCATCTTGTGACAGGCTTGTTGACATGATCCTATGGAATGCCGGATTAAAAGATGTTGGAAATAGAAATGTTGGTGCATTGGAAAAATATCTTTCTAATTATCAAGGTGTTAAGAAAATAACAAAGTTGACAGAGGTTAAAGCTGGTGACATTGTATTCTTAACAGGTCATGTATTCCTTGTCGGGAATAAAAAGGAAAATGGAATGTATGAAAGATATGACGGTGGTTCTGATGCAAGATTAAAAAGCAATCAACCGTTCGTTGAACCAATAAACGGATTTGTTTGTGCTTATAGATTACCTTTTGTTACAGATATAGAAATCAATAAAGATAAAAAGTTAAATCTCGTAAAATGCGGTCAAGTACACCTGAACAATTATATTCATGCAAATCTCGAAGTTGATGGCGAATACGGAAAGAACACAAGGAAAGCATTTATTAAAGCTATTCAAACAGCGTTAAACAGATCACATGGTTGTGGATTAATTGTAGATGGCATTTTTGGCGCAAAGACGGAATCATCTTTAAAGAAATATGTTGTAATGTTGAACACTAAAAGCGATCTCGCAACTGTTCTCGGAATCGGTTTATATATTAATGGAATTGAACCTTATGGATTGGTTGCAAACGATAAAATGATTAAAGCATTAAAAACATATCAGAAGCAATATAATCTTGAAGTAGATGGAGTTGCTGGCGTTCTTACGTTCAAATCTTTGGCAACAATTAAATAATACAAAATAATTATAGTTGATATTATTACATTAGTTGAAATAAAGAGGTGGATATATTGGCAAAATCTGATATTTTACCTGTGCGAGAAATAGAATATCGATGCATGAAATGTGGAAGAATAGATTCAAAGCCAACATATTTTTATCGTAGTTATAGTGATTTATTTAACAATAGTGGCTATATGCCGATATGCAAAGATTGTCTTGCACAAGTATATAATAAATACTTATTAAAATATCGTGACATTCGTAAGGCTGTCAAACGTGTTTGCATGGCTTACGATATGTACTATAGTGATAAAATCATAGAATCTTGTTTAAATAGTTATCAAGATGCTACTCCTCCCATTGGAGATTACATAAGAAAACTTAATATCATTCAAAATAAGAAGAAAACTTTCGACAATACTATTAACGAGAGTTTTCTTTTTGATATAGATACACAAATAAATACTCCAGAAGAGCAACCTGTAACAACTATCCCTGAGTCTGTACGGATGCGTTGGGGTTCTGGACTCTCAGATGATGATTATAAAACATTAGAAGAACATTATAAATATTTGAAAAAAGCTAATCCTGATTTTGATAGCAATCAAGAGATATTCATCATGGATTTATGCCAAACAAAAATGCAACAGATGAGAGCAATGAAATCAGGACGGACAGATGATTATATAAAATTGACTGAATCATATAGAAAAACTTTTGCGCAAGCAGGACTAAAAACAACGTCAGATGTTGCGGAGTCCAACAATGAAAGTTGGGGAACATGGATAAGTATGATTAGTAAGTATACGCCAGAGGAATACTATAAAGATAAGAAACTTTATAAGGACTTTGATGGTATTGGCGAATACTTCAAACGATTTGTATTAAGACCTTTGAAAAATCTGCAATTAGGAACTACTGACCGCGATAAAGAATTTTTCGTAAGCGATGAAGAAGAATGAGCGGATATGTAACAAAGAAAGTAAAGAAAATTTCTGAGTTTGCAGATGATAGACAAAGGGAATTATACAAGAAAATGCCGAGTGGTCATTTCCTGAATAATCAGGAAAATATGCACCATGTCTTATTATGGAATACTTTTTTTAGAAGAAATCTTCATAGATTTGCTAAAGATTTCTTAGGAATAAACTTACATATATATCAGTCAATTATTCTTTATTTAATGAGCGTAAGCCAGTTGTGCGTTATTGTTGCTTGTCGTGCAGCTGCTAAATCACTTGTTATTTCTATTTATGCAGTATGCATATGTATACTTCGTTCGTATTCTGAAGTTGTTTTAAGTTCAGCAACGCGAGGGCAATCTGCTTTGATTGTCAAAGATAAGATTAACAAATTTCTTAGAAATTTCCCAATGGTTGATAATGAAATTGAAAATATAAAAACTTCACAGGACGAAGTTATTGTAATGTTTAAAAACAAAAGTCAAATTAAAGTTGTCACTGCAAGCGAAAACGGCAGAGGAAATAGGTCAACTGTTTTAATACGTGAAGAGTTTAGGCAAATTAAAAAATTTGTTGATGACAGTATTTTATCGCCTTTTCAGGTTATGAGACAAGCTCCATATGCTACATCTGGAGACTATACGAATGTTCCAGACGCATTAGATGAAGCAGTTGATGTTTATATTTCTTCAAGTTGGCTTGATAATGGTCATTGGATGTGGAATCTTGTTGACCAAGCATATAAAGAAATGTTTATTAGTGACAATTCTATATTATTGGCATTTGATGAATCCATTGTATTAAAACATAATATTAAAAGTCTTACACAACTTAGAAAAGAAAAAAAGAAACAAGACCCTTTAACTTGGCGCATTGAGTTTTTAAATGAACGCGTGAAAGAAAACACCTCTGCTTATTTTACTTATTCAATGCTTCAACAGAATCAAAGGCTGAAGAAACCGTTTTATCCAAGGGATAATACTGACGTAAGGGTTGGTAAGAAAAATCCATATGCAATTCCTAAACAGAAAGGCGAGATTCGCGTCATAAGTTGTGATATGGCTTTTATTGAAAATAAAAAGAATGATAATTCTATCTTTTCTTGTGGTCGTTTAATACCAGAGTTTACTCGTTATAGAAGAAGCAATGATGATGAAGATAAAGAAATTAATAACGGATATAGGGTAATGATACCATTTATGCTTTCTGTCCAAGGTGGAGACACAACTAAGCAAGCACTAAAAATAAGACAACTATATGAAGATTTCGAAGCAGATTACATAGTATTGGATATGCGTAATGCTGGTGTAAGTATATATGATATGCTTGCCAATATAATGTATGATGATGAACGAGACATTGAATACGTTCCATTGACATGCATGAATGATGAAAGTGTTGCAAATAGAATAAGGTTCGAAGGCGCTGAAGAAAGAATATTTGTTATTAATGCTTCGCAAAAGTTAAATAGCGATATTGCTGTTAATTTCAGGCATTATCTTGTTGATAAGAAAATTGACTTGCTTATTCCATTCCAAGAAGCGCAAGAAGAATATTTAAGTCAACTGCCAGAATATACCAATGCTCCATCTGCTGATGACCAAATCTTTTTTGAAAGTCCGTTTTTAGAAACGCAGGCTTTAATTTCGGAAACAACAGAACTTACATATGAGAAGAAAGATCAAACAGGTGTAATAGTTGTTAAAGAGCAAGGTTCTAATAGAAAAGATAGATATACTTCTGTTTCATATTTGTGCTATTTTGCTGACAAACTGGCACAAGATTTAAGCACAAACAACGAAGAATATGAATATGGTGTATTTATAAATTAAAATATGAAGAGTGAAAATAGTTATGATATTGAATATCAAACTCAATGGCGAAAAGAAGTTGATTTTTTAAAGAGCGTTGGAATAAGATATTCATTTGTCAAAAGAAATCAAAACGGAATATCAATATATAAATACAAAAAAAGTAGCGAGTTGTTTCGGCAACTTGCTATTTTTTATGCAGATAATGAGTGATTATTAGGAGTGATTAAAATGCGGAAGAAAACACATGAGGAATTTATCAATCAAATCAAGAATATAAATCCAAACATAAAAATTATTGGTCAATATAAAAGGACGAATGATTATATAGAATGCGAATGTATTAAATGTGGACACACATGGAGTGCGTTTCCACATAACTTATTAAAAGGGCATGGATGCCCATTATGTTCAAATAAAAGGAGTTCAGATATAAAATCAAAAAGTAATGATGAATTTATTGCTGAATTAAAAGAAGCTAATAAACATATCGTTCCACTTGGCAAATATGTGAGGAATAATATTAAAATTCGATGTGCATGTTCTATTTGTGGGTATGAATATATGGCAGTCCCATCTTCGTTATTAAACGGTTATGGATGTCCGAGATGTTCAAAGAAAGAAAGATACACTACCGAAACATTCGTTGAAAAACTTAGGACAATAAATTCGAATATTGAGATTTTAGATGAATACAAAAATTCATTTACTAAAGTAAAATGCAGATGTAAAGAATGTGGGAATGAATGGAATGCGCGTCCGGGGAATTTATTATTTGGTACAGGATGCCCTGTGTGTTCTGGCGTGGCTAAGTATACTACTGATTCTTTCGCAGAAAAATTGTTTGAAATAAATAATAACATCGAAATTATTGGTGAATACAAAAATATGGATACAAAGATAGCATATAGATGTAAATCTTGTGGTAATATCAACGAATCATCACCAAGGAATTTACTTCATAATTTACGTGGTTGCCCATATTGTGCTTCATCAAAAGGTGAAAAACGTATTAGAAAATTTTTAAATGACAACAATATAGAATATGTTGCACAATATAGATTTGATGATTGCAAAGATATATATACTTTACCATTTGACTTCTTTATCCCAAATTGTTCGATAGCAATTGAATATGATGGTATTCAACATTTTGAAGCAGTTGATTTATGGGGTGGGGAGAATGCTTTAGTAGAAACGCAAAGAAGAGATAGAATTAAAACAGACTATTGCAAAAATCATAATATCCATTTAATTCGTATATCATATAAGGATTTCGATAATATTGATATTATTTTAGACAATGAATTGCTACTTAACGAGGAGGTATGTTAAATGGCAAACAAAAATAATACTACTTCCTCTTATAATAGACGAAGTAATTATAAAAAACTAAACTACGAAAACAATCAACAACAAGATATAAAACAAGATAATACAGAATATGAATTTAACTCATTCCGTTCTTATCGTCTTAACGCCATTTCATATTATGGCATGATGAATGTTTTCGATTTATATAAGCCAGAACAAATAAGGGATTTAATTCGTGATCCAATGGCTAACAATCAGGTATTACGTGAAATATCTCGCATATTATATGGGTGTAACGGTGTTTACACAAACACTGTTGATTATATGACTGCCATACCTACGCTTGATAATGTAATAGTTCCTTATGGAGAAAGTAAACAGAAAAAGAAAAGAAATAGACTCCTTATGCAATCTACGCTTAAAGGCATTAAGCATAAAGAGATTGTGCGTGATGCGCTTTTCCGTGGTATGGTTGATGGTATTGCGTTTTACTATTTCGAGACAACTGAAAGACCGTTATCAAGAGAAAAAATAATGAGTAATTATGACGTTGAAAGAATACATGAAATAAATGAATTAGGCATAAATGCGTCAATAATTTCACTATCTCCTGATTATACAAAGATTATTGGGATAAGAAACTCGAATTATCAATTAGCATTTGATTTATCATATTTTGATAATTGCGAAGGCGAAGAAGCTGATAGAAAACTGAGAAAATATCCTAAAGAAATTAGAGATAAATACTATCAAGGGAATCATGAAAGATGGGTTGTTCTTGATCCAACAAAAACTATTGTTCATAAAATTAGAAGTAGCAAAGAAGAACCGTGGGGAAGACCGCTTGCTCTTGCTGCAATTAACGATGTCCTTTACGGTGATTATTTTACTGATACTAAAAGAAATGTATTAGATGAAATAAATAATAGGATAATTTATCAAACTTTTCCAGAAGGAAAAGATAAAGGCACTTCTGCCCTGTCACAAAAACAGCAACAAAATCAACACGAAAAAGTCAAAGGCGCAGTAATGAATAAAAACAATCGCGGTGGTATTTCATTCTTTTCTGTTGCTGCCGGAACTAAAATTAACAGTATTGATGCAAATAATACAGATATATTTGATGATAAGTATGAGTCAAATCTTTGCGATAAAATAGCAATGGATTTAGGTATAGCAGCATCTCTTCTTAATGGCTCTGGAAGTGGTAACTATTCTTCGCAAGTAAATAATTTAGAATTATTAAGTTCAGAAATATTTCAATGGATAGAACAAATCGAAGCAGAATTAAATAAATGTATCAATGCGAATATAATAAAAGATAAAAGAAATAGTGTTGAATGTAAGTATCTTCCTACTACTTATGTAAATCAAAAAACAATGGTTGCTAATGCAAAGGATTTGTATTTGCAAGGGAAAGGTTCATTGTCGCTTTGGGCGAGTGCTGCTGGAATTTCACCAGAAGTATATTTTGCTTTGTTAGATCAAGAATTAGAAGATAATATAGAAAACAAATATCCTGTTCATCAAACAAGTTATACATATTCTTCTAAAGATGATAAGGTTGGCAGACCTACTGATGATGATAGTTCTAACTACAGTACATTGCAGACAAAAGCAAATAACACAAATGGTACTCCTGCACCGAGTACACAATAAAAGAATTATTTTATAAGGATGCAATAAAACATGGTTTTGAAAAACGATGATAAATCGGATACAAACACTGAAGATTTTCATTATATTGCAACCACCGATAAAGATACTGCTGACAAATTAAGGAATTTAGGTTTCGAGGAAATTGCCGCAGAACGCAATAGGTGGGTTTTTAAAAATTAATATTTTCAATATATCAAGAGGACAGTTTCACTACTGCCCTCTTTTTATATACATATATGTTCACAAGGAGGCAACTTGAAATGAAAACTTTTGAGCTTTCTAAGAAAGATTCAAAAAATGGTCGCAGACATTTCAAGGTTATACTTCACGAAATTTATCCTGACTCATGCGTGGATGAGAAAAATGGTGTGGCGAGTGAATATAACGATAACGGCATTTCTTGGATTAGGGAATATTGCGAAAAGGCTCTCCCAACGCTTGAAGGGAAAAGCATCAGATGCGAATTTCTTGACGAAGAAAGAACGTTCCTCAATGGGCATGGCGAAACAGAAACCAAGGATGGATTACCAATATTCGAAAACGCCGTGATGATCGGTACTTTTGAAAAAGGATACATTACAGACATTGAGACTGATGAAGGTATCAAGACTGTTTGTATTGGCGAAGGAACTATTGATGGTCTATGTTATCACAACTTCTGTGAAAAACTTGAAGAAGATATTGAAGATGGTAATGCGCCTTTTGGTAGTGTCGAAATCCTAAAGACAGGTGATAATCCATCAATTATCTACAAATACGGCTATAAAGATTATGGTCGTATTCCTATGGTTTTTGAGTATTCGGGTTATGCCTTGCTTGGGGTTAGACCTGCGGACAAAACAGCAAAAATACTGGAATTGAATCAATCTAATAATGTCGATAAGGAGGACTTCACGATGGGTGAGAATGAAATCAAAGCTATCGTTTCTCAGGTTATCGGCGAAATGAATTCTTCCGCCGAAGAGATCAATGCTATGAAGGAGGAATGCGAAAAACGCATTGCCGAATCTCAGGAGCTTGTTAAGGAGCTTCAGGCTGAAATCGAAAGACAGAATGAAAACATTGCCGAGCTTGAATCTAAAGTAACTGCGCTTAATGAAGCCAATACTGCTCTTACAGCTGAAAAAGAGACACTTACTGGCGAAATCAATGAACTGAAATCCAATCTTGAAGATGCGCAGAAGAAAGAAAAGATTGGTGAACTGAATGCTGCTATTGAAGGCTTTACTGATGAGCAGAAAGCTTTTGCACAGGCTGAGATTGACGCATTCAATGAAAATCCGCTTACAAGCGAAATCAATTCTGTAGTGAACAAGATTCATGCAGAGATTGGTAAGAAATATATGGAAGAAGCGAAGAAGGCTTCTGAACACGTAGAAGATGAAGTTGAAGATATTTTCTCTGAAATCAACGAAAAGAAGGTTTCTGAAGAGGATGTTGACATTTTCTAATTTGAAATTAGGAGGAAATCAAAATGATTAGAAACATGGTTGAATATACCATGTGAATAGTCCGTTATATATCGAAAGAATATAATGTATCCCTTTGAACTGCTGGAAAACCCTTATAGCTATTTTACCACAACATAACAATGAAATATGTGTAAGTGTGATGGTTTGAAAAGTAAATAGATTGGGCAATCAGCAACCAAGCCCCGAACAGGGGAAGGCTCAACGACTATCGGCTGAAATGCCGTTAGGATGCAAGCGCATCCGAAGTGGAGGGCATCTAAACCAGAAATGGCATGATGAATGATATAGTCTGGACTTCGTATGAAAGTACGAGAAGTTATTTAATAACTTGCGCGGTTTAGCGAACCGTATTGCTAATTCATATAATAATAAAGTTGGTGGTCAAATTGCGAAGAAAAACAAATGAACAATTTCTTCACGAAATGAATGTCAATCATCCAACATTAACTGTTTTGAGTGAATACAGGAATAGTAGAACTAAAGTAAATTTAAAGTGTACTGTGTGTGGATATGAATTTAGTTCTACTCCCGGAAGTTTATATATGGGTCATGGTTGTCCTAATTGCGCTGGATGTGCAAACAAAACAACGGAACAATTTATATCTGAAATGAAAGATATAAATGAAGACATAACTGTATTAGGTGAATATAAAAATAATAGAATACCCATAGAAGTCTCTTGTAAAAAATGTGGACATATATGGAAACCAGTTCCAAATTCATTATTACACGGCAAAGGTTGTCCTGTGTGTAGTGGATTGATGCGAAAAACGCAAGATCAATTTGTTTTAGAAATGAAAGATAAACATCCAGATATTAAAGTAATCGGTGAATATAAAAATAATAAAACAAAGATATTGTGTTTATGTGAAAAATGCGGAAAGTATTTTTCAAGTGCGCCACATACTATGTTAGATGGTGGAAATGGTTGTCCTAACTGCACAATATCTCGTGGAGAAAATAAAATAAAGAATTGGTTAAATAATGAACAAATTGATTATCAATGCCAAAAAACATTTGAAGATTGCAAAGATGTACGCGTATTACCATTTGATTTTTATCTTCCAGAATACAATGTTGCTATAGAATATGACGGAATACAACATTACGTTGCAAAAGATTTTTTCGGTGGTAATGATAGTTTAGATAAACTTAAAAAGCATGATGATATTAAAAATGATTTTTGTATTGATAATAATATTAGATTAATCAGAATACCTTATACACAGTATGAAAATATAGAAAAAATACTACAAAATGAATTAGCAAGCTGACAAACAATATCGTAAAGTTGAAACTTTAGGAATGCTGGATATTGCAAAAATCAATCCTGTCCTTACATCCCAAAATGATGTTGTTAATAATTCTTTCCTCACTGTTGATGGAATTACTTATGTGATTCTTAACGACATCAATGGTGACGATGCGTATAAAGATGGCGTTACAATTAAGGCTGGAGAATACCTGAATGGTTATGATCTTTCCGCTTGGGCTGGTCAGAAACTTGTTATTGATGAGAAGCATATTACTTATGCTTCTGGTGCTGACTATGATGATATTACCGCTGGAACTACTCTGCTGAAGCCTAAGACAGATGGCACTCTTGAGGTTGCTTCTACTGCCCCGTCATCAGGCGTTTATTTTAAAGTTACTGACAAGGTTACGCTTACGGAAAAGGCTGTTAAGGCTGTTGTTATGGTAGCGTAATTATCAATTATATTTGGAGGTAATATAATATGAATACTACTTACGAGTTAAACAATCTTCGTAAAGATGCTGATTACCTGAACAGAGAAATGCGTGCGACATCTATCGTGTCCGAAGTTTTCTCTGCTATGGTTAACGGCAAAGAAGTTGGCGCTATTAAGGGCGCAGATAAAGCAGTTAATTACATTAAAGAGCTTGGCGCTCGTGCTGAGAATGGTGATTTCAACGCCGTTGCTGAACTGAATACACTTCGTAGATTTGTTATCGAAGCTCCTCTGCTTCAGGAAATGAAGATGCTTTCTATCTTCGGTTCTTATCAGGCTGTTGGTTTCGATGAGACTATCGAGCGTGAAGTTTACAAGCATGTTGGCGAGAAATCTCGCGAACAGGCTGCTGGTGGTGATGTTGTATTTTCGGCTATCGTTAAGGAAGTTTATCCTGTTCCGACATTCACTGTTTCGGGTGGCTATGCTGTAGATTATCGTAGAGTCGCACTTGGCGATATGTCCAAAGAGAACGAGGGCATGGAACAGGTTCGTATTGATATTCGCAACAAGGCTAACCGTGCTATTATCAAGAAAATCTACAAAGCTATTCATGATGCTACTGGCGTGAAGTATGCTTTTGAGAATGCTGGACTGACAAAGGCTGGCGTTGATGGCGTTCTGACCAAGATTCGTAGATTTGGTCGCCCAACCGTAATCGGTGACTATGCTCTTCTGTCTCAGTTCACTCCTTGGGCTGGATACGTTGGCACTATCGCTTCTAATACTATCACTGGTATTTCTGAAGCTCAGATGAATGAGATCGCTCAGAATGGTCTGCTTGGAATGTACAATGGTGCTGTTCTTGCTGAAATTGACAATCCGTATGATGAGACTACTCTGAATGCGGCTGGTACTGATTTCGAGACTATGCTTCCTGCTGGTCTTGGCTTCATTGTTCCTGCTGGTGCGCAGTCTCCTATCGCTACTTACACTCGTGGCGGTCTGACTTCCTTCACTGGTAACAATGTGAAGAATGGTCGTGTCGAGAGTAGATTCGACATCGAGGTTGGATGTGATCTTGCCAAGGGTCAGGAATATAAAATAGGTATGTTCTATGACACTAACGTTGGGGGATTAGACTAATTAAATAACAAGTTTGCGAGATAATTACTCGCCACTTGAATCACTAAAGAGGACTGTTTAGGCAGTCCTCTTTTATATTGGATGGTGAGTATAAATGTCTAAAGTAATTACACATGAAGATTTTGTTAATGATGTTAAAAAGAAACATCCACATATAGACGTAATCGGTCGTTATAGAAAAATGAGAATGCCAATAATGTTTCATTGCAACATACATGACTATGATTTTGAAATAATGCCTATGTCTATTCTTAAATCAGAACACGGATGCAAATATTGTGCTATTGATTATGTTTCTGAATGTGTTAGAAAAACAAACGATGAATTTATAAAGGAAGTTGAAGGTATAAATCCAAATACAGAAATTGTTGGTGAATACAAAACTTCTCATACGAAAATTAAATGCAAATGTAAAAAATGTGGAAATGAATGGGATTCGATGCCTTATTCGTTAATTCGAGGTTATGGATGTAAAAATTGTGCAATGAAATATGTTCAAAATTATCGAATTAAATCTCACGAACAATTCATTAGCGAGTTTAATGAACGTAACTTGAATCATAGAACAATAGATATTATAAGCAGATATACAAAAGATGATGAACCAATAACATGTAGATGTAAAGTATGTGGACACGTTTGGCAAACTAAAGCACATAATCTTATAGGGAAAAGAAGTCCATCTGGCTGTCCTATATGCAATACATCAAAAGGCGAATTGAAAATTCTAACATTTCTTGAAAATAACGATGTTAATTTCGAATGGCAAAAATCATTTTCTGATTTAAAAGGTATTGGTGGTGGATTATTATCATATGACTTCTATCTACCAGATAACAATATACTTATTGAATATCAGGGCGAATTTCATGATGGCACAGCTAATTCTCAATCATACGAACAGCTTGAATATCAGAAAGAACATGATAGGCGTAAACGTAAATATGCAAATGATAACAAAATCCAGTTGCTTGAAATTTGGTATAAAGATTTTAATAACATAGAACAGATTCTTAAAGACAATCTCGCGGCATAAATATAAGAGGTGCAAATATGGAAAACAATGAAAACTTTTATTGTTATTCTTTAAGACTATTCCATTATTTGTGCGCGTTTAATGAAAAGTGCTATGCTTCAAAAGTTAATGCATCATCAGGAAATCGCTATTGGGTTTTCAAGAAATCAGATAAGTTGGATGCACTAATCAAATCTTATAATGAAGCTAAACATAAATTTTAGTTGAAAACAGAAAAATAGTTGAAATGAGGTATTAAGTATGGGAAGAACTACAACGGCGAAGAAAGTCTCTGAAGAGAACTTAAATGAAACGCCAAAAGAAGTTGAAACTGTAGTGGCGCAAGAAGTTGAACAGCCATTAAATTTGGAACAGCAAGTGACGGTTAAAAGTATTGCAGGATGGACTACAGGGTTTGCGAGAATGCTTACTGTCGGAGATGTAACCATTCCGAGTAGGGGTTCTATTAGAATGTCGAGAAATGAAATCATTTCGCAGATTCATAATAACAATAACCTGTTTAATGGAATTGACGGATATGGCGGTCATGCAACATTGATTATTGAAGATAAGCCAACATTAAAAGAAGTTGGATTTAATTCTGATAATCAGTTTAGTGACGGTCTTGTAAAAACGTTATTCGAGATTAGAAATCAAGGCGAATTTGAAGATGAACTAAAAAAGAAAATTGTTACTCGTGCAGAGAAATATGCACTTATGGTTTCAATCATTAAACAGAACTTAAATGATTTCAGTAAAATCCGTTTCTGCGAAACTTACACTGGATATAAAATGGATAAAGTAGAACAAGACGAAAAGAATATTCGTTAAATAATGAGGTGATTCAAATGGAAGGAACAACCGCCAATGAGGTATTCGATAGTTTTGATAGTTCATTTCGCGATAAAGAAATAATTCCAGATGGACTCAAATTAGTATGGCTGAAAAAGGCAGTTGCTCGTTATTCCACTGAACTTGAAACACTTGAATTTAACGAGGAAGAAATGTCTTTTGATACAGTCATTAGTCAATATGTTATTGATACGCTTGCTGCTTTTATGAAACAAATGTACCAAGAAAGAGAAGTTTCAAAAGTCAATAAACGTGTTTCCATAGTTGGGAAAGATTTGTCTATTGATGGTGGTGGTCATTCAAAAACCGCCGCGAGAAACGAAATGGAATACGATTCTTCAAAATCTGCATACATGGTTCAAATGCAAAAACCTACTGCATATAATTAAGGTGGTGATTTTATGGCAATAGAATGGTATTTATTAAAACCGCCATATTCACAAACAAGCGGATTTGAAGATGAAGTTATGGATTTTTCGCAAGACGCTTTCTCAGAAGCACTTGAAAGTCCTCTTGCGATAGATGTTGAATATTGTAACGCAGATTTATCAATCTGCTCTCCTATTAAAGCAATAATACAAAACTCAGTACAAGATACAAAGCTGAAAGCATTTACAAGACATCTGTTAGTTCCAATAGGTTCTTGTAAAGCAGGAAATTATATTAAATATAAAAATCGCTATTGGCTAATTGTCGGTTTAGTAGATGATAATGGCATGTACGAAAAAGCCGTGTTGCGTTTATGCAACTGGATTATGTCTTGGGTTAATAAAGAAGGAAAAGTAATTGAAAGATGGGCGAATATTGAATCGGCTTCACAGTACAACAACGGTCAAAGAGATAATAGATATTATGTTATAAGAACAGATCAACTTTTAATATGTATGCCAGATGATGATGAATGCTTATTACTTGACTCAGGACAAAGATTTATCATTGATAAACGTATCCAAGTATATGAAAGAAACATAGGAGATGACGTAGATTCAGTTACTTCAAATAAAGTTATTACATATCAACTCACAAGAAATGATAGTGTTTTATACAATTATATAGATAGTGGTCATTATGAAATTCTTGTTACACAAGATGAACAACATAACGGTGATGGTTTCTATCGAATAGGTGATAAGGGATATTGGTTATGTCTTGAATCTGAACACGGAGAAAATATAAACGATATTCCAGTACAAGGGAATGAAGGACAACAAGAGCCAACTATTTCTACAAGTGAAATAGTTTATGATGAAACAAAAATATTTGTTGGTCTTGGCGCAGCAGAATTTACAGCGGTATTTTACAATGAAGAAGGGAATATCATAGATGGTGATGCTGAGTGGACTATCATTTGTGAGTTTGAAGATAGATTGCAAGTTGATTATATCAATAACACAATATTGATTTCAGTTAATGACTATTCTCTGCTTAATAAATCGTTTGAGTTATTATTAAATGGCGATGAAAGAACAAAAATAAAAATTCAAATCGTTGGACTAATTTAAGGAGAGATAAATGAGAGAATCAACTACTAAAGAAAGAGGTATTTACAAAACTCGTATATCAAATGCATTATTGCAATCTAATAATATTAAAGAAATTATTTTAGGCGATACGAGCGAATTAACTCCGAAAGAATTATTATCAAAGTTTCAAAAACATGTTAATTCTCATTTATTTATAGATGAAACGATTAAAGACACTACGACATATATCTTTTTTGATGTGATAATGCCTGAATTGCGACCTCAGACAAAAATAATTCAAGTTTTGATATATGCTATTTGTCATCGTGATATTTTAGAGGATTATGTGAAAGAAGGTTATTATGGCAATCGCGCCGATATTCTTTCAGAAATGATAGAAGAAACTTTGTTAGACGATAGTATTGTAAAAAAGTTCGGTATAGGTGATTTATCATTAGACAACGTAGATATCTATAACTCGGTTACATTTTATGGATGCATTATGTCATTCAGTGTACGTAATTTTAGATGAAATTAGATTATTTTACATTGTTATGTCCAGAACCGATTTCGTTGTCAATCGGAACATTAAGACAACCTACTTTGCGTGACATAGGTAAACTAACATATCCTAAATTCGGTATGTATCAAGTATATTTAAAACTAACACCAAAAGATTATTATACTCTTCTATGTGGTGACAAAGGTGCTGAATATTGGAATATGCTTTCAGATGAACAAAAAAGTGATATTTCTATTTATGACATTATTCTTTTAGAAGAATCTATTGCAAATACATATTTGGAAATATTTAATTTCTTTTTTATGGAGAGGGTTATCTTTAAAGATAATCTTTTTTTTATTTTAGATACAGATGATTATGAAACACCACCATATGAAATTGAAATAGATAATATTATGGTCGGAAGAATTAGTCCGAAAACATTTGCAGATGTAATAGATATTATTCAGCAAATTCTTTGTATAAAGAGCGATGATCCGTTAGACGAACCAATGCCAAAATTCAAAAACGCAAAGGCTAAAAGGTTATATGAGAGGATGCTAAAGGCGAGAGAAAAACAAAAAAAAGAAAAGGCTTTAAAAGATTATATAAATTTAACTTTGCCTAACATTATTTCTTCCACTGCGATGAAAAGCGCAGGATTGAATATTGTCAATATTTGGGATGCCACGCTATTTCAATTATATGACCAATTCGGTAAAGCACAAAACGATGATGTACATTATTTAAATACTGTACGTGTGGCGGTTTGGGGCGATGAAGATAATAAATTTGATCCCTCGCTTTGGTATAAAAATTTATTCAATAAACAAAATGATAAAATAGACATTTAATGTCTTTAAGGAGGAATTTATTATGCCTGATATTAATAAAGCTAATAGACAGTGCGCTGATGTAGATATTCGTGTACTGAAAACGATGGCTCCGTTTTTATTCTTCGACACAGCTAATACCACTACTGCTGGTCTTTCTGGCGATAGTGTATATGCTATGAAGAAAGGTGTGCGTGCAATCGCGTTCCATAACCCAATTGAGGGTACTATGACTATCGAAGCACAGGTTATGCCATTCAAGGCTTATGCGCTGTTCTCTGATGGTACTATTGATAATACCGCTGCTTATGCCGTGAAGAAAACTATTAAATGTACTACTGCTGGCGAACTTGATATTATTGGCGCAAAGGCAGGTACAGTGTTCGTGTATGCTTCTGGCGAGTTTGGCAATACACAGATTGCAGGAACTTATGCTTCTAACAAGTTCACTGCTACTACCAACAATGATATTGCGGTCGATACCGAGTATGAAGTTGGTTACATCGTAGAGAGAACTGAGAATGTTAAGAAGGTTTCCTTCAATAATAAGAAAGTTCCGAAGGATTATTACATTACAATGTCTACTCTGGATAAGGGTGAGGATGATTCCCTTACACCTTTCATTATGACTGCTTACAAAGCGTCTATTCAGAGAAATTTCGAGCTTTCCTTCTCTTCTGAAGGCGATCCTGCTTCTGTGACAATCACATTAAATAATGATAGTGTGCGCGTACAGAAATGTGCGTGATAAGATAACCTATTGAATTGCTGAAAAACCCTAAAGCTATATATACTACAACGTAAGAATGAAATAAGTCTAAGCGTGAATGTTGCGAAAGCTGAAAGAAATATATAGATGATATAAGGTTAAATCCTAAGTATTGGAATAATGGGCAACCAGCAGCTAAGACTCGAATAGAGTAAAGTTCAACGACTATCCGTAAGGAGTACACCATAAGCTATTGATGGTGGAAGTGGTAGGCATCCGCAAGGATGAAGATATAGTCTGCACTTCGTATGAAAGTACGAGAAGCGTATTATACGCTTGGGAATATATAGCGAATATTCCTTAACACAATGGTTGATTTACTTGAAGATAAAAATGGTAATGTTCTTGATATGATCGAGGACACAACTGACGTAGAGTAATATTTGTATGGGCGAGTGAAAACTCGCCCTATATTTTTAAATTATACACGATAATACTTGTTATATATTCTTCGATTTGATATTATATAAATAATACAAGATAATTCGGGGTAGTTTTATGATGGGCGATTTTAAATACAGTATTGGTGATATAATAAATACGCATAATAGAAATATTATCATTATAGGCAGAGAACAAAGGTCAAATAATGTAAACAGGTCTAAGAGTCAAACCGCTACAAAAAGCGTTAAAAAATGGTATAAATATTGTTGTTTGAATTGTAATAATGAAGATTGGATTGAAGAAAGTAAACTTTCATCTAAAAAGAATCCCTCTGGATGTAATGTATGTTGTTCTGGAGCAAAAAAAGTTTTGAGGGGTTTTAATGATATTTCTACTACTGCCCCTTGGATGGTCAAATATATAATTGACAAAGAATATGTTTATACCCACACGAAGTATTGCAAAGAAAAGACACTGATACAATGTCCTTATTGTAAAAACATTCAAATGAAATCACCTATGCAAATCGCTTCGCATCATTCAATAGCATGTATATGTAATGACAACCAAAGTTATCCGAATAAATTCATGTTCGAATTATTATCTCAATTAAATATTGATTTTAATCCAGAAATGAAATTTGAATGGAGTGGTTATAAACGATATGATTATTATTTTGTTTATAATGAAGAAACTTTCATAATTGAAATGCATGGTTCGCAACATTATAAAGGGAAAGAAACATTCAGAACCACTCTCGAAGAAAATATTAAAAATGATTATACGAAACAAACTCTTGCAATTGAAAATGGCATAAACCATTACTATCAAATTGATTGTTCAATATCAGATTGTGATTATATTAAAAATTCAATAATCTCGTCAAGACTACTATCGGATGTGGGTATTAATGAATTTGATATTGATTGGGGGAAATGTGATGAATTTGCTACATCTAATTTTTATTATCAAGTAGCAAAATATCATGATGATAATCCATTATTAACAGAGAAACAAATTGCAAAGCATTTTAAAGTTTATGATGATGTTATAAAGAGAGCTGTTAAGCAAGGAATGAAATTCGGTTGGTGTAAATATGATTTTACTCAAGATAGACCAATTTATTGCAAAACAAACGATAATTATTATCATAAATCAAATGACGTATTCAATCATTTATTCTTAGATAAAAATATTTGCACATTGAAAAATTTAAGAGTTGGGATTTCTAAAAATCATAAATATCGTGGTTATGAATTTGAATATATAACATTTGAAAAATTTAACGAAGAGAAACGCAAATCGCCAGAGAAATGTCATGGTGATTTTTTCAATATCAAGGAGAATGTAGCATGATTAAAGAATGTCCAGTCATTGAAAATAACGATGCTGTTACTGTTGTCAGATTTAATGGCATTGACATTCAGTTTCCTTCTGTTGGTCAGGAGAATATTAAATTTTTGAATGTCAAATTTGAGAATGGTAAATACTCTATCACAGATGATAAAGAAGAAATAAATTCTGATGTCAAAGAATCTGTATATACAGAACAAAACAATAATGATAAAAATAAGAAAACAATCAAGAAGAAGCATGAAACTATTGTCGAGTAAGGATTGTATTGTAGTTTAAATAAAGGGTAATACTTTGCAATCGCATCGTGTTACCCTTTTCTTTTTTTAGAGTAGAGGTAAGAAAACGAATGCGAACAACAATAAATTTTGAATCTTTAGAAGAAGCTATTGATTGTTATGGACGAGAAAACCTAATTCCAATCGACAATCTAAAACAAGCAATATTTTATATTAAACATGGTTGCCAGCCGAGATTTGTTTGGGAGAAAGAAAGATGCCCGAACAAAATCACATTTTGGTTTTTAAAAAATGAAACTGCGTACATATACCAAAAATGGCTCAACACTTATCCGCATAACAAATAAATATGGCAAGTGTCGGCAAACAATTTGAACGTGATTTTACGAAAAGCGCACCTGATTATTTAGGTGTAATTCGTTTACCAGATGCAGCGCAGTCATTTTTTAGAAGTTCAAATTTAAGATTTAGTAATAAAAATCCATACGACTTTTTGTTATGGAATCCTAAAACACTAACACTCTATGCGCTTGAATTAAAAACAGTAAAAGGTAAATCTATATCTTTTGAGCGCACAAAAGATGAGAACGGTGAAATCCATTATCATCAAATTACAGGTTTAGATAATTTTGAAAAAATCGGAGAATGTGTGTGTGGATTTGTAATTGAGTTCCGTGAACTTGAAACAACCATATTCCTTCCTATTAAAGAGTTTTTGAAATTACAAAACGTGATACCGAAGAAAAGTTTTAATTTTAAAGACCTGTCTATTTACGATGTTAATTACATTACTATTAGTCAAACATTATTAAAAACACATTATCGTTATGACATAAATTCTTTTTTAGAGCAGACAGCTTTACATAACGATATAAAGGGGTAAATCAGAATGAAATATAATAATAAGTTAAATCTGAACGATTATTTTCAAGTTATTCACGATATTGTAGATGAATACTTCGATAAAGATACTTTTGAATATGCACCTCAATTTGGTGAGGCGTTTGCATTATGCGCATATTTTAACAACTGCGTTGAACTTGAAGATTCAGATACGATCAAAACGCATCCTATTGACAATATTTTAGAAGTGCAACATCTATATGACAATGAAGATTTTATGAATCATTTTATGGATGAAGTTGGTTGTGTTAATAATATTGTTCCAAGTTTAACATTTGGGAACGCATATAATAAAGCTATGGACATTGTTGAATTTAAAAAGAATGATGCCAATTCTTATGCAACCGCTATTAGTGCGTCCATTGATGCTGTATTGAAATCCTTTAGAGAAACTTTCTCTGAAAGTGATATTAGGAAGTTTGCGGAAATTGCACAGCAGATTAAAGATGGTAAATTGTCAGAAGAAGCTATTGTAGAAGCATATGGTAATTCTGATAGATTTAAAGCTAATACTGCTTTATTAAATGAGGGAAATGCTACTATTGCACTTCCACCCCAGACATAATTCGTGAGGTGATCTTATGGCTGGTGGAGGACTTGACGCTGCTTTAGAACAGATAAGACAGCGAATGCAATCTGCTATGAGTCAAATAAACGCAAAAGCAATGTCTAACATGCAACAAGAAACGCAAGGATTCTATTCTGGTGGAAGTCCAACAATATATTCACGTACAGGTCAACTCGGAAGTTCACCAAGGACATCTGGAGTACAAGGTGGTGGAAATTCTTATTCTGTTAAAATGTATTTACAAATTCCAAGCTATGCCGTTCCAAATCCGGCATTTACATCAAGAGGATTTGCAAGTTATTTTAGTGGATTACAAGCATTGAACGCTGCCGAGTACCATTTCGCACATGTCAAAGGAAGACCGGGGTTTTGGAATAGAGCAAACCAAAAAACAATACATGATGCACAGAGTATCCTTGCAAGCTATTTTCATTAAGGAGGTAAATAATGTCGGTAAAAAAAGGCAAAGGAAGAAGTACAGTTTACAACGACATTACTTCTCCCGAAAAACTGTCACAAGTCAATCCAGACAATTTAGAATTAGAAAAAGATTATTTGGAATATCTTGCTTCTATTGACAGAGCCAAAACAACTATATATCAGTATGAACATAATTTACATATATTTTGGGTGTGGAATTTAGATTATAACAAAAATAAATTCTTTGTCGATTTGAAGAAGAGGGAATTTAGCAAATTTCAAAATCATGCAATTAACGAGTGGGGATGGTCTCCGAAACGTGTGAGAACTTTTAAAGCAACCATCTCGTCACTTAGCAACTATATAGAAGATATTTTAGACGATGAATACGAGGGATACAAACCAATCGTAAACAAAATTCAATCTCCTGCTAACACGGCAGTAAGAGAAAAATCTGTATTCACATTAACCGAACTTCAAAAACTGCTTGACCAACTTGTATTTGATGGCGAATACATGAAAGCATGTATGATCTCATTGGTTATGAATAACGGCAGACGTAAAGCGGAAATCCCAAGATTCAAAGTTAGTTATTTCAGTAAGAAAAATTTAATATGTGAGGGTGCTTTATATAAAACACCTGAGAAAATGGTAACTAAAGGTCGTGGCACTCGCGGTAAACTTCTTGACGTATACACCCTTGCGAAACCTTTTCAACCATATCTTGATTTATGGTTAGCTGAACGTGAACGATTAAAGATAAGAAGTGATTATTTATTTCCAAGATTAGAAAACGGAAAATATGTTAATAAGCCTATTAAGATTGAAACGATAGATTATTGGGCGCAAAAATTCACAAAAATGATGAACAAACCTTTTTATTGGCATAGTTTACGTCATTTCTTTACCACAAGGTTAGCCGAGTATAACTTACCTGAAACCGTTATTCAAGACATCATAGGTTGGGAGTCAAGCGAAATGGTTAGTGTATATGTCGATAGTTCTACTGATAAGAAACTCGACAAGTATTTCGGAGCAGACGGGATTAAGGATGTGAAACAGGCATCATTAACCGAACTTGATTAATATAAGGAGGTGAGGTGATGGCTGATTTTCAGGCTACGATAAAAGCCATATTAGATGCTTCTGAAGCTGAAGCCAAGTTTAATAGTTTGGTTTCTAATATGACTTCTAAGCCAATACAAATAAAAGTTGATTTTCAGTCTAATCAATTAGGGCAACAGTTAGCATCATTAGCTAACCAATTTTCAAACCAAGGGGCAAGTGCTGGTCAGAGTTTTGCGAACGCATTTTCGAGTAGTTTAAATAAGATTGATTTAAGAAATGGTGGTATAGGCAACATTCAAAATATGTTAATGGGTGCAGGATTTAATAAAAATTCTATACATCAAGTAACAAATGAATTAGACAAACTTACATTATCAATTAGCAAAATTTCAACTACTCAAAAATCAAATGGAAATATCAGTATGAAAATTACTGGTACTGACCAACTTGGTAGAGCCGTTCAAATAGTAAGAGAGTTTGATAAAGAGACTGGAAAAGTTCAAAATACAACAAAGACTTTTTCACAATCTTTTAAAGACATGTCGAGCGGTGTATCTAATGCAGCCGGAAAAGTAAAACAGTTTAATGAATTACAAGCTAAAACATTTGGAAATCAAATGACAACTTGGGCTAAAAATAATTCAAAAGCTGTTGCTGCCTATGGGGATCAATTAGATGATTTACAAGCAAGATTAAAAACAGCGATTGCTAATAAAGATGTTGATGCCATAAAACAACTACGCGATGAATTTAGATATTTACAATCTGATGCGAAAGCAACTGGAAATATAGGGAAGACGTTTTCTGAATCTTTTGGTTCTGCGTTTTCAACGGTTGGTAAATTTGTTGCGTCTTACATGAGTATTTATCGAATGATAAATACTTTGAAAAATGGCATTAAAACTGTTGCCGATCTTGATACTGCATTAGTTGATTTACAAAAGACTTCTACTGCGACACCAAAACAATTAAATAGTTTTTACAAAGAAGCTAATGACATTGCAAAAGAATACGGAACAACAACACAGCAGATTATCCAAGGTGCTGCGGATTAACCTATAAGTCCTCTTATATGGAAACATATAAGTTTACATTCAGCTTTTATCGGGAAAAATCCTGAGAAGGACAATTCCGAGGGCAAGACAAAACATTTAATATCATATCATTGGATGTGGTAATTTGATAAAAAAGAAAAATTATGATGAATATATTGGAAACGAATACAACCTATTAACAATTCTTGATATTTATAAAATTGGAAAACAAAGAAAAGCATTTTGTAAATGTCAATGTGGAAATAAGAAAGAAATGAATTTCTACAACGTAATAAAAGGAAAATCTAAATCATGTGGATGTTATGAAAAAGAATCAAGATATAATCGTAATCATGCACAGACAGATATAATTGGGAAACGGTTTGGGAAACTAACAGTTATTAAAGATTCAGGTAATAGAAGTGCAAACGGTTCAGTTATATGGGAATGCAAGTGTGATTGTGGTAATATAACCTATTGTGAGTCTTCAAATTTAAAACGAGGGCATAAACAATCATGCGGATGCAATAAATTAGATTACATAAATTCATTAAAGAACAATATAATAGGTAAAAAATTTGGATTATTAACAGCTATAAAAGAATTAGATCGAAGCCAATACGATAGAAGAACATACTCATGTGAATGTGATTGTGGAAACATTTGCATTGTGGATGGTTCTTCTTTGACTACTGGACATACTACATCGTGTGGATGTATGGGAAGAAGTAAAGGAGAATATATCATTCAAGAAATACTGCAAAACCATAACATTTCTTTTATAAATCAATATAGATTTGATGATTGCAAACACGAACGGCGATTGCCGTTCGATTTTTATTTGCCTGAAAACAATGTATGTATTGAATATCAAGGAAAACAGCATTATCAAGTAGTCGATTATTTTGGCGGTGTGCAAGGATTCGAGGATAGAAAAAGAAACGATTCTATTAAGAGAAGGTACTGCAAAGATAATGATATAGTATTATTAGAAATACAATATGGAGAAACAATAGAAAATATAGAAAAATTGATATTAAATGTTTTGAACCCGTAACGAGTAAGTTTTACATGCAGTAATGTATGTTTACACGCTGAACACCTAAACGCATTTTGCGCATGGTGAAGATGTACTCTGCTCTGCAAATATAATCTAAAAATGAAATTGCAGAAGTAGGCAGAAATGACCTACTCCTCTTCTATTTTGAAGAGAGTAACAAAAGGTGGTCTCGTCTTGGATATAACCTGTCAGATGCAAAAACGATGAGCAAATTATCATCGCAGTTTGCAGCGATAAGTCCGGGGATGAGTGTTGAAGAAAGCACTTCAAGTCTTGTCAGTACGATGAAGGCATTCGGAATTGAAGCTGATGATGTTCTTGACGGTGTAATGTCTAAAGTTAATAAAGTCGGTAACAGTTTTGCATTGTCAAATGCAGACGTTATGACTGCTCTTAAAAATTCATCAAGTGCTATGGCAGTAGCGAATAACTCACTTGATGAAACTATTGCTTTAATTACTGCTGGTACTGAAATTGTGCAAGATGCGTCCAAAGTAGGTAATGGACTCCGCACAGGATATTGTGCGTATGTACAGAAATGTGCATAAAGTAAATATTTAATTGCTGGTAAAGTGTAAAGCCTTATACCACAATAACGGCGAAAGCACGTTATGATGGTGCGAAAGCAGAAACAACATAAGGATAGCATAAGGCTAAAAACCTAAGTGCTACTCTTCTACTTGAAGAAAATCACAGTTCAGCAACGAAGTACCCTAACGTAATTCTTACCAAAAGAATAGATAAGGCGAGGGTAAACGCTCAACGACTATTCCCTTTATAGGGATTTGGAATAAGAATAAAGGTGGAATCCTGAATATCCAAATCATTAGAAGTACGGCGCAATCGCAAATGGCGTGGGTGAAAACCCCTTAAATGGAAAAGGTATTACTGCTACTCTTTGAGTGTGGTTGAAATATAGTCTATTCTCATACGAAGGTATGAGGCATTGTTTTGTTTAATATTGTTATTGATATATGATGAAAATAAATTAAGAGAATTATGCGATAAACACGATGTTGAATATATTGGTGTTGAATCAAAAATAAAAAATAACAAGCGTGAAAGATTTATTCAGTTTGTTTGCAATAAACATAGAGATTTTGGTTTACAAGAAAGTACAGTCTATAACTTTAAGAGATATAATCATGTATGCCAATATTGTAATGGTGGAAAGTTAAAAGATGTTTTTCGTGATCGTGTTAGAATCGCAAATCCAGATATTGAAGTTTTATCTGAATATAAAAAATGGTTTGATAAAGTAAAATGTCGGTGTAAGGTTTGCGACAACGAATGGGAAGCAAGACCTTCTGTAATATTGTACGGAGGCGGTTGCCCCAAATGTGGAAGGAAGAAAGCAAACTTAGCTGAGATGGCGAATGAAGAAGATATTGTCAGAAGAATACAAAATAAAAATCCGAATATAAAAGTAATAGGAAAATATACTGGTTATCACAATTACATTAAATGTAAGTGTTTGATTGATGACACAGAATGGGATTCACCTGTTTGTCACATATTAAGCGGTGATTCATCTTGTCCAAGTTGTAATCAATCAAAAGGTGAAAGGAAATTATTAGAATTACTTAATTCATTCGGTTATACAGTAGAAAGACAATATTCTTATGATGATTGCAGATACAAATATCCTCTGAAGTTTGATGCTTATGTTAATGAGTTGAACGCTTTATTTGAATATCAAGGCGAACAACATTATATGCCTATTAATTTTTCGGGAAAAGGAAAAGAATGGGCTGAACAACAGCTTGAAATAATACAGATTAGAGATAGAATCAAACTTAATTATTGTAAAGAAAACAATATTCCAATTATCGAAATTCCGTATTGGGAAAGAGATAATATGGAATATTTTTTATTATCTAAAATAAATGAACTGAAGGAGAAAACAAACAATGCGTGTTAGCTTGCGACTAACATAAATATAAAGAATCTCGATGCGTATACGAGGCATGAATGAGGAAACCGAGGAACTTGATGACAATCTTGTGAATATTAAAGGTGATGTTTACGAGTTGACAGGTGGGAAAGTTTCGATCATGGAAGATGAGGATACATACAAATCTACCTATCAAGTTCTGAAGGAAATTTCGGCAGTTTGGGATGATTTATCGGATAAAAACCAAGCCCAACTTCTCGATGAGTTATTCGGCAAGACGAGGGCAGAAAGTTGCCCTAACATGTAGAAATACATGCAAAGAACATATTTAATTACAGGTAATTCCTAAAGCCTTGCACCACAATAACGGCGAAAGCACGTTATGAAGGTTTGACAACGCAAGGATGCAACAATGGATGTTCATGTAGCAAAGTACCCTAACGTCATACATAGACCATATGTTAATTAAGTCGAGGGTAAATGTTCATCGACTATTCCCCATAAGGGATATGACAATCAAATAAAGGTGGAAATCCTGAATAGTCATATCAATAGAAGTACGGCGCAAATTTAGGCGTGAGTGAAAACCTCTTAAATGGAAAAGGTATGCCCCTAACACATAACGGCGAGGGTGAAGAAATAGTCAAAACCTATATGAAAGTATAGGATGTTTAATCTAAAAGCTATGCATAGGAGAAGCATGGCAAGACAATTTACGAAAGAAGAATTAGAAATGATAATTGAAGATTATAAATCTGGAATGAAACCATATAAGTTGGCAGAAAAGTATAAACGAAATTCATCAAGTATTATAAATAAGTTAAAACGATTGGGAGTATATGAATTTTCAAAAAATCATTATTCAGATGAAGATATAGAATTTATAAAGAGGGAATATCCTATTGGTAATTGGGATGCTATTATGAAAAGATTTCCTAATTCAACGAAACAATCAATTATTTCACAGGCGCATAAATTGGGAATAACAGCAGAGTATTTCTTCTGGAATGAATCTGAATTAGAATTTCTAAAACATAATTATTTTAATTACACACTTGATGAACTTGAATCTCATTATGGCTATAAATATTCAAAGGATGCGATACAGACAAAAGCATTTAGATATTTTGGATATTCAACAGATGATGATTGGAGTGAAGAAGAAAATAAACTATTAAAAATACATTATCCAACTAAGCCGATAGATGAAGTATGTAACCTAATTCCGGCAAGAAGTAGAAATGCTATTATAAGTCACGCACGTATTTTGAATCTGTTTTCGTTCTTTTACAACCAAACATATTGGAATGAAGAGCAAGATAATTTACTTCTGAATAATTGGGAGAATATGTCTGATGATGAATTATCTAATTTAATAAGGAAACCGAAGTTATCAATATCTGAACGTAGACATAGATTAGGATTAATGAGGGTTGACAAAGATAATTTGAAATATTCGGATATTAGCAAATACCTTAGAGGTCAATTACAAACATGGAAAACAGATTCTATGCGTAATTGTGATTATCAGTGTGTGCTTACAGGATCAAAAAAATTTCATATTCATCATCTATATAGTTTCAACCATATAGTTTCAGATTTTTTTAATAGTTCTAATTATATTATTAAAGATTTTAATGATTACACGCAAAAAGAATTAGCTGAGATAACATCAGCATTTATTGATGAACATAATAAGTACCCATTAGGTGTATGTATAAGAAAAGACATACATGATTTATTTCATAGTATATATGGAAGATATAATAATACACAAGAACAATGGGAAAGATTCGAAGAAGATTATAAAAATGGTTTTTATATCAATACAGCATAGTAAATTTTAGATTAAACTGGAAAGAGTTATGACCTTTCTGAATGTAATGACAAATTGGTGCTGCCGTAATTTCCAATTTTTCACAAGCCGAAGAAGCAATAAAAAAGATGTCCACTTCTGCTGGCGCAGCAGACGCAGAAATGGAAATCATAACAAATTCAATATCATACAAACTAAATGCTCTTAAAGAAACAGGTACAGGCATTTGGCAAAATCTATTCCAACGTAGTGACATGGGTGCAGTCTTAGATGGACTCACTGGTATACTTGGAGTATTTGATGCAATAACAGACAAGATAGGTTTAGTCGGAACTTTACTTGTTGGTGGTACGCTTGCCAAGGGCATTATGGGCGTGGTTTCTGCTTTTAAAGATGGTGCGACATGGATAGGAGCGTTTGGTAGCGGTTTAGCAAGTATGGCTACAATGGCTGCTCCGCTAATAGCAGCAGCAGTTGCTTTTGGTGCTTATAAAGGATTTGACTATCTTAATTCTGGTTGGACAAGAGCGCAAGATCAAGCAGAAGTTTCGGTTCAAGAATACGAAGATGCACAGTCTAAACTTGAATCTCTTCAAGGCAAACAAGGTGAAAACTTTGAGCAAGCAAAAGGTATAGCACTTAAATACAATATCGAAGTAGAAGGTGCTGATACTGTTGATGATATAATAAATAAAGTTGAAGCGAGTGATACAACTCTAAACTTTGTGGATGAAGCAGAACTTTCAAGATTATCAGAGGCAAGTGCAGAACTTGAGAATCAAATTAAAATTCAAGAAAAGATTGCTGAATCGAAAAAGAAAACCGCTTTAGTAGATACAGAACAGGCTTCAAAAGCGGAAAAGTCTTATTGGGAGCATATTAGAGGACAACACGGCGAAGGCGTGTTCGGCAGTATTGCTTCTGTTTGGGATTATATTACAAGCCAAAAAGCTGTTTATGATGAAAACGGAAGATACACTGGAAAAGATGAAAAAGACCTTTGGGAAGAAGGTGGTACAACAAACATCGACCTTGCCAGAAAATCTCTTGAAAGTCTCAATTCGTTAAAAGAAGAATCAAGTCGTTTAGATGAAAAATTAGCAAAGAAATCAGGTAATTTAACAGATCAAGAAATTAAACAAAGGGAAGATTTAAACTCTAAGATTTCACAAGCTACCGCTGAAACGGCTGGTTATCTTGACATCATTCAAGACCAAGCTGATACCATGTTGAAATATGGTGCTGATTCTGATTACGCAAAGAAATACATTGAAGATGTAAATGATATTGCAAAAGGATTCAGACAAATTGACATGACCCCTGCTGAAAAAGCATTAGATAATCTTGAAAACTTTTTTGATGGCAAAGGAAAAGGGGCAATTAAAGATTATTTGCGAGATTCCGTCAAAGAGGGTAAGAATCTAAAACAGGCTTTAGGCGAAGTCGGTTTGACTATGGATGACTTAGGCATAAGTAATTATAAACAATTAAGAGATTACTTTAAAGATGCCTCAGAAGAAATCGATGGTGCTACAAATAAACTTGATAGTTTTAGAGTATCTGTCGAGGACGTAGAAGAAGCGTCTAAATCCGCAGACCAAGACGCTGGTTGGTCTACAATTCAATCAGCCGTAAAGAAAGGAAAAGAACTTCTCGAAGAAGGAAAAACAGGAACAGACGATTTCCAATCTATCGCGCAGTTCCTAAGTCCTAAGAATTTAAAGAAACAAGCTAAAGAAGCAAAAGAAGCCGGAGGCTATGCTGCCGATGTTTATCAAGAGGCGTTTGAACAAGGATTAGCAAAAGCTGAAAGATGGTTTGGTGAAGATGAAACGCAGTCTATGATGAATGCAGTAGACGATTTCGCAGATGCCGGATTATTTAACGTAAACAAATCAGACGATAAAGGATTGTGGGATATAGAATCACAATTTAATTCCACAGCAGAAGCAGCAGATAAATTAGGAGTTAGTGTTGGTGCTGTCGAAACAGTATTAAGCGCACTTGAAGCATATGGTTATGAATTTGATGGTGTTGAAAAGTCAGGCGATATGCTTAACGAGTTTTCTGACTCACTCGCTGGTCTTAAATCCGTTTACGATGATATGGAAAGCGGAAAAGGCAAAGATAGAGTAAAAGACATCATAGAAGGTTTCGACCAAGAATATAGTTCTTTTGAAGAAGATTTATCAGGGCTTACTGAAGAACAAGTAGTTCATATTAAGTTCGAGTATGATTTGGCTGAAATTCAGAACCAAATGGATCAGTTGCAAAGACAGCGTGAAGGTGAAGGAAGTAACGGAAATGGTTCTGTCGGAACGAGAGAAACAAATGCGCAGTTAATTGCACAACAAGGTTCTTACATTCAGAAATCAATGGAAATGCAAGGATTGACTTCTGAAGGCGTTGAAATACCAGTAACTTTAAAAGACCAACTCGGAGCAGTCGATCAATTTAAACAAAATTTAGCTAATGCGACTTCCGAAGGCGCAAGGCAACAAGCACAAGAACAACTTATCCAAGCACAACAAGCGGTAATTGATACACTCAATCAACAAGACACTACTGCTTTGCAGAACGAAGTTAAAGACGCTGTTTCAAAAGGTGCTGAAGAAGGTCATGTAGAGGGCGCACAAAAATCATCTGAAGAAGTTTCAAATATTCAAAAAGAATCTTCTAAAAACGCACAAGAGCAATTAGCAGAAGAAAGCGGTATACAACCAATGTCTACTGCTTCACTAAAGAATGCTGCATTAGACCCCGATATGCTCGCTCAATTCCAATCCGACATGCAAGAATTATCTGGTTCATCTGAACTTGAAATAGAAGCTAAAGTCAAAGCAAATGAATTGGATACAGATGGTCTTAGTGGCGAAGAAGCAACTATCGAAGGTGGAAAAATTCAAGCATCTGAAATTGAAGCACCAGAAGGCGATGCTATTGAATTAGATGCTAATGTAAACACAGCAACCGTAGAAGATTCAATAGGATCATTATCAGGGCAAGAGATTGAAGCAACACTTAACGCAGATGCATCACAAGCAGAAGGCGAAATAAGTTCTCTGTCAAATCAACAAATAGATGTCTCCATGAATGTTGATACGTCACAGGCAGAAGGCGCAGCAGAATCACTTCAAGGTCAACAAGTAGATGTTGATATGAATGTTGATACATCTGGTGCAGATGGCGCATTAAGTTCTTTAGAAGGTCAATCCGTTACTGCAACTGTTAATGCCGATACTTCCGCTGCAAGTGGCGCGATTAGTGGATTAAGCGGTCAAGCTATAAATGTCAGTGTAAATGTAGATGCACCAGAAGCACCACAATACGAGGATCAATCTCCGCAAGTAGCGTATGGAATTAATGCACCAGCAGCACCAGTTTATCCAGACCAAAATCCGGCGGTAAACTATCACATCAATGCGCCTTCTCCACCGTCATATCCTAATATTAGTAGAACTGTTACATATCATATTGTTACAGTTGGTTCACCTCCTGCTGTTGACGGAACGGCACATGCAAGAGGTACAGCGTATGCAAGAGGTGATTGGGGAACTAAATCAAGCGGTATTGCGCTTGGTGGTGAACTTGGACGCGAGTTAGTTGTAAGGGATGGCAAATTCTTTACTATTGGCGATACTGGTGCAGAAATGTTCGCGTATAAGAAGGACGATATAATCTTCAATGCGGAACAAACAAAACAGATATTTGAAAAAGGGAAAATAACACACGGCAATCGCAGAGGACGAGCATTAGCTGAAGGTACAGCTTTTAGACTTGGCTCTGGTGGTTCTTCATCGTCTGGAGGAAGTTCAAATAGTGGCGGTGGCTCTGGAGGTTCTGGAGGCTCTGGCGGTGGAAGTTCAGGCGGTGGTGGAGGTGGAAATTCATCATCATCTTCTTCTAAAGCTAAAGATTCTAAAGCTGATTACATTGACTGGATAGAAATTAAATTGAAGCGTGTCGAGGAAGAAATAAAAACACTCGATAAAGCATCAAAAGACACTTTCGCAAAATGGTCTACTCGTAATGATAATCTTGTACGTCAAATTCAGAAAACAACAGAAGAAATAGATTTACAAGGTCAAGCATATCAAAGATATATAGGTCAAGCAAATTCCGTACCACTCGCGCAAGATTTACGTGATAAAGTCATAGCCGGAACGATTGATATTAATGAATATGACGATGAAACACGTAAAAACATAGAACAATATAAAAAGTGGTATGAAAACGCAGTCAAGTGTCAAGAAGCAATTCGTGATCTTAAACTTGAATTAAAAGATTTGTATTCAAGTCAATTCAAGAACATCATTACAACATGGGAAAATGCGCTTCAAAATTTAGAACAAACCGCTGACAAAGTAAAATCATTAATAACAAGAAGAGAAGATTTTGCGAGTGATTATGTACAAATGTCACTCAGCAGAGATGCGTCAAATGCAAATATCAAATCTTATCTTGCTTTAATAAATAATCTTTCAGACCAAAGATCAAAACGGAAAAGTGAACTTGCGAAACTTACAGATAAACTTGCAAGCGGAACAACAAAAGGCATTGTAGCAAAAGGTTCTGAAGAATACTATAAATTATTAAAGGATATTCAAGAAGTCGAGGATGAGATAAATGACTTAAACGAAGATATTATTAAAGTTTCAAATAGCATTTCTAAAGAATATGTAAAAGTATTCAATAGTATCTATGATGAATACAAAAATAAATTGTCTCTGTCAGAACATTTATCAAAAGAATATAATAATTATCTCGACATTGCAGAAGCAAAGGGGTTAAAAACAAGTAGCGTTTATTATTCAAAGCTAAAAAGTATAGCGGAAAGCAATGCTAAAAATGCTTCACAATTAGCAAAAGACCTTCAAAAGCAATTAACAAAAGCAGTAGGTACTGGCGAAATTAGGCGTGGTTCAGAAGCATGGTACGAAATGACTGAAAGAATCAATGATGCCGTAGAAGCAGAACAAGAAGCTATCAAGAAGGCTCAAGAATATGCTAATAAAGTAAGAGAAATCAAATGGGATAAATTCGATTATCTACAAAATTCAATCTCTGATATACGTGAAGAAGCGGAGTTCCTAATTGACTTATTTGAAGATAGTGTAATATTTGAAGATAATGGCGCAATCAACGATAATGGAAAAGCTATTCTTGGTTTACATGCTATGAATTATGATGTGGCAATGAACCAAGCAGACAGATACGCGAATGAAATTATCAGACTTAATAGTGAAATTGCAAATGATAGTTCTAATTCTGATTTGTTAGAACGGAGAAAGGAATTACTAAAAGCGCAAAGAGAATCTATTAAAGCTGCCGAGGATGAGAAACATTCTATTAAATCCCTTATATCGGATGGGTTTAAACAGGAATTAGATTATCTTGATGATATCATAGAAAAGTACAAAGATGCATTAGATAATCAAAAAGACCTTTATGATTATCAAAAGAACATTCAAAAGCAAACATCTGAAATATCTTCGCTCCAGAAACAGTTATCGGCGTATGCTAATGACGTTACAGAAGAAACTCGCGCAAAGATTCAAAAGATTAGTGTCGAGTTAAAAGAGAAACAAGATAAGTTAGAAGAAACAGAGTATGATCGCATGGTGTCCGATTCAAAGAAAATGCTTGATAATTTCTATGACGATTATCAAGAAGCATTAAACAAGAGATTGGATAACATTGATACGCTTATAGAAAACGTAATAGATTCTTCAAACGAAAATGCATCTTCTATTTCTGAAACAATTAAAGAAAAAGCTGATTCTGTTGGGTTGACGTTAAGTTCAGAATTAAAAGATATTTGGGATGGAAGTCTTGATACTGTGTTGAACGTCTATGGCGATAGACATTTATCAGCATTAACAACTATCAATCAAACTATTCTTAGTGTTCGTGATGCTGTTTATGGATTATGGCAACAAGCCGATGCGGTTGCTAAATCTGACTCCTCTGCTATCGGTGCTGAGTCAAGCAATAAGAAAAAACAAGAGGCTGATGCAGCGAAAAAAGCAAAAAGCACAAAGGCAAAAGCAAGCAACGCATCTAAGGCTACAACTTCCATAGGTGATATAATGAAAACTTCTGAAAAGAAGTATCAAACGGAACTTGCTAAACAAAATTCTCAAAAGCAATTTGCTAAATACGGTGATTGGGCGTATGTTTATGATTATAACTTCTACCGTTCACACAACAAAGATTTACAACAGGCTTTTGGAAATGATGAAGAGAAATACTTTGAACACTTTAAACAATATGGTATGAAAGAAGGTAGACAAGGCAACGCATTATTTAATGTACATTATTACAAGAATCAATATAAAGATTTACAGAAGGCGTTCGGTAATAACCTTGCTGAATACTACAAACATTTTATGTCATATGGAATCAATGAAGGTCGTTCACCAAATAAGAATTTTAACTTCAGCAAGTACAAGAGCAACAATAAAGATGTTGCGAAGGCTTTTGGAAAGAACACAAAAGAATACTATAAACACTGGTTACAATATGGTCAACACGAAAACAGGAAAAGTTATGCGACAGGCGCAAAACGTGTTGGAACTACTGGTTATGCATGGACGCAAGAAGGCGCGAATGAAGTGTATTTACGTGCTTCTGACCATGCTGTACTTACTCGTGTTGGTGCAGACGATAGGATTTATAACGCTATGGCAAGTGAAAACTTGTGGCAAGCTGCAAATAATCCTGCTAATTTCATAGCAAATAATTTATCAGGTTTAAATACATCATCTATTAGTGGTATCCATAACGGAACAAAGGTTGAACAGAACTTTGATAATATAAGTTTTGTTATGCCTAATGTAAGAAATTACAATGAACTTGTTTCGCAAATGCAACAGGATAAGAATTTTGAGAAATTAGTTCAAGCTATGACTTTAGGGCAACTTAATGGTAAATCATCTGATATGAAATATCGATTAAGATTTAAATAAGTACGAGGGTGAAATTAATCACCCTCGTTTATTATTGGAGAGAAAATGGACGAAGAACAAGAATTAAAAAGAACTCTTGAAGAAAAAATAGAAAGGGCAAACCAAATGTTAATAGAATGCAGTCAGCTAAAGACTGAATGGGAAGAAAGGATTGAAGAAGCTAAAGCAGCAAAAAACAACTATGATTCACTAATACGAATATTAACATTGGAACTAAATAAAACTAACTTAAAAGAGGATCAATCATGAACGCTGTAGATTTTGAATATGATGGTCAGTATCTTAACGATTTTGGCTTTATTATTTGCGATTTCAATGATACATCTGGAACAAATATTACATCTGCTGGTTCAAATATATCTTTTAAAAAAGTATCAAGATATGGAGGTAATATTCATTCTCTGACAAGTACACAATATGAAGAATGTATCGAGGCAGTATTTGATATTTGTAAAGACCCTGATGTATATGATGATTTAGAAATCTCAAATGACGAGTTTAGAGACTTAATGAGATGGCTTAATCGCAAAGAATTTTTAAAGTTCAGAATCAGCGATCCTGATTTAGACTATGATACTTGCTATTATAACGCAAGTTTTAATATCGAAAAAATTAAAGTAGCCGAGAAACTATATGGACTTCGCTTAACAATGGAAACTGATAAGCCTTTTGGATATGGACTTGAACAACGCATGAAGTGGGATTTTAGCGAAATAAAACCCTCATATGTTTTTAATGATATGTCTGACGAAATTGGATTCATATATCCTTCCATTGTAGTCACATGTAAAGATAGTGGTGATTTAGAAATCAGCAATGATTTATGCAATACAACTATGCGAGTTAAAAATTGCACAAATGGCGAAGTTCTTACAATGAATGCAGAAACACAAATAATATCTTCATCTATTGAATCACATAAAATTAGTGAGGATTTTAATTATGAATTTTTCTGCATTGGGAATACATATGATAATAGGCGCAATACAATAACTGCATCTCTGCCTTGCACATTAGAAATAATATACACGCCAATTATTAAAGATATTCCTTAAAGGAGGTTTTATTATGGCGATAAAACTTGAATTTGATTCAGCTAAAAATGTAAAATCTCCCACTATTGTTCTTTCTAAAAGAAGTGGCAAAAAAATAGGTGTTATACCTTCAACCGAAATACATTTTACTGATAATTTTAATTCTTATAATTCACTTAGTTTCAATGTATCAAAGATGTATGGAAATGTGCCTACTAACTTATGGGATGAAATTATAGATTTTAAATTAGTGTGGTGTAAGGAATGGGATGCTTGGTTTGAGATAACCGTAGAAATTGATGAATCAAATGAACTTGTTAAAATCATAAACGCTCGTTCCATCGGTGAAGCTGAACTATCAGCAATCAAACTATTTGATATACAAATAAATACAGAAGATGATATAGAATTGGATGATTATGTTCCAACTAAATTATATGACGATGAAAATCCAAAGGCATCTTTGCTGAATCGAATTACAGAAAAAGCACCACATTACACGATTAAGCATGTTGACTCTACAATAAAAGATATACAGAGAGTATTTACTTTTGACAACACTTCTATATATGATGCATTTCAGGAAATATCAGAGGAAATAGGATGTTTATTTGTGATTTCGCAAAAGTCTGATGAAAACGGTTATCCAGAAAGAGGGATATATGTTTATGATTTGCAAAACTATTGTAATGAATGTGGATATCGCGGAGATTTTAATAATGGCATATGTCCTAAATGTGGAAGTGCAAACATAACAAGTGGTTATGGAGAAGATACTACCGTGTTTGTATCAAGCGAAAATCTTGCAGATAATATCAAGCTATCTTCTGATACAAATCAAGTAAATACTTGTTTTAAATTAGATACTGGTGACGATTTAATGACTGCATCAGTTATGTTAAGTAATCCAAACGGAACAGAATATTTGTGGTACATACCAGACAATATTAAAGATGATATGTCAGATGAATTAAAAGATGTACTTAATAATTATGATGAGTTATATGCGTATTATCAAAATGAATATCCTGTGTTGATAGATGAGGATTTATTAAGCCAATACAATTCTGTTGTGGAGAAATATCAAGATTACGATGAGACAATAAATGCATTAAGCAATGAACAAGGTTTCAGTTCTCTTATTGATATTTTATATAGTGCATTAGATTTTCAAATATATTTAAAAAGTGGATTATTGCCAACAGTAGAAATGTCAGATACAAACGCATCAGAACAAGTAGAGTTGCTTAATAGCGAATCTCTATCTTCTATCTCTATTGCGAATTTGCATTCTGCTTCAAGTTCAACAGTAGATTTAAATGTATTGTCTTTAGCAAAAGCTATTGTACGTTCTACTTATCAAGTAAAAATAAAAGAGTCATCATATGATTCAACGCTGTACATTTGGCGCGGAAAATTTTCAGTAACTAATTACTCAGATGAGGATGATACCGCTGAATCAGAAGAAATAATGATTGAGATAGACGATGATTATTCATCCTTCATAAGACAGAAAATTGAATATGTGCTAAATAAAGAAAAAACTGATGAATGTGATGTATTGGTTTTGTTTAGTAAAGCGTGTGTTTATTCACATGCTACATATTCAGGAGAATTTGTAGACGAATTAAAAAAATACTGTTTGAACCAATTACAGTCATTCCATGAAAATTGTCAGTCGTGCTTAGATATCCTTGTCGAACAAGGAATATCTGATAATGAAACTTGGCTCAACGCAGAAACAAATCTATATGAAACATTTTACGAAGATTACTATACAAAATTAAAAGCAATCGAATGCGAAATAGCTTTACGACAAGACGAAATCGAAATAATAGAATCAGTATATAACGAAGCGTCTGAGATAAGATCATTAATTCAAAAGAGTTTAGACTTCAAAGAATTTATCGGTGATGATTTATGGAAGGAATTTTGTTCTTATCGGCGTGAAGCAATTTATTCAAATCGAAATTATATATCTGATGGATTAACAAATCCACAGCTATTAGAAAGAGCGAGAGAATTTATAGACGTTGCAAATAAAGAACTTATTAAATCCGCTACTCTTCAACATAGCATTGATGCTACATTAAAAAACCTTTTGGCAATTAAAGGATTTGAACCGATATTAGATTATTTCTGTGTCGGTAATTGGATAAGAGTAAAAATTGACGGTGAAATATATAAGCTGAGATTGATAGGGTATACCGTAAATTTTGACGATATAGATTCATTATCTGTTGAATTTTCAGATGTAATAAATAGTGGTAATGATGTATCAGATTTAAAAAGCATCATAGATCAAGCAAGTAGTATGGCAACGTCTTATCAATCTATTGAACGTCAAGCATCAAAAAGTGAAGAAACAACGGAAATTGTAAACTCATGGTTTGAAGATGGTTTAGACGCAACGCTTACAAAGATTGTCAATTCTGCGATAGGACAAGATATGTCATTTGATGAACATGGTCTGCTTTTAAGAAAATTCGATCCTATCACGGAAGATTATGAAGATGAGCAAATGAAACTCATTAACTCTACCATTGCTATTACTACTGATAACTGGCGTACTACAAAAACAGCCATAGGAAGGTTTCATTACATTAATCCTGTAACAGAAGAAATGGAAACCGCATATGGTATAAACGGTGAAACAATCGTGGGAAAAATGATTATCGGAGAAACACTTGGCTTATATAATGAAACAGGTTCGTTGACCTTTGATGAAAACGGTTTATCTGTCTCAAATACAAACAATTCTTTTATTGTAAATCCAAGCGCATCATCCATCGTTGAAATATTAAAAGGTAATTCATCCATATTTAATATCAATACAGATGGTGATTTAAATCTTACTGGTAATATAAATGCTAAAAGTGGCACTATAGGCAGTGTGAATCCATTTAATATTTCAGATAATGGATTTGACGGATATTACACTGCCACATCCGGCGAATATAAAATTTATCAGCAAAATGAAAGAATATTCCCAAATGCAAATGACGAATATGATACGTTTACTATTTCATATGAAAGACAAAAAGACCCTGAGAACGACAATGACAACACTTCATTAAAATTGTTGTATATAAGTCTAAATATAATGTATTCATATGAGACAGAAGAAACAGATGATGATATCGTTATTATTGACGATTTAGAATTGTATGATGATTCAGATGAAGATGAGCAATTAGTAGGAAGTTCTTCAAGTGGAACTACTACAACAACCACAAATACTGTTACGAGAACAAACTATATAACTGTTCCTATTCTATATTCAGAAGTAGATGTTTCAAATGAAGTAGTTATTACCTACCCAACAAACAATGTACATTACAAGTACGAGCATGATTTCCATGAAAACGACATGGATACATACATCAAAAATCTTGTAATAAACAATGATGCGAATCTTGGGAGCAACTATCCTCTTACTGATATTACAATTCTTGATGTTTTTGCATTTGTAAGGTATGGTCGTAGTTTTGCTCAATTTAATCAATATACGCATATCGGAAGTGACTACTTTAAATACGGTGAATCATTTCGTATTGAAGATGGCAATGTTGTTGTTAAAGATATTGAAGTTGACAATATAAAAGTGAATAACGACATCATAGTAATTAATAGTATCAGTTGTAAAAAAGATGATGATATAACTTTTTGGAGCATAAGCGGTAACGCAACAGATGAAAATGGATACCTTGAAATATCTACGTCATACACAAATGATAGTTTAGATAATGATCGTCATTACATACCAATTCGCATAAAACAATATAATTATATATCAAATCATTGTTATGAAAGAACGCTTCAGCTATTAGATAAAGACGGAAATACAAGGATTCCGAAATCATTAATATGTACTTCCTTTAAAGCCAACACATCAAATGGATATATTGATTTCGATGGACAGGTTTCTTTGAATAATAAAACAACGTGGCTTGGTCGTTCCACCGTAGGAACTGAAAGACGTTTAAGGATTTCTTCTGCAAATTCTAATGGCACTTATGCGCATGATATGTTTATTTATGGTGGTAATGCTTCATCAAGAACTGCATTCGGTATTTTTAATGCTATTGCTAATAAAGCGATATTTTTATATACAGATGATAATGATTCTATTTCTGTAGCAAACGCATCACACTTCTACTTTAAAGATTGGAGTGGAACAGTAAGAAAGCCATTGGCTTCAGCTACGACAGATACAAAGAGAATGGCTTGTATAGGCTCAAATTCAAACGGTCTTATTCTAATAGGTCAATGGGAAACATCTAATTTTTCAACAAAATATTTATCTGTTCCATCATCCGATATACGATTAAAAAAGAATATAGCACAAACGGAAATAAAATCTGCAATAGATGTTCTTAATGAGATATCATTGCGATCTTTCGATTGGAAAGACGGAAAAGGTCATCAAAAAATAGGTTTTATCGCAGATGAACTTGAAAAGATAGATGATAAATTATCAATCGGTGGTGGCTATAACAAAGATGGAACTATGAATGTTAAAAGTGTAAATGATTTCTATATGCTTGGTTATATTGTAAAAGCAATACAGGAATTGTATGAAATGATAAAAGAGGGAAATAAATGAAAGTAAAAAATATTGATTTAATAGGTATGGTTCGTGTTCTTGAATACTATTCAAAAAAGAAATTGCCACAAAGAATTAGTTTTGCAATTACAAGGAACATGATTTTGTTAGCAAAAGATATTGAATGTTACTCAAAATCATTAGAAAACATTTTTGATAAGTATAAAGAATATTTTGTTAAAGATGAAAATGGCAACATAAAATACAATAATCAGGGAATACCCATTGTTGATAAAGAACACGTATCGACTTACGGAAATGAAATAGGTGAATTACTTAATATTGAAATCGATGTTGATCTATATAAGATTGATATTTCTGTATTTGATTATGATGATAATGATAAATATGATTCTCTTTCAGCAGAGGATATAATCAGCTTACAAAGCGTATTATGTGATTCATCTTATAGCAAGTGATATTATAGCTGCTATCAATTTATATTGGTGGCAGCTATTTACATGTAACTTATAAACATTATTTTAAACATATGGAGAAGTGAACTATGCTTAAAGGAATACAGAATTTTTTAGAATTTGTTAATGAAAACTGGACTACTATCGCTGTAATCATTGGACTGTGCCTTACTATTGCTAAAAAGGTAATTGACTTTGCAAGTCACACTAATGAAGAGAGAATTATGATTGCAAAGCAACAGATTAAGGAAACTATCTTAAAGATGATTCTTGATGCAGAGTTAGATTTTAATGATTGGAATAAAGCAGGATCAATCAAGCGGTCTCAAGTAATTGGTATGATTTATGAGAAATACCCGATTCTTTCAAAAGCAGTTAATCAGAGTGATTTAATCGCATGGATTGATATGGAAATTAACGAATCTTTAAAGACATTAAAAGAAGTAGTAGAAAACAATAAAGTTGAGTAAAATCGTATGAGGTAAATTAATCATGGAAACAAGCACGATAATTCATGAATTATCTTTAATCCCAATAGGCACGATAGTTGCTTGGCTTGTTGTTTTAGCTGGAATTGTAACAACTATCATTACATTTACTATCAAGTTATATAAAGCATTTGAAAAGACACATGAGATAAGGGAAGAAAGTATTGAATTTAAGAAAATGATTCAGAGCCATGATGAACAATTAAAGTCCATCAGTGACAAATTATCGCACATTCAAAAACAATTAGATAAGCAAGATGAATCTGACTTAAAAAGTTTACGCTATGCTATTGTTCGTGCTGGTGAAGAATATGTTTCCAAAGGACAAATAACAATAAGACAATTACGGGCATTAGAAGAAATGTATGAAGAATACCAAGAAAGACATGGTAATGGATATGTTGCAACTCTAATGCTGAAAGTAAGAAATCTGCCAGTAATAGGCAAACTTGATGAAAATGACGATGATATAGAAGAATGATATAGTTTAAGAGAGTGGTTGCAATATGCAATCACTCTTATTTTTACAATTTAACAACAACTAAATAAAACTATCATTTTATTGTGATGATGAACACAATATATGGTGCAATAAAGCACAATATACACTATATATTGTAGTGTAAAATTGTAGTTTAATAGGAGATTTTATATGGATATATTAGTTAATGTCGCTAATCAAAAACTAAAAATAGCGGCAAATCTGAAAAACCTTGTAGCAGGCACACAAGAGTTCATCCGATTTGTCTATAACCTAACTGGTGATTGGGATGGGCTTACAGTCTTTGCGCAGTTTATCCAAGATGGGGTTGCATATAATCAATTATTAGACTCCGAAAACTCCGCATATCTCCCATCAGAAATTGGTGCAGGAACGGTGACAATGATGCTTTATGGTAGTGGGGAAAATACTATCGCCACGACCAACTATTTAACATTAACTGTTGATGAAAACATCCTTATACAAGATGCCCATAGCACAGAGATTACAAGGAGTTTATACGATCAACTTGTAAGTATTGTCCAACAATCAATATCTACGCCTTTGTCTGCATCCACAGCAGATGAAATGACTGATACATCGCGAATTTATGTATATACTGGTAACGAAACTGGATATAATAACGGTTATTGGTATTATTATGATGGGTCTGAATGGCTTGCTGGTGGTGTTTATAATGCTGTTACTGTGCAGACAGATGCAAGTTTGTCTGTCGCTGGAATGCCAGCAGATTCATCAATGGTCGGTGCGAGATTGAACAATAACGAAGCTTACATTAGCATGCTTGAATCGCAAATAGCAGAACTTCAAGAGGCAATGTTAAACATTTCAATCGATGCTGATGATCTTGGTTTGGAACAGGATGAGGATACCTACTATGTGTATCCGACATACAAAGGTATCCGTTCAGAAAACGGTATTCCGCTTGCGTCATCAGGCGGTGGTGGCAGCGGCGGTGGAGATGTCATCTCTGCCATACTCAATGTTACTAATACAACAGGGTGGCTCTCAAAAACTATCGCTTCTGGTTCTGATTGTGATATTTCACTTGTATGGTCTTCAACGGAAGATGGTATGCCTACAGGTGATGGTAACATCCGCATTTCAGTTAACGATGTCGTTAGAACAACTTATCAAATTTCTCAGGGAAACGTGTTTGTCAATCTTGCCCCATACCTTGCAACAGGTACAAACAAGGTGAAAGTGCGTATTTCCGATACATACGATCAGGGCAAAACAATCACGTTTAACATTACTTCGATTGCGCTGTCAATTACAAGTACGTTTGATTCGTCTACGGTTTACAGCGGTGCAATAAGTTTTCCGTACACTCCTGTTGGTGCGGTCGAAAAAACAGTGTATTTCATTCTTGACGGTCAGACAATTGGTACGCAGACAACTCAGGTATCAAACAGACAGATGTCATATACGATTCCTTCACAGATTCACGGAGCGCACTCATTAAGAGTGTATTTTGAATCCACAATTAATAACGAAACAGTACGAAGTAATGAGTTGTATTATGAATTCCTGTTTGTGGATTCACTAACCACAGCACCGATTATTGCATCTTCGTTTAATACAAAATCAATGCCACAGTATTCGACCATTGCACTTCCGTTTCTTGTGTATACACCTGCGACTCTCACATCGAATGTTACGATTAGCGTAAACGGAACAGTTGTTTCAACGCAGACGGTAGACAGGACGGAGCAATCGTTCTCATATAAGGCAAATCAATATGGAACGCTTACGTTTGTAATTTCTACAGGTAATGTGTCGAAGACTATATCTCTGACAATTACAGAGTCTGAAATTGATGTTAAAGCCGAAACAGAAGACTTAGCACTGTATCTTTCTTCGCAGGGCAGAAGCAACGCGGAATCAACTCGTAATGTTTGGACGTATGGCGATGGAGCCAGTCAGATCGCTTGTACACTTAGCGGATTTAACTGGGTATCTGACGGTTGGCAGACAGATGATGACAATACAACATTGCTTCGTGTTTCTGGAAATGCCAGAGTTACGATTCCATACAAGCCGTTTGCACAAGACTTCCGTACAACAGGTAAGACGATTGAATTGGAGTTCGCAACCAGAAACGTACTTGATTATGATGCGACAATTCTTTCATGTATAAGTGGTGGCAGAGGTCTGGAACTTACACCACAAAAGGCAACATTGAAATCAGAACAATCTGAAATCAGTGTTCAGTACAAAGAAAATGAACATATCAGAGTCACGTTTGTCGTAGAGAAGCGTGCTGAAAACAGACTGGTATTTGTATTTATCAATTCAATTCCATCGGGAGTAATTGAGTACCCGACCAACGATGACTTCTCACAAATCTCGCCTGTTAATATCGCTATTGGCTCAAATGATGCAACAATCGATCTGTATTGTATCAGAGTGTATGACAACAATCTGACACGGCACCAAGTCCTTGACAACTGGATCGCAGACACAACAGATGGTTCAGAAATGCTCGATAGATATTCCAGAAACAATGTCTATGATGCATACGGCAATATTACGATTGCGAATCTTCCGAGTTACATTCCGTATTTCATCCTTGATGCCGATGAACTTCCGCAGTACAAGGGTGACAAGAAGACGATTACCGGAACATATACAGACCCGATGTATCCCTCTAAATCATTTACGTTTACTGGATGCCAGATTAATGTACAGGGTACTTCGTCTGCACCGTATGCGAGAAAGAACTACGATATGCAGTTCAAGAACGGATTTGAACTGACATCTGGTCATGCAAATCAGTATGCCCTTCGAACAGGCGCAATTCCGTTTAATAGATTCGTTTTAAAAGCAGATGTGGCATCTTCTGAAGGTGCAAACAACGTGGAATTGGTTCGCCTATATAATGACGCTTGTCCGTATAAAACTCCAGAAATGGTCGAAGATTCGAGAGTTCGGTGGGGTATTGACGGATTTCCGATTGTAGTTTTCTGGAACGATACAGCAACAGGCACAGTAAAATTCTTAGGCAAATACAACTTCAACTTACCAAAACGCGCTCCTGCTCCGTATGGTTATTCAGAAGATGGAACAATGGAATCATGGGAGTTCCAGAACAACCGTGATGCGCTTATGTTGTTCCAGTCGGATTACTTCAATATGGAAATGAGAACTGATCCGGATACAGGCGAAACAAAAGAAGCATGGCGGTTTGACTATGAAGCACGTTTTCCGTCTGATGAATGGACAGACATCAGCATCCTGCAAGAATTCCAGACATTTGTTTATTCAACATGGAGACAGAATGCGCCGAATACTGCACTTCCTACTTCTGTAACATATGGCGGAGTAACATATACAACCGATAATGCCGATTATAGGCTTGCGAAATTCAAAAATGAATTCCCGACATATGCGGAACTTGACAGCTTTATTTTCTACTATATCTTTACTGAGCAGTTCCTGATGGTAGACTCTCGCGCGAAGAACCTTTTCATTGGTTTTAACGGATCGCCTGTTACAGTAAGCGGTAGAAAAGCAACCAGAAAAGCAACTGCGCAGCCATATGATATGGATACCGCAATTGGAACAAACAACGAGGGTTCTCTTGTTAATAGCTATAATGTAGAAGATGCGGATTACGGCGGTGTGTATACAGGTGAAGGATCTGTACTTTGGGAAAATATTCGTGATGCGTTCAATACGGAAATCGTACAAATGTATCAGTCACTCAGAAACCAAGGCATCCTGTCGTTTGACACTGTTGAAACACGATTCGAAGAACATCAAAGCATATGGTCAGAAGCAATTTGGCTTGAGGATTCGTGGTTCAAGTATATTGATCCGCTTATTAATCCAGACGCAGGTAAACAGCCAACATCCATGTATCTGCCGATGATGCAAGGCTCAAAGGAACAGCAGAGAAAATGGTGGCTCTCAAACAGATTCCGTTATCAGGATTCAAGATGGCATTGCGGAGATGCATTGCTTTCTCCGATTCAGTTAAGAGCATACTCTAAAGGCAATATCACGGTCACACCGTATTTTGATATTTATGCAACCGTCAGATATGGTACTCCTATAGTCACGCAAAGATCGACACACGGTCAGGCAACAACGCTTGTTTGTCCACCAGAAGTAACTACGTTTTACGACACTGAGATTTATATTTACTCCGCTCAACAGATTGCAAGTGTTGGAGATTTGTCGCCACTTAAAGTGGGATTGGCAGATTTCAGCGGTGCAATCAACTTGCAGGAAGTAAAACTCGGTGATTCAAGTAGCAGTTACAATAACGACTGGCTGTATCAATTAAGTTTCGGTAGTAATAGATTGCTCAAGAAAATTGATGTGAGAAATTGCGCAGGTCTTGGAAACACCAACATAGAAGGTCACACACAAACCACCGTTGATATCTCTGGGTGCGAAGTCATCGAGGAAGTCTATTTTGATGGAACAAACATCAAAGGACTTACGCTTCCGAATGGCGGTGTCTTAAAAGTCCTCAGTTTGCCAAGCACCATCACAGGTCTTGTTGTGCAAAATCAATCTCAGTTGACCACATTCTCTGTCACGAACAACGACTATAGCAACATAGAAACACTCCGCATTGAGAATTGTAGTTCCGTTATCCCTGTTATGGATATTCTTGACGATATTAAACAGGGTAGTCGTGTTCGTATTATTGGCTTCACGACAACAGCAAGTGGTGCATCTGATGCGGCGAAAAAGACAGATATCGAAGAGTTCTACGCATATCTTGACACAATGCGCGGACTTGACGAATACGGTAACAACGTAGCCACTGCACAGGTTCAAGGCATAATCACAGGCATTGACACGCTGACAGGTGCATGGCTTGCACAGATGAAAGCAAAGTACCCATACATCGACATTACATATAACCACATCACATCCAACCTCTTCTATTACAACGGAGAAACATTGTACTATACAGAGTCAATCACAGACGGTGCAAATGGTGTATACACTGGCACTCCTACAAAAGCGAACAGCAGTGATGGTCATTACAGTTATACATTTGCGGGATGGTCAAAAGACGATGACAACACGGTCGATGCAGATGCAAGAACAAACGTAACGGCAGACAGAAATGTTTACGCTTGCTACACAGCAAACGTTCGCAAGTACACCATCACATGGAGAAACAACGGCACGACTATCAGGACAGATACAGATGTCGAATGGGGAACCAAACCTGTATGGGGACAGGCAATGCCATCAAGCGGTGGACAGACCGCAACAGGTTGGGATTACGATCTCAATGTCGGTATCACAGGAAACACGACAATCAACGCAAAATACGTTCCGCAGTACACTGCTACATTCGTATTGGCGGCAGTTGACAGTCCGACAGGAAGTCAGTACACACTGGCAAGTCCGAAGTTCGATGAAGGTAGCACACCTGTATATAGTGGCGAAACACCGACAACAGCACAGGGCGATTCGACAGAGTTCACATTCACAGGTTGGAGTCCTGCACTCGCGCCGATCTATGCCAACACAACATATGTTGCACAGTTCCAAGACAACAGAGCAGTTACGATTCAGTATCTGTCGCGTAATATTGCTGAGTATGAGTCCAGTAGCAATACGACATTTGCGGCATATGGACTTGGCTATGCAACGAAGCTGACGAGCGCGAAAGCACCTGTGACATCGGTAGCTGAATATGCGTTCGCAAATGATACGAATCTTGAGGTTGTGGATCTGTCTGCTACATCTGGTGCGGTTACGATTGCGAGCAATGCGTTCAGCGGATGCACGAATCTGCAACATGTAATCATCAGAAGCAGTACGATGGCAACGCTGAGTAGTACAAATGCTTTTACAGGCACGAAATTTGCTTATGGTGAAGGTGTGGTATATGTACCAACAAGTCTGGTAGCAACGTACAAGGCAAACACCAATTGGTCTAATTACAATATTGCAGATATCAATGATTATCCGATAACTGACCTCAGTACAATTACGGATAGTTGGTCAACGATTATTGCGAATAACAATTATGCGACAGCTTACACTGTTGGAGACACGAAACTCGTTGATCTTGGCACGTTTGGCAAACACTACTTCGAACTCGTTGCAATGGATGAAGACACTAAGGCAAGTGGCGGCAAGGCTAGGATGACATGGATGAACAAAAACTTCCTGACTACACATGTTATGAATACAAGTAACACTACCACAGGCGGTTATGATGCATCTAACATGAAATCTTGGCTTACAAGCGATGTCCTGCCACAACTGCAAAGCGAAATCAAGAATGCAATTGTACCTGTCACAAAGATTTCAGGTACATACGAAAATAGCGCGGTTGTTGTCAACGGTCAATCAACCACAGAATCGTTGTGGATTCCATCTGAATATGAAATATTCGGAACAACAACATATGAAAATACAGGAGCGCAGTATTCTAAGTTTGATACTGCCGCAAAGCGCATCAAGTACAATCCTGCCACTGGCTCCGCGAACAACTGGTGGCTCCGTTCCGCTAGCAGTGCGAGCAACTTCCGGGGCGTGAATGGCAACGGTGGCGCGAACGTCAGCAGCGCGGTCAGCGCGTATGGAGTTGTCCTCGGCTTCTGTATTTAACTAATCTATCAATCTAGGGAATCAGGGACAATTTGTCCCGATTCCCCTTTTTAAATTAAGAAAAGGAGGAATATATATGCCAGCACCAAAATCAGTGCTACGAGAAGAAAAGCGTCCGTTTGCTCCAGTCGATACCGCGAATAGGTTATTTCGCAAAGTTTTGCAAATATCCATGAAGATGCCAAAGAGATATACGTACTTAGTATTACAGGAGTTTTTAAATCATGCACGACAGGTCAGGGACAATGCCAAGATGGGCAACTCGGTATTTGCGACAAATGACCATGAGAAACAGATTCGTATCGACTATTGGATTCGCGCAAGAGCGGAACTACAAGCGTTGGCGAGTGGATTGGATGATTTTCTTGAGATGCCAGATACGCTGACATATAAAGACTCCGCAACTGGTAAGACAAAAGGTGTTACGCTGAATGAGTTAGGAGAAATTGCAGATCTCATTAATCAGGAAACGGCACTTATAACCAAGCAATTAGAAATCGAAAGAAGCAAATAGGTTATCGACTACAGGGGTGGCTCCGCGAACAACTGGTGGCTCCGTTCCGCTAACAGTACGAACAACTTCCGGTACGTGAATAACAACGGTAACGCGAACAACAACAACGCGAACAACGCGAATGGAGTTGTCCTCGGATTCGGCGTGGTGAATCAAAGTAACCTTCGGTTGAAATCAGTATCACGCAGAAGGAGCCGATAACCTTCCGATATGGTAAATAATCACCCTGATACAAGTGAGCGGACGCTTCTTGCATGGTTGAGAACTGAATGTCATATCAATTTCATGGTCACTTGTTACGCAGTTAGAACGATATTCCAGAGAATAATACTGTACAGGATGAAGAAAAAAAGAGGTAATTAATATTGACTAGCAAAGAACGGCACGAGGCGCGTTATCAAAGACGTAAAGCCAAACGCCAAAAAGTAGAAATCGAAAGAGCAAATAAGTACACACGATGGGACGATACATTTGGTCTTGCACCATTGATTGACGGTTACAAGTCCTGCGCGAAAGCATCAAATAAAAGGACTGCAACTCAGATATGGATGAACAGTCTTGTGACCAACGCAAGAAAAGAGCAAATCAAACTGGCTAACGGTAAATGGAAAAGTCGTGGATTCAATAATTTTGAAATCAAAGAACGTGGCAAATGGCGAAAGATACAGAGCGTACATATCTCCGAAAAAGGTATTCAAAATTCTCTGTGCAACAACAGTCTGATTCCTATCCTGCGACCGCATCTGATATATGACAACGGCGCGAGTCTGCAAGGTAAAGGAACGGATTTCGCACTGAACAGATTTACAAAACATCTGCACGACCATTACAGAAAACATGGACGCAAAGGTGCGATCTACTTCTATGATTTCAGCGGATACTTTTCTAACATACAGACAGCACCGCTTGTTGAACATGTTGCGCAGAAGGTCATTAACGAATCCATCATGAAGATGTTCAAGCAGTTTGTCTATGCATTTGGCGAAACAGGACTTGGGCTTGGCAGCCAAGTATCACAGATATCGGCAGTATTCTATCCAAATAAGATTGACCACTTTGTAAAAGATCAGCTTGGGATTCATGGATACGCCAGATATATGGATGATGGCTATATCATTTGTGAGGATATCGACAGGTTGAAAGAGATTGTCAGAATGTTCGAACAGAAATGTGATGAACTCGGAATTATTCTGAACCGAAAGAAATGTCAAATCATCAAGCTGACAAAGCAGTTTATATTCCTAAAGACAAGGTTCTTTATTACGGAATCGGGCAAGGTTGTCAGACGCATCGGAAGGATGGCTGTCAAGAAGGAACGGCACAGGCTTCGCAAGTTTAAGAACTTTATGAGCATGGGATTGATGCCATTTGAGGAAATATACTACAACTTCCACTCATGGTTGTTATCTCAGAAGCGAGGCAAACCGTTCCATGTATGGGTCAACATGATTCGATACTTCGATCAGTTGTTCAACACGGAATACAAACCGCCAAAGACTAAATGCAGAAGACACAAGGTATTGGCATACGCATCGTTGTGTGCGACTAGAGAGGTTTAAATATATGGCAAATACAAGAGACACAATTGGCGATCAAGCTACAGTCGATGGACTTGTCAATCATACGCTTACATCACTGGAAGAAGATGGCATTGGCATCATCGGGGATCGTGCGTTGTACAACAATACTGCGCTTACGTCTGTAAACTTCCCCAATGCGACATCAATTGGCGAGTATGCGATGGCAGGATGCTCTGCCTTGCAGACTGCTCTGGTTCCGAAACTTGCAACATCTGGTACATACGCATTCAACAACTGCACATCATTAGAGTCAATCTCCATGCCGCAACTGGCTACGGTGAGCAACTATATGTTTGCAGGATGTTCAGCACTGTCAAGTGTATCAATTCCGAATGCAACGCGAATCAACCAGTATGCATTTCAGAATTGCAAAGACCTGACATCTATTGATCTTGATGGTGTGACCAATATCGGTAACTATGCATTTAGCGGTACAGGTATCGGCACGCTTGTCATCCCTGATGCAACATCGCTCGGCACATATCTGTGTCAGGGATATCGCACAGGAGTTGTTGACCAACACAAGACTGTCGATCTTTCAAGCAACAGATTCAATGGCGCGAATTCACTTTGTCACTTGATTCTCAGAAGCACGACAATGTGTACGCTGACAACTAATGCGCTGACTGGCACAGCGATTGCCGCAGGAATCGGATGGATATATGTCCCCACGGATTTAGTTGCAACGTATAAGGCGGCAAGCAACTGGTCAAATTACGCAAGTCAGATTGTTGATATTTCGGAGTATCCAAAGGCGTTGCAGGATGAGACTATTTCAGATTCGTGGAGTACGATTTTCGCGAATGAGGATAATGGGACTTACAAGACGGTTTATTCTCTTGGTGATATCAAGTACATGTACCTTAATGGCACGCCGATGCCGATGCAGATCGTAGCGTTTGATGAAGATACTTCGAAGATATCTTGGGTGTGCAAGAGTATTTTGGACACACATAACATGAATCCAACTGGTGATACAACAGGTGGTTGGGCATCTTCTAATATGCGTGCATGGCTGAGAGAAACCATCTATCCGATGATCGACTCCACTATAAGAAATCGAATTGTTGCTGTAACGAAAAATTATTACGATGCAAAAACAAGTAGCAGACTCACAATATCTGATACTGTTTGGATTCCATCTGAATATGAAATTTTCGGAACAACTTCATACGAAAACAGCGGTACATTATATACTGGAGTATTCACAGATGCTACATCTCGCATTAAGAAATACGGCTTAAACGGCTCCGCGTACAGCTGGTGGCTCCGTTCCGCTTACAGTACGAACGGCTTCCGGTGCGTGAATAACAACGGTGGCGCGAACCGCAACGGCGCGGGCAACGCGAATGGAGTTGTCCTCGGCTTCTGCACCTAATCTAATAATTTAAGGAATCAGGGGGCGATTTGTCCCCGATTCCGTTTTGTGAGGTGAATATATGAGTTTCATAACATCCAAAGATTATTTGAAGAAGGATTACAGATATTATTTTTATAGACCGCTACAACAAGAGAATACGGTCAAAACGAAACACGAACCAGATTGGGAATTCATCACAAGCACAAATGCCGCACTTTTCAAAGATTACGATAATTTATCATTCGACAAAATGTCTCAGGAACAACCTAGCGGAATGACGGATGATGAGGAATTTGAATACCGTCTAGCAAATTCTGATTCATATTTTAAATACCTGTTCGAAAAAGGATTTGTATCTATCTCTACCAAAAATAGGCGATATCGTGTGCAGTTTGGTGATATCTATTATCTGAAAAACGGCGAGAGGATTAAAGCATGACAAAAAAACTTATCGCGAAGGAATTCAACGTTCCTGAGTCAAATGTGGTAAAATTACCTTTTTACAAAACTCCAGATACAGAGGATGAACTCAATAGATTTGAAAACTCAGACCTGATTGAAGTTATGCCAACAGGAAAAGTAAACGCATATGGATATCCAATAAAGAATTATAAAGTGAAATGGAATCGTTCACAAAAAGCGGAATGGAACCGCTTAGAAAGGAGACACAAATGATAGTTAGAGAATATTTCCGAACAAGAACAGATGGTGTCAAACTGTATAGGACGTATAGTGACGCCAATAAATATCTAATCCAGACAGATACAGGCGACATTTACGAAGATGCAATTGATGTTGAGGATACGCCACATACCTATGAGGAAGGTGACGATATTCCAACAGAAAATATCTCGAATGAAGAGTACGCACAGGTCGGTCGCATTTTGATGGGGGTACAAGATGAGTAATATTATTGAGAAAGCAGTACAACTGCGCAAGGTTATCGAACAATTGGCTGACAACCTGACGGATACAGAAGCGGTCGCAAATTCTGAACTGTTTCCGAAATGGCAAGCTGGAGAATCATACGCAGTCGGAACCAAAGTGCAATACAATGGCACGCTTTACAAATGCTTACAGGCACATGACGCACAGGTTGATTGGATTCCGGTGGATGCCTCATCTCTGTGGGCAAAAGTCCTGATTCCAAATCCAGATGTTATCCCTGAGTGGGAACAGCCTGACAGCACCAATCCATATATGAAAGGCGATAAGGTCACGTTCAACGGCAAGACTTATGAGTCGCTAATTGATAATAATGTGTGGTCGCCTGACGCTTATCCTACGGGGTGGAAAGAAATGTGATCCCAAGGAGGAATAATAATGAAATGAATGATGAACAGAGAATAAAGAAAGTAATGATTGCAATTATCGTTGTTCTATTGACCGCCATAATATGTCTTGGAGCAATGATATTGCTTGACTTAAAAGAAACAAATAAAAGTGGAATTTTATTGACAGATGAAGGTCGAGAAAACATACAATTAAAGCCAATAACTATACAAGGGTTTTCTGAATTTCATGCGAAATCTGATGAAGTTACTCAAGAGTTCACTTTTTGCAATCCAAAAGACAATAATTGTTATATGGATATAGAATTTCTTCTTCCTGATGGCACAAAGTTGTTCGAGGTAAAAAGAATCGAGCCAAGATATGTCATCAAAAAAGTTGAGTTTTTAAAAACATTAAAAAATGGAATTTATGAAAACTGCACCTTTAACATAAATTGTTATTCTATGAATGACGATTCAAAATTAAATGGTGCTGCAATGAATGTAACATTATATGTGAGGTAAAGAAATGAATTTTGATATTAAAAAAATAATTTGTGCGTTCTTATCATTGGTTGTTGTTTTAGCAACTCCTGTATATGCAAGTGAAGAAATTGTTTCTGCGAATGTATCATATTACTGTGACGATTATTTCTATATACAAATACCATCAAACATTGTTGTTGGCGATGAGTGTCCTGTTACCGCAGTTGATATTAATATATCACCGACAAAAACAGTATATGTAGATTTAATTGGCGATCCAAATACTTACATTACTATTTACAACGAAAACAATTTATCAGAATCATTAGATGTCTATTTCTTAAATCATGATGGAAATAATTTAGAGCCTACAAATATGAATCTTGTTTCATTTGGTTATGGAGATAATGGTATTAGTAAATCATTCTCAACATATGTATCAGATACAACAGGGAAACAAGCCGGACAGTATACAGGAACAGCAATGTTCAGTATTCGTTGTGAATAATTGGAAGGGTATAAGAAATAAGAATCTTATACCCTTTCCTTTTTTAAATATAAATCTGTACCGATAGATTCTGCCACCTATGAATCCTGTCTTGTGGTCGTTTATTCATGTACTTCATGGCAAGTTCTTTGGTGAACAAAATATCTGCAATCTTAATACTGTTTACCGCGCTTTGCGTATTGCTGCCTGTGTTGCCATTAGCAAAATACGGAGAATTATTAGGCTGAATCAGATGGATTTCGTGATTCTTTCGTGTTCCATTAATCGTAGTAGTTATTTGATCTGGAATATATCTTAACTTCCACTTAAAAGTTGTATCATCAACTATTATGCACTCTACCATCGAGTCTATAATAAAGTCTGGTACTTTATCTTCTATGTCATAGTCAAGTAATTCTTCTATGCATGTTTTTAATAAATCAATACGATCTGATATACTTAATGTATCTTCATCCGTATTATCTATTTCACTTATCTGACTTTCAATGTTTGCTATTTCTAATTCTATTGCATGTTTTTTCTCAGCAAATATCTGTTTGGATATTTCACCATCCATCCTCATCTCAATCAAATTATCTAATTTCTTGTTATACTTGTCAAGATTGTTCCTTAAACTAAGTATTACATCTTTATGTTCCTCATCACATTTAAGATGTTTATTAAGTTCATTAACAGCAAGTTCAACAATGCCATCTTTATTAACAACTAAGTTTTTAAAAATCATAGTTGCCATAGCTTCAAGTTTCCATCCTGAAACTGTTGGAGTTGTGCAAATGTCTTCTATCGGAAGTCCTTTATTTAGTCTTGTCTTTACCGTTCCTGTTTGTACGCTACTATAACACTGATAACCGTAATACTTCTTTCCATTGTTACTGTCTTTATGCCACTGTCTTCTATTGAAAGAATGACCACAAATACATTTTAATTTTCTACACCATATGTCTACGCCTTGTTTGACATTCGATTGACCGCCATTTTCTACTCTTGAACTTGCTAATCTTTTCTGCGCCATCTCCCACTCTTCGAGAGATACAATAGGTTCATGTGTTCCTACTGTTTCAAACTGTTCTTTCTGTCCGTGATTATTTACTTTCTTTTGTTCAAGATAATCAGGCACATATTGTTTATACCAAATGATATATCCTGCATAAAACTTATTTTTCAAAATTCTACTTATCACCGAACAAGACCAGTTATATTTACCCATTGCTGTTTTTCTTTTTGCTTTTTCTAACTCAAACTGGATTTTTCTAATTCCCATACCAGAGTTATATAGTCTATATATCATCCGTACAGTTTCGGCTTGTTCCTCATTGATTACCATATCATTTCCGGCTTTATCATATCCAAGTATGCTGCCGTTCTGGAAAAACACGCCTTTTTCCATACTTGCTCTTTGTCCGGCTTTAACACGAATAGATGTTTTTCTACTTTCATCTTGTGCAAGCGTAGCCATAATAGTTAAACGTAGTTCGCCATCAGGATCAAACGTCCAAATATTATCTTCAACAAAAAAAACCTCAACACCTACTTTTTTTAATTGCCTTGTGTATTGTAAAGTATCTACCGTGTTTCTTGCAAAACGTGAAACTTCTCTTGTAATAATTAAATCAAAGGTACCATCTGTTGACTCTTCAATCATTTTCATAAATTGCGGTCTTTTCGTTGCAGATGTTCCCGTTATTCCTCGGTCAATATATTTAGCAACAATATTCCAATTTGGATGTGATTGAAGAATTATATCATACCAATCCATTTGATTATCCAAAGCATAAATTTGAGCCTCGTGTTCTGTCGAGACTCTTGCATAAATTACAATATTCCTTTTCTTGCTGTCATCCGTTCTCATATTACACCTTATGCTATCACATTATTCCGTTTGTTGCTATCATTATAACATGAGAAATCAGAATAATCAATTTTATCTTTATAGTCTTTCAAGATACTACAAAATGTTTTTTTTGATATATTTCCTTGCCTACATAACACTTCCATAATTTTAAGCATAATATATTCTGTTTGCGTTGCTGATTTATTTTTCAACAATAGTCAACTCCCTATTGATTGTTTTGTATAACTTAACATTATAAACAATAAGACACTTTAACAACTTGGGGCTATCAGTTCTTTCGGTAGAATAGGGCTGCTGTTATATGGCTTACTATCTTTATTTCTCACACAGGCATCCATCACTGTATAGTATTCTATAGTCTCGAAGGAGGATTTAACAAGCCTGTTTCTTAATACGTCAACCGCAAATGTGTCCGGCTCTGCTTGTGTAACTATATCTTCCATATCTAAAAACCTCAAATAAATGTATATTAACAAGAGCAATCATATGTTAATTGTTATTTCAATTATTATTGTGTATTATTTATAGATCATTATTATCTTTTATTGTGACTTATATAGTAAATATGATTGCCCTTGGAATTTTATCATATCGCATTCTCAGCATCTTCTTTTAAAAAGAATACTCTTTTCTGGATACCTTTTTTTGTCAGAATCAAATCTGGTTTTCCTCTGTAATAAGGGTCTGTATTTTTGCTAAAATAATAATGATCTCCTCTTTTGGGATCATTTCTTTTTATGAAATACAATCTCATTTCTTCAACATACGGAAAATGTTTATCACCATCTTGATAACATATAACATAGTAATTATTGCCAGAAACAGTTAAATCAACTATTCCATCTTGAATATACTTAACTGCTTCTTTTAATCCTTCGACAAATCCTTCTTTCCATTCTGTTTGTTCACCAATTTGGCATACTTCTATTCTTTTATATATATTTTCTAAGGCTCTTCTCATGATTTTGTCGTACTGCCTAAACCACCGTTTCTTATTCCGTCTGCATCATCATCGGTGGTTATTCCATACGGTACAAAGACACCTTGCATATATCCTTGTCCCTTTTTAATACTTATTGTTTTACCCTCTCTACTATCATTAGTGAACTTAGCAAAAATATGTCCTTCATTGTCACTGTTGTAATAATCACTATCTATGATTCCAACTGTATTGTCTAATTGCATACGATATTTAAAACCAAGACCAGAACGGGGATAACACTGTAATACCCATCCATCATTAATTTTTGCACGTATCCCTGTTGGAATTTTAATAGTTTCTCCGCTTTTTATTTCAATGTCTAATGGTGCAAAGAAATCATATCCTGCACTTCCAACGGTTGCACGTTTCGGAATTTTAATTCCGTCATAAATTGATTTAATCATCAAATCCAATTCTGATCCTATTGAGACTCTGTTATCAATAAGACTTAGTACAGAATTTTTATATTCATCGAACGATACTTTTTCAAACTTTGCTATTCGATCCATTTATAACCTCACTCTGTTTTAATATATAAACCACAATGACATGCACCTAATTTATCTTGTGTTAGAAATTCTTTACATATACATTTTGTATCTTCATTCTTTTCAATTTTGCAAGGGCAATAACCGCCATTTTCTTTAATTTTATCTCTAATACCTTTTACAAGTTTCTTATCATCAGATATTTTAAAACGCATTAGACAACTCCTTATTTACCATCATCTTCCATCTTCATCTCAAAATCAGTTTTAATCCTGCTATTCCATCTTTTAACGACATACTCAATTTTTGCTGTTTCAGTTTGTATTCCGCATTGTTGGCATTTGATAAACCATTTTGGGAAATTATACGATTTGTTATCAAATCTGCTGTCCGTAATAACCTTCGCATTTCCACCACAAAAAGGACATTTTTTTAACACATTTTCGTTTTCCATAAACATTCCCTATACATTATGAGATTTTCTTTGCATACTGATTATCGGATGTAAGCGCAACACCAAGAATTTCATCTAAGTGGCTTTCTTGATTTGGAATGAATCTCCCAAATTTCACAATCACATTGCTATACATTCTTTGTATGTATATAATCTTGTCAGCAATTTCTTCTTCCGTATAGCCAGTATATATAACGAATGTATCAAAGCATGATTCATGTATTCTAAAATGAAATAGCAAACCATTTAATTCACGCCAAGAATCAAAAGGTTCGAGTCCTTGACAAACAACGGATTCTGATATTGGATTATGTGAGTACCTATTATACAAATCACTAACAGATATTTTTATATCTTGTTCCTTTACGAGCGAAGAATTATGACAGTAATTACTACCATCTACTTCACATTTAAATGTACATTTTGGAAACATGATGGTCATGGATGGAACTTTGTAATTCACAAAGTCCTCATCCACTATTCCTTTTACTACAACATACTCAGATATTTGCGTTATAGTTTCGCTCATTGAATTTCCTCTGTTGTTTGATTAATTTTTTCCCATTTACGCATTTTATATTCATTGGTTCTTTCTGTTGACCAAGTTTTAATTGGTGTATAAAAGCCTACAATTCTTGTAAATTCTGTATTGACATGCTTTCCGCATTTCGGGCAAACACTACCATAAAACGCATGGTTTTCTTCGCAAGCCTGAATCTTTGTATTAAATGCGAAATACGTAACTCCTTGATCGGCAATGTATTCTGTCATTTTCCATGCTTTTTCAAAACTATCAAAAGGTGCGTCAATATTAGCATGAAGAATTGAGCCTCCGTTGCAATAACCATCAAACATCGCTTGTATTCTTATGCGCTCTTGAAGTGTAGTTTGAATGCCGAGCGGAACGAACTGATTACCGTAAAGAGGAAGATCATAAATTTTAGCTTTAGGATAGAAGAATTTATCTTTCTTCATTAATTTTGCTGCTGCGCTTTCCCCCGGTATTTGTTCTGTATTAATTTGATAATCACAATTATGTTCTTTGATAAACGAATCCGCTTCGCTTCTCATAACTTCAAATATCTTTCTTCCAAACTCTGATGCCTTTTCTGTATAAAAAGTATTTCCAAATTCATCTACGGTAACATAACCAAACTTTTTCATTGTTTCATAAATGCCGATAAAGCCTATAGTGTTGTACAAATGCTCAAAATCAATTAAGCCATATTTGAAATTTGGAAGTATATCTTTTTCAACATTCCTTTTTATAATATGTCTTACTGCATCAAGCGCACAAAGACAAACATAAACTCTATATTTGAGATTTTCTAAATATTCATCTTCGTTCTTAGAATCTAAAGCTATCCTTGCAAGATTAATTGTATTTACTTTAACAGAACCAACCTTTAGTGCTGTGCCACCAATCGAATTAAAATATCCAAGTTCTTCAATATTGCTTTTAAGCCTACAACAATTACTAAGTGAATTTACTGTACTGTCAACAAATAAATTACTATCAGACCATTGCATATTATGTTTAACCGCCCATATAGCAAAATCTTCATCGACAAACTTTTTATTCTGTCTTAACAATGAAATTGTGCTAACAGGGAATGTGAACATATTTGTATGTCTAATTTCTGCCATTACATCCATATACCATTTTTGGAACAAAATGATTTCTTCCTCATAGTCAATCATAAATGAACCATCTGGAAATTCTGATCCACCAAACAATGCTTCAAAATACTCATGATCGTATACAGATGTGTTTGTAAATGCGCTTTGCGAACCATCTCTTACATATGGTTGATTAACGGCATATATGAATCTCTGGAAATTTTGACGAGCATAGTATTCTTCATTGTGTGTCGTTTTAATTCCAAGATAATCATTGTCAACATCTTTCTTCCAAAAATAAAACATATAAGGAATTATATTAGGAAGTCCTACTGCGCCACTTGTGCGATTACATGTAAAACTTACATACTCTTTCACGAAATCAACAAATGTAGTAAGATGTTTCGCTGGCTCAGGATTTTGACCTTCAATGAAATAAAGTCCTTTTTCTGCTAAGTCCTTTAAATCATATGCAAAGCAATATGATCTAAATGTACTTGAAGGTGCATCATGCATATACAACAATCCCATCCATTCAAATCTAAGCCAGTCATTTGCGACTTTAAATCCAAACTTCTTTGAAATCTCATAATAGATTTTGTTAAATGCGAGAAGTTTTGAATGTGGTTTCGGCATTTCTCTTTCAAGAGTAACAATATCCTTATGACTTACATTTGAGTTACCGTCAATGCTCGAATCTGCTACAACGTCTTTATCAACGAAATTATCAATGAAATCAGTATAGCTTAACTGGTTATCATCAAAACCATTAAGACTCGCTATTTCTGTTCCAAACTCCGATTGAAGTTTGTTATATTGAGATACAAAATTTTTAATTAGTCTAATATCAATCTTCATGCATCATTTCTCTCCCACACCTTTCACCCATTCAACAGCTTTCTTAAAATCCATTATCTCGCCATCAACTTCTAACATGGGGGCAGACATAAATCCTTTTTCTTTCATTTCGTTTATGTCAGTAACTAATGTATACTCGATGCCTGAAGATGATAATTTCTTTTTCAGCACGTTGCATCGTGGACAATTTGTACTATAAAAAATTACTTCCATATAAATCTCCTTTAAATAAGTAAATATTCAACGATATATTTTGCTGCATCATAATAATCAAATTCTATTCTATGGCATGATTCTTTAATCCAAGGATGGAGTCCGTGTTCTGATCCTATACCAATAATAAATATGTACTTATCACCAAAACGATTGATGCCTTGTATTTCTCCTAATTCCATATGGCTACCGACAGTTGTTTCTATATCATGTAAATCGACAACAACAATGTCGCAATCATGCACTTGTTTCATTTCCCAATCAAGAATTTCTCTTTCTGATTTATGCAACTTATTCTCGTAATTGTAGAACAAAGGGGGATGTATAAATGTAATTTTGTTAATCCCATCGTATTGTTTTTCTACTTCTGACTGTAAAAATCTGCGCCAACTCATTTGCGCATCAAAAGAAATTCCACTCATTTTACCGCAAGTGTAGATTTTAATTTCCTTCATTAACTTTATTCTCCATTATCATTTCCGCTATCTTTGATGGGTGATATATATATGCCGGATTATTTAAAACATAATCCACCTCTATGTCTACGCCATCAAATTGACCGACATCGGAAAGATTTCTCCGATACGCTTCTTCGATATCATCACCACGATTAAGACAAGCTATTAATCTGTCTCTTCTTGGAACAGTAAGATATACAGAATAAATATTTTTTAAGCCATTTTGTCTAATTTGTCTTAACCCTTTTGGTGTCAGAACAGCGATTGAGTTATTCCGTAAATAGTCCTTTTTAGCACTTCCATATTGCCAATTATTATAGATTGCTGTCTCTGCAAAGAAGCCTCTTTCGTTTAACTCGTTAAATTGACTATCCGTTAGAAAATGATAATCAACTCCATCTTTCTCATATTCTCTTTTTGGTCTTGTCGTATATGTAATTATCTTTTTATACTGATACTGTTTTTCTAAAAAATCAGCAACAGTGCTTTTACCGCTTGCGCTTTCTCCTATAATTACTATCATATTTAATTCCCACTTGTAATTGATTTATATTCTTCAAAAAGTCCATTAAACTCAGGATTCTTGTTGGCATTTGCAAAATACTGATATTTTTCAATTTCTGCAAATTGTGTTATCATACTATCCATTTGTTTCTTTAATTCTTTTATTCGCTTCTTTTTATACTGACGGTCTGTATAAGCGCAAATATTAATATTGCAAACCATTTCTTTTTGAACATCTGCTTTATAATGTTCTTTGTATTCTTCTACAGATAATACTTCGATGACTTTCGCAACTTGGAAACCGCAACAAGTATCAACAAGAATTAAGTCACTTGTAATCTCTTCATATGCTTTAAAAGCATATCTTTTTGAATTATTAAGCACTTTTCCGTTATACATATAACACATTACGATATTGTAATTATTCATTGTTTTTGCTCCTTTCCATGATACTTTTTAAATTGTCTTTAGTAGGATATGCGCCACATGTCATTTTTTCTCCTTCTGGACACCAAAGAAGATGTTGACAATGAGGAACTAATTCAGATGCAAATTCAGGGTTTACATTTCCAACAGCTTCTTTTATAAGTAACGCAAGTTTTTTAATCTCAGGCTGCGCACGATTACACAATCTTTTATGCATGAAATGAATCAATGCTTCTGGAGTAAACCCGATTGTCAAAGAAGTTTCTGTTGCTCTCGGAAGAACGAAATTAGCACATTCATTTGCTCTTTTCTCTTTTACGCCAAATTCCTCTAATGCTTTTTTGATTTGCTTACGTGCATTTTCAATGTCACTCATTGCTTTTTTATAAATAACATCGGCTGTATGACACATTTGAATTTCTTGTGGTGTTGTATATGTAAAACCTTCTTTATTGATATATCTGAAACTTGCAAGATTCTTGATGATCTGGTCTGGACTTACATCAATTACTTTCTCGGAATATGAATCAAATGTGTAATTATCCATGTCCTCAAAAGGAAAAGAAACTCCAATTTCATGTCTCATACATTGTTCAGACGTTCCGCGATCAATATCGTCAATTCTAAACTTAATGTATTCACATCTGCTACCACTCATATGTCCATCTTTTTCACAAGACTTTCCTACACGTTCTGCATATTTTTCAGGTGTGTTATAACAAGTACATGCAAATACGCCATGATTTTTGTATAGATTTTTTAATACTTCTTCATTGAGAATTTTGACTTTCATCTTCCCTCCTTAATTATTTTGTATTATCTATTATTCATTATCAATGTGGCAATTCGCACGAATTACCACATAATTATTATAACATCTTATACCAATATAGTCAATTATTATTTTGATTTATCTATTAATTCTACTATATACCTACTTATATGTTAATTTTTTTATAATTCACGATCCACAATTCGTTACTACCCTCTACTGGAATAAATGCACCATCATTATTTCTTTTCATTTTTGGTTTGTATCGAGTACCATTTATCATAACGATGTCTCCTTCTATCAGTTTATTCTTGTTAAATGTTTTTTTATCTATCTTGCAATCAAGAGTAGTTCCATTTTTCAAGGAATACATCTTTAACTTTGGCGCATATTTAGTATCAACATATACTACACAAGCCAATCCAGAATACTCATCACCAATAATATCTACATATCCAAGATATTCAATCTGTGCTTTTATCTTATCTGATAAAGTTCTTTTGTTATAAGGTAATTTACCAGATATAAGGAGTAGTAACTTTCTACTATCAAGATGTGTGTACATCTTTGGTGATTCCTTTCCGGCGCATTGTTTAATCATATTTTCATCGATGCCGTATGTTGTAATAGTATCTTTTCGTATTTGCGATCTGCCGTTGAATATATCAAATATTTCACAATCTTTCATTAAAGAATTTGCGTCACCAAACTCATCAAAAAAATCCAACTCAATAAGTATTTTTAACTGTCTTGCATTTATGGTTGTCTTTTCTTTAATATCATATAGTAGTTCTATAAACGAATTATATTTGTTATCTCTTAATCTATATAATTCATCTGCTATTTGTGCGTTCATGTATTTGATAGATGCTATACCTTTGAATATTTCATTGGTGTCTTTATCAAAACTATAATTAGAAACAGAATGTCTAAACTTAATAGGTTTTAATGTAATTCCAAAATACTTTAATTCATTAGTTAATTTAAGCGTTCTTTTCTCATCATCTGAATAATAATTGAAAACCGTTGTATAGTATTCAAGAGGATAATGTGATTTGAGATATGCACCATATAGACTATCATAAGCATATGATAAAGAATGTGAAGCGTTAAATGAATATCTTGCTGCTTGTTCAACTACTGTCCACGTTTCTATGAAACCTTTATCAGTTCCTACACGTTCTCGCCATCCAGCTATCAGCTTTTCTTTTAATTCCGCTAATTCAGCTTCTTTGAATTTTTTCTTTGCAATTTTCTTAATTATGTCATATGATCCAGTTTCCTCAATTCCAAGCCAAATCAGGTACTTCATGATTAATTCTTGATAAATCATCCTATGTTTTCCTTCAACAAGAATGTTATCAAGTTCGTCAACACCTGTAGTGTACGGTTTTCTATTAATGAAATCATCCAGTAAACTTGCACACCCCGGACGTATGATTGCGACAAACGCAGACATTTCAGATACACTTTTAGGTTTATATTTTTTCACAATGTCAGTTGCGAAATCACTATCAGCTTGATTTATAGTACAAGTCAATCCTTCTTCGTATATCTTGAATGTTTTATCATCAAGAAGACTATCTAATTCTCTGATAGTAGGAATTTTTATTTTCGCAAGTTCACAAGTATCTTTTATAATCGCCCAAACAGTAACAGATAAATAATCATTTTTTAGATATTTGTACTTATCACAGTTATAGCCATCAAGTAAGCAGCACATCTTTTCTTTCGTATGAATTAACCCAAGTTCTCTTCTAACTGGTTTATCATATAAAACCATAGAGCATGGGGATTCTGATATGCTTTCTACTACACCTACGAATCTCTTACTATCTTCAATTAACTTCTTCCATTTTGGGCTATCTCGATAAGCATCTAAATCTTTGGCAACATCATCATACTCTGATATATTTTTACCTATACCTTTACAATATACCCTAAAAGCAGATGAATCTTGTAAAGGTTTCCAAGCAATCATCCATGCGCAATTTTCTGCGCCAAGCAAATCTTCTGTTGCTTTTATAAAAGGTATTCTATCTGCTGTGTTTAAATCAATATCAGGTAACGAACGAGTTCCTAAAATTCTTTCGACAGACATAAATCTTGTTGGAAATAAAGTAATCGGCGCATTAACCCTATCAATATCAGTAAGTCCAAGCATTTTTGTTATATAAAAACTTGGTGCTGATCCTCTCCCAGTGTTTGTGAGTTTACCGCCATATTTCTCTTGA